CAGGGTGTCAAACTGATACTTTGCTCGGAGTTCGGGGAGAGTGATTGTCTTGACCCACTTGTATCCCTCGAGAAGCTCCTCGCTGACCATAGTGTCCCAGCCACGCTGGATGAGCGGGCGAAGAGAAAGGGCCGCAGGCTCAATGGCAAAGCTCATCTTGTTTATATCCCTGTTCTCCTCCAGCTGCTTCGCAATAGCGGGATCCGACTCCAGGGTTACGAGGCTGTTGGGTGAGAGAAGAGATGCAAGAATGAGACTGTTTCTCCCAATATTACCACCAATCTCCAGGACCTTTTCTGTTCCCTTGAGGAATCGGACCGCCATTCTCTGCTCAGGGCCCTCGTCACGGAAGGAGCCGTGTCTAAGGGTCAGAGTACGATGCAGGGTGGCCAGCTTCATCTCGACACACTCCTCAGGGTATAGTTCGATGATGTAGGGAGGGGGTACCGTGTAGACTTCGTCCTCGACAGTATCGATGAACACAGGGGTATCAGCATCGTACTCACGGATGACATTCTTTACGTGGAGAAAGATATGCTTCCGCTTGCCATAGATGGGGTCTGTATAGAGCTTTGATCTGCGGTCGTCATTCGGCGGGATGTAGAGAATTCCTGAGCGAGCCGACTTCTTCACCAGGTCCGTAATGTCGATGTTGGTTGTATGCGTTCCATATCTGATCTCCATTGCTGATATCTGGTGTAGTATAATGGGGCGATTTAGGCCTTTGTGTCTTATGCCTTATGCAAAAAATAGGCCTTTTGCTGTTCATAGGATGCTAAAGGGTGTATGGCATGGATCTCATCCAGCGCCTCAATATACCATGTCATATCGTTGTCGTCGTGGGTAAGTTCATCTGCTGCACCATATTCTACCATGAGGATCAGGGCTTTCATTACATCTTTTGTATATGGGAGGCGGTTTGTTTTTATAAATGTCATCATAGTGGCGACTCGCTCAATAGGAGCAGGATCATCTTCCGTGCCCAGGCAGAAGCCCCAGGAATGGATGCAAAAGGGGGTGTCCTTGTTTATTAGGGTTGGGAGGATGCGGAGGATGGTGGCGTAGGTGAAATCAGTGAAGCGATGTTGTCTCCAAGAAACGGTGTAGCCCATTCTACTCGATAAGGCTGGAAGAGTTTATGCTTTGGATTTCAGTGTCCTTCACTTCGTATCGCATTCCGTGTAAGAAGTCTCTCTTCTTCAATAGCTCCAGTGACTCCTTGTAAAGAATCTCCGCACGGTCAAACCGCTTTTCCTGGCGGTAGCTACGCCACAGGGTCTGGATCGTCTTGGCCTTTGTGGAAGCGAATTCCTCTGCCTGACGAACCGTCATAGCGTCGCTCTGGAAGGTGGCGAGAGACTCCTCATCGTTCAGCAGGAAGCAGGTGACAAAGCCCCCATCAACCAGATGCCACGTCCTGTCAGGGATCGGCTCGAAGTCCTCGTCTGCATCTGCACCCATGTCAAACGGACGAGGGATCTCCCACGTATGTGCCGTGAAGGTCGTGGTCGTGTACGGGAGGTAGAGGGGGCTGGAGAAGTCCTGGCGGGCACTCTCGAAGGCACCGCTCATCGTATCATCGCCATACTTAGGCAGCTCATTCCAGATATCGCCCGTGATATCCAAGTACGTGTGAAGAAGGAAGAAGTCGAGATCAGTGTGATTGAAGAGGATTCGCTGCTCACCAGGAAAGGTAGAATCCGTCTTATAAAGACCGCTTATGTACATAGCATCCCACTTTTGCCATAAGATATCCATTGGACCTACGGTGAAATGCTTAGTCAAGAAGATATACAACTCACTCAGATTGAAGCTGACGTATTCGGGCTCCCTCAGAGTTTCAACCTCTTCCTCCTCGAGAGGGACAAAGACCTCCTTCTCGTGCATTTCCTTACGACAGTAGGGACACGAGGCGTGCATATCAGAAGACGCCTGCGTAGCAATCCATGTTCCTATGCAGGAGAAGTGAAAGGAGTGTGAGCAGCTAAGAGTCACTCTGCCCGACTCCTTAATGTTAAGTTCCTCTTGGCAAATAGGGCAGGGGTCCATTTTATTGGTGCGGGACTCGGTGTTACAGGGGTGTGCGGGGTTCAATTTTTTTGGGTCGACTTAATTTTATTTACAGTTCTCTTAATACTATGAACATTTCTAGATACGCTGCTATTATCCATTCCACTTGAAACCATTTCAGCCTTGACCTTCTTGTAAATTCTATATTCATTTAATTCCTCTTTTGATTCCATTACATCATCGTATACAGATTCATCTACAAATACTTTATCAGAATGCCACTCTTTGAACCATTCGATCGTTAGTTTATCATCATCAGAAATATCATATGGTTCATCGCCATCATAATTCTCTTCCATAAATTCTATGACCGCTTCTTTATATTTTTCTAAGGGTAGCAGGGTTACCTTCTCTTTCTGCAAAGCAGCCTTCTGTTCTTTAAGTTCCTTTAGCTCTGCTTGAAGACTTGCATTTTCAGTCTCAAGTGACCTATTTTTTACAGATAGTTCTTGAATGCAGTCTGATTTTTCAATAATAGTTTGACGCATCGCATCGACATCAAGTGTTGCACGTTCTGACATATGCGGTTGCCATTTCCCAGCAAATTGGTAGAATTCCTTGTTTAGCTCCTGCAAGATGTTAGTAGTACTATTCAAACTTTCAGCCAATGTATTAGGGTGTTGTTTAGTTCCAGCGTAACATACAGAATTTTGACTATTAGGGTCGGCATAGAGTACATCATGTGTGATAAATGAGTGTAAGAACCATTTAGGTAATTTGTATGAGAGTGGTTCTAGTGGTATTATAGGTATTATGCTAGTCGGTGATTGACCATGTGTTCCATTATGAATATTCATATTATCCGCAGGTGAATGATATGAATACCCACCAAAGGCTCTATTTTCTGAAATTGGATATGTTCTAATAAATCTTCCGTAATTTGTTACAGCAATACAATAATATGTAGAACCAGGATTATATTGTGAGCCATTAGTATGTGTCTCCTTTGTAAATACAATAGTTTCATCCTGTGGCAGTTTATATTGAGAACAATAATATAATGCCATAGGATATTGCCTTTTTACTTGCGGGTTTGTACAAGCAATTCTAATACATGGATCATAAAGAACACCTTCAATGGGATTTATAGCATACATATCTTCAATCCCTGCAAGAGACATTGTATCTCGTTGTACTCTCATTTTATTAAATAACTCTGACATCTCAGACATGAGTTTCTTTTCAGCATCTTCCAGATAATTCACAATAGGTTCCATGTTTGTTATTGTAAAGTAGTGGGCGGAAGTCAATTTTAATTGTAATAAGTAATTATGTAATATGGCTGATACAGTTATTCAAAATACGGCCCGATATCAAAGTTCCTATCCTCCTTTCTTAGCTTGATATACGGAAGCTCCTTCGTCTTCGGGTCGTGCAAAATAGCATCATGGATGCAGGCCAGCTGCTTATCAGTTGTCTCCTTGACTCCGCATTCTGCGTGCAGCTTCATCATAGAATCACGTGCATGGTGTAACAGGATGTTGGGTTTTTTATGCGTGGTCTGGAGAATCTTCTGCAGGGACGCCTGCGGCGTCAGGTACACGTCATTGGGGTCTTTGACATTGTAGTCGCTGAACTCGAGGTCCATACTCGTGAGCTTTTTCTTGTAGGGCACGAAGCCCATATCAATGGCTGTCTCGTATTCCTGTCTCCAGGCTGTTATGAAGGGGCTTCCCTTCGGTGCCATAATGAACCAGTTGTCGATGTAAGAGGGTGTGCCTGCCTTGTTCATACCGTCGTTCGGGTAAAAGCCCGTATATTCGGCCTTGGCCTGTATGCTTTCTCTATGAAGTTTGTCGAGGGCTGCTTCGTCGTTGACGATTATGCCGGCGTCGAGCCAGGCCCCGCCGTATTTTTCCAGCAGCCTCAGACGAATCCAGTCGGCTCTGTGGGCTGGCGAGAGGCCCTTATAGTTTATAGGGAATTCCTCTTGGCGGATGTACTCGAGGACCGTCTCATCCGTGACAAAGCGCACGTCCCAACCAGGCATGGCCTCGGGCCGATTGTCCAAGATATCTTTTATAACCTTTGGCGGACGGTCGTCGTTCCAGTGGGTCCATGCAATCTTGGGTAGCTCGTACGTGTCAACGGCTACTTCGAACCCTTCGGTTTGGGGTTTCAGGAGAAAGAGAAATATAATGACTATTGCAATACCTAGGAGAAGGAGTTGCATCTAAAAGCCACTTAGAAAATGCGTGAGAAGATAAGCTAATGGACTTCCTTGAAGACTTGGTCGAACTTACTGCAGCTGCAAATGCATTACAATCCGAAACATACGCCAACGGTCACTGGACCTCGACGTTCTATCATACCGAATCCATCCAGAAATACATGGAAGGTATACAGGCGGCCGACTTTGCGACTGTCCTACGTCTTGCAACCACCTCGTTCATCTCTATGCAAAAGGAGGCTACTGATATTCAATATAAGGAGTCCCTCGAGAAGGAGGTGGCCCTTCAAACCGCTCACATACGGAAAAAGACCGAGGAGGATGTGGGCCGGGTTCTTCAGGAAGCTACTCGTCTGAGAACAACGATCACCGAGCTACAGGTGCAAAAGGAGTCGCTCAAGGATATGCAGACCAGGGGCGAGGCCGAGTATCGGGCATCCTTGCGGGCCATTCAGGAAGACAAGAATGCGAATCATGCGAAGGAGATCGATCGTCTACATTTGTATACGCAGGAGCTGCAGAAACAGATTGTGGAAGCACAGGATCGGTCTCAGGTTGCTTTCCAGGCATCTCTTGCGATGATCGATAGCAAGTACGAGAAGGATATGGAACGTGTAAGAGAGGATGCTCGGGCCCGTGTGGCCGAGATGCAGGCCCTTCTCGCCAAGGCCGAGGCAAAGAAGGTAGGCTCTTCTGATATCGGGGCAAAGGGCGAGCGGGAATTCGAGGAACTCGTGGCTGACTATACGCACTGGGGGGGTATGGAAAACACTGCCAAGCAGCCCCATTCGGCCGACTGGAACAGCACGATTCGCAAGTGCAAGGTTATGTTCGAGGTGAAGAACTATGCGTCAGATATTCCCAAGGCAGAGATCACCAAGTTTGAAAAAGATATGGCTCTCCACGCGGATGTACCGCTGGGCGTCTTTGTTGCTCTTAAGACTCGGATCCAGGGAAAGAAGTTCAATGACTTTCTCACCATTGATTGGACGCCAGCGTCGCAGATGATGGTATATGTTAGTTCTCTGTATAACCAGGACATCAAGAGCGTTTTTGCCTTTCTCGATGTGTGCATTGACGTGGCCTTTCGGGCCTTTCGTCTTGCCCAGGCCAAGGATGAGACGGACGAGGCCATTCGGCTCCAAGAGAAGTTTCTTAAGGCAAAGGCTCTCATTGGCAGCGAGCTTCTGCGGACGGCCGAGTGGATGAAGGAGATCAAGATCGAGACGAAGGCGGTCACGGATCTTCTTACTAAGCAGGGGGTGGTAAACCAAGAAAAAATCAACTATACGCGGACCACACTCATGTCGATCCTTGGGGTTTTGGATGAGGGTGAGGTGGAGAAGGAGAAGGAGGATGAGAAGGCTGAGTCAAAGGAGAAAGAGAAAGAGAAGGTGAAGAGAAAGTCTAAACTAGTGACTGCGGCGTAGGCATTTCACAAGTGCGACAGAACCCTATGATGTAAATACATCCTACCATAAGGGTAAATAGGATCCCGCAAATACCTGCTGTTGCCAGAAAGGAATATATTGTATAGTCCTTTGTGTCAATCATACCGTATATACCTGCGCCGGCAAAGAGGCACGATAGGAGAAAGAATATAAGGATGCCGCCCCTGCATGCCCAGGAACGATTGAAATCCGTGTATATATTAATGCAACCCTGCTTACAATTCATGGTAGACAGTTGACTAGTTATCAGGTCAGGTTGATTTTCATTTTTTTCTGCAAAAAATGAAAGTGTAAGCCAAGTAAAAGGGGGGTCCACATGGAGCCAACACCTATTACACGTGCCGCCCTTCACATGCTAAAGAGGGAGCACGATGCCGTCGCTCGCGAGCAAGCCGTTGCAGTAGCAACCCGCACCATCTATAACAGAGTAATCGAGGCCGCCAAGACTGGGTTGAAAACACAATATGTGTATGAGGTATCCACCTACCTACAGCCAAGTGTCGCGGATATAGTCTATGGCCTGAATGATCTCTTTCCAGATTCCCCTGTAACAGTGAAGTTCCTATCGCGAGGAATCGATGGGCATATGTATGATGTGCAGGCGGAATACGATTCATACGGAATTCGTCTGCAAGGATCCAACTTTCAGAAGGCATATATTACAGTGGATTGGTCTTGGAGCTAAGTATCAAGGTATCTGCAAGATACGCACAGAATGATTAACCGGCTCTATAATATACAGAGCACCGTTCACATACTGAATGCCCGATGGCATGTTCCATCTAATAGTAACCCCAAGCCCATCAGTATATCCTGGGGGGGAGATGTCATAGACGGGTTCAGTACCAGCTAAGCCAGCAATGGTTGTAAGATTTCCGCCGGTTAGCTGGCGAATATTATTATTAAATGTATCAGCAATGTATATTGTACCCGAAGGTGATATTGTAATATCTTCAGGATAGTAGACTAAGTTCTCGCCATGAATTCCATTGCCATCTCGGTTTCCAACATTGTCCGTGGGGGTAGGCCCATTGTATAAGGTCGAATTGCCTGCAAGGGTGGATGCAGCATACGTTGTTAGCGAGAGGGAACGGATGAGAGAATTACCAGTATCTGCTACATATAAATTCTGCCCTTCTGCATCAACGACAAATCCCATAGGCATGTTAAATTGGGCTGGAACACCATCAGCGAAGCCAGTTGTCGTACTGGTAATCGCTACTGCCGCTCCGCCCGTGGTTGATGCCATTTTTATAGATGAGACTCCTTGTTCCAGGAAATACATCGATGTTCCACTCACCTGTATCTTCGTCGGATTGACAAGCCCTGTAATGGCGATTGGTGTAAAAGGGGTGCCTTGGCTATTACCAATATAGACTTTCGAGTTTGCAGTATCAAGGAGGTAGAGAATACCGTTTGAGACTACCATTCCTGTAAAAGATTGGGGGGGGCCTGTGATTCCCGTGTTAACAGGAACCTTCGCGCCGTTTACAATCTTATAAAGCGTGGATGAGCTATCTGACACGAAAATTGTTCCGTCTGGAAGAATGGCAATAGAAAAAGGGATTATCGTGGGATCATAGAATAAGGACGCTGAAGATGGCTGAGGGGGGGCGGGAACAATAGTATTCAGAATCTTCTCTAACTCTTCTCCTGTGACCATCGTACGCCCCAGAGTAAGATATGTTACTTCACTCGCCTCGTTTGCCGCACCACTTCCCCCCAGTATATTAATAATCGCACCTACCGTATTCTGTTGCTCGACGGTATATCCAATGAAGCGGGTTTTATAGCTATTTCTATATGTGACATCGGAAGCGTACCTCGTATTCGTATACGGAGAATACATCTACTGGGAAAGGGTATTTTTTATACTTAGTGTTTCTTGGCAGCAATGATGGCTCGATTTTTGCTTATCGTGCTCTTCACATTGTGCTTGCGGGCAAAGTCGGCCACCTTGCTCTCAGGCATGCCGAGATATTCACGAGCAACATAGGCGAACGTGCGTTTCTCATCGAGAATCCACTTCCTGATGCTGTCGACCGTGAGAAGGGTCTCTGGATCTATTCCTTGGGCGGTGAGCTGGGCTAGCTTCTTCTGCTCCTGCTCCTTCTGCCACGCCTTGAGATCCTTGGAGCTTGCCTGGGTCTGCTCTTGGTCTTTCTCTTGGGTTACAGGCTTGGGCTCGGGCAACGCCTCCTTCTTCACAATCCGTATCTTCGTATTTGCAATCACGCGGAGAGATTCGGTTGTTTGGGGCTCTTGTTGTCCCTCTTCCTGCGAAGGGGCAGGGGCCTCGACTGCCTTCTTCCTCTTTTGGTCCTGCTTGTGCTGCAAAGCAGCAGGCGACGCAGAAGGAGCAGGCGACGCAGAAGGAGCAGGCGACGCAGAAGGAGCAAAGAACTCCTTCAGTGCTGCATACTCCTCCTTCATCATGGAGAGGAGTTCCGTATGCATCTGGATTAGCGAGTGCTTGGAAGAAAGATCGCGTAGAATATCTCTAAGAGACATGGCAGGACTCAATGAAGTCATGCCATGTGTCCTCATTTTTTATGTATGCAATAGTATTTATGCAATAGTAGTATAATCATTTCTCGTTTCGAGAATATACGGTATGGCATAGACTGCAAGGAGTCCTATGAAGGTCGTCAGGTGCGACTCCATTCCCTTGAAGATCATGGCCAGACCCACCGAGGAAACCATCATTGCAGAGTCAGAGAGGATTGCCCATTTTCCTGAGGTGCCAGCATACTCCTTCATCACATCGATCATTGCATTCTGTCCCTTCGGGACTTGCTGAATTACGCCCAAGTAAAAGAGGATGTCGTGGCTAATCTGGATAAGCACCGTTGTAATGGTGAAATAGAGGGGATTCCAGTCGTACTTGGGGTAGACAAACTCTGTGTAGGCATATCTGGCAATTCCGATGCCGAGCACTATAATGAGTACATCGGCAATGACGGCACTCAGCTTGAAGCGATTGTACCAGACATTTGCGTACTTTCCGAAGATCTCGGGGAAGAAGCGGATCAGGAAGATGACTACGAGTTCCGTTACGAGGACGCCGGTTATGATATAGAACCAGTCACTCACTTCTTCGTATTCGGAAATGTCCTTCCAACCCTTTGCTGTTCCTTGTACACTGGGCACTTCGGGGCCTTGGTTGGTTTGTTGCTGCTGCTTCTGCTGCTGCTGCTGCTGCTGCTGCTGCGGGTTCTGCTGCTGCTGCATTTGCATTTGCATAGGGAGTTGCTGCATATACGACGGATTCTCAGGTTTGTTCTGTACCATCGGCTTCAACTGTTGAGTATGCATCGAAGGCATTTGCATAGAAGGCATATCAGCTTCAAAGGTTGCCCACGACATCTACTAGAGCTCCCCAAATACCTTCTTATCATTCTCTGTTAACGGATCTGTGTACACTCCAAAGGGGAGAGAACCATTCCGCTTCACCATATTCGTGTGGACTGCACATAGATGATTCTCATCAAGCTCCTTTCTCTGGCAGCGTATAGAGTCATAGAGGACATGCTTGCCGGCCTTGATGCCCGTGCGTTCCCCCTTCTTTCTTGCGACGCACTGGACTTCCGCCGGAACTGAACGCTTCTCACGAGAACTTTCCTTTCTCTCCACATGGCTAAACATTTGTTCAACCGTCTTTAAAAAAGTTCTCTTTCCAACTGTTTTTACTGCAGATGCAATTAATATTTCTGCCGTAGACATACTTCTATATATATAGTATTCCTTTCTTGTGTTTTTTAAAACGCAACGAGTGTAACGAACGAGTGTACTTACCGAGTAAATCTAAGATACATATAAAAAATTGACGGTTTTATTCCTAAGTTAGTACTTTACCAACAATGTCCGTCTACGGAGCCATATGTTTAGATCAGTTTAGCAATGTTCTTCTAGTAAGAGGTAGAGTCTCACAGAAATGGTCCTTCCCCAAGGGACATGCCAATGCTGGAGAACCTCCAATCGAGTGTGCTAAAAGGGAGTTGTATGAGGAGGCGGGGATTCGCTACGATGGAAGAGAGAGTGGTTATTATACCATGAAGGGCGGAAGCTATTTCGTCTTCCATATTAATTTCCTCTGTTTCCTTCGAGTGAATGATACGGTGGAAATTGACGAGGTTGCATGGTGGCCCTTATCAGATTTACCACGAAGGACCAACATCGATGTAAGTATATTTAAGTCGCATTTGAGAACATTGCCGACAGCCTTACATCGAAATTATAGTTACTCGGACGACTCAAAGAATAAGATTACCGATATATTGCAAAAACTTAGATAACTGGTTTGCCGGATTTAGAAAAAATAAGGCGTTGTGCCATATTTTTACTTGTAGTTCTAGATCCACTCACCCTTGAGTCCATCCCATTGAGGAAGGTCAGGGTCGTTCAGGGATGCCCACTCAAGGCCAGCATCGGTCTCGACTTGTACTTCCATGCAATTCCATCCATCGGAGGTAGTGGATGCGGGAGGAAGAAAGCCGAGCTGCTTTTGCAGGGTGACCCATGCGGATGCAGCTCCTGTGGGATTGTTCGCACAGAGAATCGTATCAGACCCATCGACTTTGTCTGATACGAGGCGGAGGGAACCCTCGTGTTTCTTAAGAGTAAATTTTAGGACTCTGCCGTGCTGAGTTACACGGAATGCCGTACCTTCTCCAGCCTCCACTTTGTTGAGCCAGGTATCGAAGTTGCGGGGCTTGGAACGGACAATGGATCCGCGGCGGCTGCGGGCTTTTGCTTGGGTTGTTGGCGTTGCCGATCTAGGAGGTGCTATTGCAGTTGCAGGTGCAGTTGCAGCTACAGGTGCAGCTACACGTGCAGAGGCAGTTGCAGCTACAGAGGCAGTTGCAGTTGCAGCTACAGAGGCAGTTGCAGCCAGTGGGGTAGTTGCGGTGCTAGGTGCCACCGCTGAAACGGTATCATACAGCACACGTGCTCCCTTGGCACGCTCCTCCTTCGCTTTCGCCATAGCCTTCGTGGCTAGATCGATAGCCTTATCCGCCTCTTCCATTTGGTTTAGTGCATTGCGTGCAATCGAATACCAGCTCATCCTTTGACTGGTATTGGGTTCGGCGGTTGTTCAATTTTTACTCGATCTCAATCAGGCCCGCCTTCTCCATCTGAGTTAGGTGCCACCGCACCGAGTCCTCGAGGGAGCGTGCAAAGAGATTGCTCGGCTCGGCCTTCTTCATCTGCTGAATGCTGCCAATCAGACGCTCTACGCTGGTGGGCATGTAGTCGCGGAGTAGAAAGCAATCAAGGATGCACTCGGCCTCTGCCGTGATGTGGGGGAACTTGCTGAGGTAGCCGATCTGCTTACGGTACATAAGCCATGACTCTTCAGACTTCAGCTCGGAGGTGACGGTGATGCAGTTGTCATTGCTGGGGTAGGGAGGGAGTGGAATATAGTCTTCAGACATGCTGGTGGCAGTGGGCACGCGATGCATCGACGATACAAAGCTAGGCTCCTCATCATCGGACTCAGGGAGCGGCGGGTGGAGACGCTGGACCGCAGGTGTTAAGCCAAAGCAGATATCGCACGGCTCAGGGCACACACAGGACATGTTGAAATAGTCGTAAGGCATGGGACCTATCTATTTGGGCGGATCGACTTTCATTTTTTTCCAAGGCTAGAATCTAAAAAGTGAAAGGAGAGATGGCAGAGGAATAAGTCTCAATGGAACGTAAAGAGATTCCAGACATTCAACACATTCGCTACATTGATCTCTTCTGTGGCCTCGGAGCGTTTCACACGGCGTTCAGTGGCCCACGCTTCAAATGCGTCCTCGCCTGCGACATCGATGAGGGTGCAAGAAAGATCTACGAGGCAAACTACGGACTGAAGCCCGAGGGCGATATTCGCAAGATAGATGTAACAAAGGTGCCCGATTTTGAGATCTTGTGTGCAGGCTTTCCATGCCAACCCTTCAGCATTGCTGGAAACGGTGAGGGGTTCAAGGACACCGTCAAGGGAAATCTCTTCTATGATATCCTCACACTGATCGATGCTAAGAATCCACCCATGTGTATACTGGAGAACGTGAAGAATCTGCAGACGCACGATGAGGGAAGAACGTACAAGAAGATCGTTGCAGAGCTGGAGAAAAGAGGTTATAAGGTGACGTCGCGTATAATCAATTCGGCCGACCACGGCAGTCCTCAGGCACGCCACCGTATCTTCATCGTGGCGTCTCGGAATGGGTTTACCATCCCTGAGCCTTCTGCCCTCCCAGTACCCGTTGCAAGTATCATCGATCCTCAGAACAAGGATGTATGGGATTCGAGTAAGTACAATCTGGTGGCAAAGAAGGGGACTACAGCTGCAAGATCAGGGAAGCCGCGAATCCTCTTTGACGTGGTGTCGAAGGTGTCAAAAAAGGGTGGGAGACAGGGCGAGCGAGTCTATGATATTGGCTCGGTCGGCGTGACTGTTTGTGCTAGTAGCGGGGGGCCAGGGGCGAAGACCGGGCTATACAAGGTGGGTGATGTCGTGCGACGCCTGTCAGTAAAAGAAACCTTAGGTATGTTTGGTTTCCCTACCGACTATAAGTTCCCTGGCATTTCAGCGGAAGATTCTTTGTTCTATCTTGGTAATAGCATCGTCGTCAACGTGCCGCGTAGCTTTGTGCCGGCTATTGAGGAGTACTTTCAGAGGGTGTAGAAGTGACAGTGGGCTCTTGAAGAGGCAGCTTCGTAAAGCCTGATGCATCAAGGCGAACCTTCATCTGAATATCGTCCGCCTTATTATCTGTCTTCGCACCCTTCCGCTGGAGATAGATCTGATCGCTCAGCCAGATACAGGTTCTCTTTGATTTCATATTGTCATATAGGCTGCTTGACAGCTTGGCCATAAAATCGGCTGCAGTTGTAATGGAGAGGCTCGTAATGACGCCATTTTTGGAGGTGGTGTGTGTAAAATGGGTGGGCTTCGTAGCCTCATCGGTTCCGAGAATGCGGTAGTTAATGCAGTCCTGGCTCATTGCCTTCGTCAGCTTATCATCGCCTTCCCTACTCACCCCCTTTTTGTAACGATAGTCTCCGCGCTTGAGGCAGACGGTCTCCAGTCCTTGGCGGAACTCAGGAGTATGTCCCATAACTTCGAGGGAAGAACGATCTGTGCTATGGCCACGACCTGTCGCAGAGCAGATACCGTCTTTGTTCTGAAGAAGGACGTGGCTCCCATCGACAAAGGTAATACAGTTATCGCTCTTCTTGTTACCTGGGACCTCGGTGATTGATCGAATTTCTTTGCCGAAATGGGTCTCAAGGGCTGGCTTGACATTAGGCTGAAGACAGATTAGCTTCTCAGCATTTCGCCCTACATGGGCAGTAAGGCTGTTTTTCGTGCGTGGGAGTGCCATGTGGACTTTCTACACCCCTTTGACGCCCGTCAATTTTTTTAAAAAAAGCCTTGGGCCTTTTATTTGTTCTTTTAGTATTCTTTTGTGTCTTTCGTTGTATTTACGCCATCAGGATCCGCTCGATCTGGTCGAGCGTGTAGATCCGCTTGGAACGCCAGATGTTCTGCAGCTTCTTTGCGGACGTGTTGGCGATGACCGTGGCGTGGAAGCCGTAGTCGTCAGGCGTGTTCTCGGGCAGCACCACCGCCACGCCCGTGTCGTCCTCGGGGTTAAGGATGGTGGTACGCCACGTGCCGTCAGCCATCAGGTGGCTCATGCTTATAGGCTTGGGGTTCAGAACCATCATAGCAGGCATGACACGGACATTGGCGTCCCACTCCTCCTGGGTGAAGGAGCCCGTGGCACCATTGCCGATCAGGAAGAAGTAGATCTCGTTGGTGGTGTAGAAGGAGATCTCGCCATTCACGGGGTCCATTGCCATCCACTCGCTCATGGTCACGCCACGGCCACCCTTCGAGCGGAGCATGTGGTTGAAGTTGGCGTAGGTGAAGAAGCAGTACTTATCCTCCTCGTCCTCGTCGGACTCGTACTCGGACTCATACTCGGACTCATCCTCATCCTCTGGCAGGTTCTCCATGGGCGTCATCACCTTGCGGCAGCACGGGCAGGAGCTCTGGTTGTGCGTGTTCAGGAACCACGAGGAGATGCACGAGAAGTGGAACTCGTGCTTGCAACTGAGGGTCGTGCAGCCGGTCGTGGCGACATCAATGGCGTCAAGGCAGATGGCACAGGTCGACATTGTTTTTTTGCTACTGGTTCTACTGGGGTACTGCTATAGGGAGTAGTGGCGGGGTTCAATTTTTTTAGAACAGGGCAGCCCAAGACGCACGGCTAGCCTCTTGGAGCAGCTTGGCCGGCCCGTACGCCTCCTCCATCTTCTTTTGCAGATACATCACCTCCTCTAACGCCTTATTCTCCTGCAAGAACTTGTCATAGGAGTGGGCAAGGCTGCTGAGGTTGCTTATGTGCTTGGCCATGGCGGTTCCCTTCGCATCAAGAAGATACTCATTCTGGGTCTTGCCCTTCTGCGGAACACGATATGCAGTTCCCTTCTTGTTCAGGGCATCCATCTCTGCCTGGAGAGCATCCATGGCCGCCTTCTCTGCCGCCTTCTTGGTTGCGAACTCGTCCTTCTTCGCCGTGTACCTTGCGTAGGCGTTGAGGGCGAACTGGGGAAGGGGCTTCACCTCCGTAAGGCACACAGAGCTGCAGCCCTTGACGGGCTTCGGGCGAGCAACGGGGCGAGTCCAGGGAATAGGCTTGTAGGTGCAATCCATGGTGGGACCTATTCTACAGGGATGCTTCCCTTCATTTTTTATCTATTCATGGTCAATGACAACATGCATCGCTGTTACAGGGATAATGAGGGGGACTATCTGGCGTACGGGCTTGGGCTTATGGATATGAGGCTTGATTGCCTGTGCGATCCGCTTGATCAGCTCAGAGAAGTAGACTCCGTCGGGATATCTCTTGGGGGCCATGGGGACTATACTATGGTAGGCTACGTTGTTCATTTTTTTACGCAATAAAAAAGGGTATGTCTTTTTGTCTTTTTTGTCTTTCTCTCTTTTTGTCTTTTTTCTTTTCTTCCTTTTTTATCGTGTAGTATCTTGTATTCGTGTTTAGCTATTGTCTGCTTTGCTTAGGCAGCCACCTTCTTGGCGCGGGCGGCCTTTGCGGCAATGGCCTTTGCATTGGCTGCGGCCTTAGGGTCAGCCGCCGCAGGTGCAGCCGCAGGCGCAGGCGCAGGCGAAGCAGGAGCAGGAGCAGGGGCAGGTGCAGGCGAAGCGGGAGCAGGAGGAGCAGGAGCAGGAGCATCCGCCTCGACATCCGAGCTGGGAGCAGAGGCAGCTGCCGCTGCAGCATCCCGCTCAGCGAGGAACTTCTTGCAGAAGGCCGTGTAGGCGTCAGGGTTCTCCTCCTTGATCGCCTTGGCAATGGCCATGCGGTCCTTGGGCAGAGCCGGCGGGGCGAAGCGCTCAGGCATCGTCTCCTTGGCGTGGGCAATGAATGCCGACCATGCCAGCGTGCCGGCCGCGGCGGGCTTGCCCTTGCGAGTGCTCTTGGCGGCCGCAGAGCTGGTCTGGCCGACCATGGAGGCGGCCAGCTGCTCATTGAGCTGGAGCTTCTCAGCGGCACTGAGCTTCTCGACGAGGAGCATGATCTTAGCGATGGACATCTTGTAAGCTGGTAAGCTGGTAGGCTGGTAGGCTGGAAGGCTTGTTGCTTGTTGGGGACTTCTATTGGCTGGGTTTCGGGCTTCAATTTTTTTACATCACTCTTCAGCATAAGCGTCTTCGTGCATCTTCGCTATGGCCGCCTCTTCAGCCTTCCATCTTACTATAGGGTTGGGGTTATAGGTGTGCCAGCGTACAACGTCTTTCTCCAAGAGGGTATCGTCATAGCTGGGGTGCGGGAAGGCCTGAAAGAACTCCTTCGACCTCTGGCTATACATCTTCACCTTCACCCGTGCCTCCTCTTCCGTCATAGCACCGTCGATGAGGAGAGCACCACTCACATTCGTCTTGGTCTTGAAGCATGCGTGGATGAGGTAGTTCGCGTAGAGGGCCATCTACTAAAAAAAGTGGTCTTTGTTTATATTGTGCATTTGTTCTATTGTTTAGTCGCTTTGCTTAGCCGAAGATAGCCATCTTCCCCTCCTTTACCGCCCGATCCACCTTGTTCGCCGGCATCCACCCAGACACCTCGCTCCACGTACGCACCCCCACTGCCGCCTCCCCGTTCCAGGACCCCACGTCCACCTTCTTCTCCGCAGACCCATAGTCCAGGAAGATGACGTCGCCCACCTTGAAGAGCTCAGGGTGGATGGCGTTGCCCTTCTGGTTGAGGAACCGCTCAGGGACCACGACGAGCTGTGCACACCCCTCCACGCGGCAGAGGAAGTCAGTCGCCGTGCCGAAGTGCACGAACTTGTTCGTCATGGCCGTGCCGCCGTAGCTGGCAATGCCGGCCGATGCCACGCTCTTCTCAGGCACCACGCCCACCTCCAAGAGGCGGAAGCCCTTGACCGTGGCCTCGCCGGCAAAGAGCTTGGTGATGAGGCTCTTGTTCTCCTCCAGAGCCACCGCATGGCGGCCCTGGACCTGGGCGGGCTTGCCGCCCTTCTTGAGCTCTTTTGCCTTCATGGCAATGGGTACGATGACTGCTTTGGGAGGCATTTCGTATGTTTGGTACTGCTCTTTTACCGCCTTTCAACCTTCAATTTTTATATAGGGTTGATATACTCAGGAATGGGGCCCCTCTTCTGCCCATGGGAGCTCTTCAATTTTTATAGTAGATTGATGAAAAGAGGCTAAAAGAGGTTAAGCTACGCAATAAAAGAGGTCCAGAAGAGCTTCCCGCAGGTGCGAAGAGGGCCCAAAGACGTCAACCTAATATAAAAATTGAAATGCGGTTTCCAGCAAAAACTCAGTCCCCAACCAGCAACAAGCCAGTAACCTACGCAACTAGCTCGAAAATGTCCATCAGCACGATCATGACCCAGATCCAGAGCCTCAGTGCCGCCGACAAGCTCCTCCTCAACCAGCAGCTGGCCAGCTGCATGGTCGGCCAGACCACCTCTGTGGCTGCTAAGAGCAGTCGCAAGGGCAAGCCCGCTGCCGCCGGCACGCTGGCCTGGACGGCCTTTGTCGCCCACGTGGTCAAGAGCATGCCTGAGCGCTTCGCGCCGCCGGCCCTGCCCAAGGAGCGCCTGAGCATCGCCGGTGCCATCCGCCTGGAGAACCCCGAGGCGTACAAGACCTTCTGCGAGAAGTGGATCGCCGACATGCCGGCCCGCGACTCTGACGCCGAGTCGGTCACCTCTCCCCAGGAGTCCGTGGCCTCGACTCCCTCTGACAAGCCCAAGCGCGTCATCAGCGACGAGCAGAAGGCCAAGATGAAGGCCGGCCGTGAGGCGACGGCGGCCGCCAAGAAGAACGGCACCTATGTGCCCAAGAAGAAGGCCGAGAAGGCCGAGAAGGTGAAGGCTGAGAAGCCCAAGCCCAAGGCCAAGAAGGTCGCAAAGGCCGAGCCGGCTGCCGAGGCGGAGGCAGTCACCGTCGACTCCAACCTGGAGAAGATCACGGTCGACGGCATCGCCTACTGGCTGAACACGGCCAACAACAACCTCTACGACCTCGAGGGCGAGGGCATGGGTGCCTTCGCCGGCGCCTACATGCCTGGCAATGAGGAGGGCGAGATGGTGGACTTCGACGCGGTCGAGGCCTAAGCAAGCCAAACCAAAAAAAACAAAAAGACAGTACAATACCCCCAAAACATAAAAGAGGAAGAAAACACCTTTTTTATGTGCATGAAGCACTGAGAGTAAAAAGTGAAGTAGACACCCCTGCACTGAGTCCGCATGGACCCCACGGGTTATATACTCAGCCTCATGAGCGACTTGACCTTTGACGAGAAGATACGCATGGTGGAACAGATCGTTGACGAGATCTACCAAGAGTACCTGCCACTAGGCTCACACCTCTTGCCAATGGAGTTCAAGAGGTTTCTCGTGGAGTGGAACAGGGCGGTTGAGAAAGAGATGGGGTCGTGGGACAGGGACGCGAAGAGGGAGTTCAAGAAGAGGCCTGAGGCGGAGGCCTATTTGGAGGAGTATCGTGAGTTCTGCGAGAAGTATGCAACAGAGGTGGCTGCGGTCGTTGCCTACCAGCGAGAGGCTTCTGCTTCTGCTTCTGCTTCTGCTTCTGCTTCTGCGAATGCAGCTGCTTCTGCAGGCAAGCTCGAGCCCATCAATGAAGATGCAGATGAAGAAGAGCCCCCGCCTCCGCCTCTTGCTAAGCATACCCCTAAACAAGAGCTAACCGTGGCCTTTGCCCCCTATATGGAGGGCTCTCAGATTATACCACAGGGCTCTCAGAAGCACGAATGGAAGCACTACCCCCACTGTCGCTTCCTAGCCGGCACCCATATCTTCTTGGCCCACTTCCCAACAAAAGAAGCGGCTTTTAGCTATGCACTAGGCCGCTATACAATCATTACACGCAGCAATAGGAAAGAAGACCCCTATTACTTCGGGTTCTACAGACCAGGCAAATCGTTTGCTCCTCACCAGACCGTGTGTTCTCGCTACTATTCCACGTGGCATAGCTCAATCACATATACGTAAAAAAGTGGTGGCCAGACCACTCTTTTTTAGTTCTTTCTTCTTTCTTTCCTCAGATCCTCAGACGTCATCCATATAGGTCTTCCACTTGTACTTACGCACACTGTTGTTCACAATGGTCCAGTGGTGAGGAACCTTCTCAGGGGGCCGAGCCATCTTGGGGGCAGGAGCCGCCACTCTTACAGTTACTGCAGGAGTGAAACCCACAAGATGCTCAGTCGTAAGAGAGGCATAGTACTTCTTCACGGCACTGATCTTCTCGAGCTGGGCAGGGGTAGCGTTCATGGTAGGACTTGGTAGCTGCGGAGCATGGACTTTCAACTTTTTTAGGCATGCGAAAGGGTATATAGGATATGCATGCCAAATCCCGTAAAAATTGAAGCCCTCGCTCCAGGGTAGCTAAGTCCACCCTGCAAAATGTCCTACGCCTACTCCTTTGGCTCTCCCTCTGATGCGTGGAACCAGAAGTCCCTGAACAGCCCGCTGCCCTGCAAGGATGGTGCTGCTTGCCAGTTCCCCAAGTGCTGCGTCGGCGTCCACCCTGGCGAAGAGGGAACTGGTCGCAAGTACTTTCCCGCACGCACGACGGTGGACCGCGTGACGGGCGAGAAGAAGACGCAGCCGCCGTGCGTCCGCCTCGTGGGGAAGAACAAGGAAGACATCCCTGGCTTCTACCGCCGCCGCTCCAAGAAGATGTCCTGGCAGCAGTGGTGTGAGCAGGAGGAGATTCGGATTGCTTCGCCTGTCGCTTCGCCTATGCCCGACGCCACGACGCTCCTCAAGCAGTACCTCCCCTACTGGATGCCGCCCGGCCGCAACTCCCCCATCTTCGGTGCTCACCTCCGCCTTGCTGACCTCATCCAGCACTTCGGCTTCCCGCCCACGGCCGCCTCCGCCTCCTACATCTCCAGGTACGTGAGCGTGGTCAGTGTCATGGGGCACTCGCTTGAGCGTGACTCCTACTACCTGAGCGTGCTCAGCCTGTCGAACCGCTTTCCTGTCGACCACCCCCTGCAGCCGGCCTTGAAGGTGGCCGACCAGATGCTCGCCTCCAGACTCGCTCACCAGCGTATGGTGGAGAATAAGGCGGCACGCCCTGCTGCCGCTGCTGGTGCTACGCATGCAAATCCGAAGCAAGCCTGGGGTGACCGCCTCTACACGGCGTTCGCTGACTATATCAAGAAGATCGAGCCCGAGGCCCGCGAGAACAACATCTGGCGTGAGGGCTTCAACGCCGGCATCGTCACCGCAGCCGTGCTCGACACCATCGACTACGAGTCGCAGGTATATGACCTCCTGGCCGATGAGAAGAAGATGGAGGCGGTAGTGGCCGACTGCCTCGTCATGTACCTTCAGTAAGGGGTAAAAGAGAAAAGAGAAGAGAAAAGAGAAGAGAAGAGAAAAAAAGGCATCAATAGAAAAAAGCCCTTTTTTACCTAGCCTTACCTAGACGCTTCGCTCGAAAAAAATGAAAAAGGGACCCCCTTTTTCACGAAGTACACCCCCTTCAACACGAAATGTTCGCCGCATCCAAGCTCTTGACAACACCCGGCCGCCAGTACAAGCCCCACCAGCTAGTCGGCATCAACTGGATGCTCAAACGCGAGTCTGCCACCCCTAGCGGCGGCCTCCTGTGCGACGACATGGGGCTCGGCAAGACCGAGCAGATCCTCGGCCTCATCCTGAACACGCCGAAGGCCTCCACCCTCCTCCTCTGCCCCAAGCCCCTGATCGCCCAGTGGGTCCGCGACTGCATCCGCTGCAAGTTCGCCGTCCACGTAGCCAGCAAGGGCGACTGGAGTCCCGTGAACAAGACTGAGTCGCTGCACCGTGTCTACATCACCAACTACGACACTGTCTCGTCAAAGCAGTATCTCTTCACGCAGCCCTTTGACCGCCTCTGCCTCGATGAGGCCCACCAGTATCTGTGTAACAGGAATGGCAAGATGTACCAGCGGGTCTCTTCCATTAAGCGGGAGTCCACGTGGCCAATCAGTGCTACTCCCGTCGTGAACTCGACCAAGGACCTGGTCAACCTCCTGTCCCTCGTCGGCTTTTCTTCGGATCTCGATCTCCAGCCCCTGATCGGCGAGGCGCTACTCCATCGCTCCATGGAGGAACTCAGGCCCGTCCTCACGAATCTGCCCGCTGCCGCCCATCACACCGTCGTCTCCCTCGACTTTGAGACGGAGGAGGAACGCGAGTTTTACCAGGGCATTCAGGGCAAGCTAGTGAAGAGGTGGCGGTCCCTTGACCGCGACCAGACAACGATGCGGTTCCAGCTTCTCATGAAGCTACGTCAGCTCTCGATCCATCCCCAGATCTACATCGGGGCGAGGAAGCGCGAACCCTTCGGCTATGCACGTGATTCCTGGTATGCTCCCAGCACCAAATTCACCGCCATTCAGAAGCTCGTCAATGGGCAGACCGGTGTTCGCTGGATCATCTTCTGCCAGTTCAGGGACGAGATGGATCTGCTCGAGAACGAGCTCAGTGACTACACCGTCATCCAGTACCACGGTGGTCTGACTGAGGAGCAGAAGGTCGCTGCCCTCAAGGCGACCGAGGAGCCGGTCGAGGGGAACATGGTCCTGCTGCTGAACATCAAGAGCGGCGGCGTGGGGCTGAACCTGCAGCATTTCACCAACATCATCTTCGTCAGCCCGTGGTGGACGAGTGCACTGATGCGGCAGGCGGTAGGGCGGGCTGTCCGCATTGGGCAGACGGAGAAGGTGCGGGTCTATCACATGGTGCTCAAGGAGGAGGAGACCCTCAATATTGACGCGATGATGCGCGAACGAATGGAAGAGAAGGAAGAACTGCTGGTGGAGGTGCTAAAGGCTGCGAGCCGTGGCCTGGCCTTTGCTTACCAGCTTACTAAATGCTATGAGGAACGCCAAGAAGAATCTATGGAGCCTGAAACCCCTATTGCAGGGTAAATACTTTCCCCCCACTTAGAAGATGTACGCAACGAGTACTGGCCTGTCTGCCCAAGCCAAACCTACTTTTTGGCAGCAAGCCACGCAAAATATGCCTAGTGCCGAATCACTAGCAATTGTTATTCTCGTAGGTATTATCGTGTATTACACTGCCAACCTTTTTTACTCGAAACAATACACGGTCCCTCTTCCCTCCTACAAATCCGGATTTGTAAATGGCAGCGGACTAAAAGAGGGATTCATGATCCCCCCTAAGACAGAGATACCTTCCCCTTCGAATTGCCTCACTCAAGATGCTACTTCTATGCTCGCCATGGTAGCAGGTCGCAGCTCGACCGACGAGGGACCGCGTGATCTTCTCGAGTTCACCCAGCTTCTGAATAAGCTCTGCTGCTTCCGCAAGGATCTCACGTCAAAGACATTCACGGTCGACTATACTCTCCGCCAACCCTTTGTAACTTCCCATGATATTGAGCCTATTTCAGAGACGACGGGGCGCTGTTTCGCAAAGACGATCCCTCCCCGGGACCTTGATATAGCCATGGATAAGTGGATGATCCGTGGTTCTTTTCTGATACAGAGGCTGTGCACATCCTATGGACTCACTGACCAGGAAGCGTCCCAGCTCGAGAAGACATTCCAGACGTTCGGCAGAGGCATATACGATGTTGCCCGCACAGGCTGCCTGCAAACAGCCCCTCTCGATGTGACACAGAGGGGACCGAGGGATCCTCACCCTTTCTCGGTAAGATCCGATTCCACCCTTGGCCAGTTCAACGGCTACTATTAGACCTAAAGGCGGCGGGCTATGTATCATTGGCTGAGTAAAGCAGTACGGCAGTCCCCTTCTGATAGCTCAGTTGGTAGAGCGAAGGATTGTAGTGATGTATCACTGTTATTCAATCCTCCTTAGGTCATTGGTTCGATTCCGATTCAGAAGAATTTTTTATATGTATAGAATTCATACATATAAGAAGTAAAAAACTAAAATCTAGTCGGTTAAACCGGAAACGAGGAGGTAGATGCAGATGCAGTTGCAAGGCGTCATTGAATTGCACGGAGCAAGGCAAATGCTTTTATCTTCTGATAGACAGACACTCGAAGTACATGAAACGATCTTCATACCTGGCGATATTGCTTTGTCGACGGGGGGTGTTACAAGGTTGGTGAAGAGAATACCGCAGAGCTGCATCGCCCTGGTCGTCGCCGTCGAAGAGAAGGCCACTCTCTTCGTTCTCAACTTCGGCCCCACCTGTCCCTTTCGGCTAAGCTTGCCTGGGGCAGGCTACCAGGTTGGTGATAGGCTGGTCATCGACTTGCACGAAGATGGCACCTTTGACTGGGTTTCCGCATACACTGCCGATCCCAAATACGATGTTCCGTGCCTACTCGAGATGTACAAGTGTCCTCGCCGTGCCCCTGCAGAAACGGTGATGGGCCGTCCTCTGTATACACAGGCGTGGGTGAACCACACCGACTTACCCACATTTACCATCGATCCCACGTCATCCGTTGATTTCGATGATGCGATTAGTGTAGACGTTGCAGCCAATACCATCTACGTGCATATCGTGGATATCGCAAACCAGAAGCTGGCTGCCCGCAGCATGGAGAGGCTACAGAATGAATGTTATACTCTCTATTTGGCGAACGAACACACGGAACACTTGCTTGAAGCAAAAGAAGCATCCTGTGACCTAAGTCTGGTGGTCGGCCAGGACCGCCAGGTAATTACCGTGAAGATTGTTCTCGACGATGGGTGCGTATCCTCCTATGACATATATACAAGTACGATTCGTGTAAAAGAGAGATTTGATTACCAGACGGTCGCATCTATGTTGGGCAGTCGTGATGACTTCGCATACCTTGCTCGCTTGACTCAGCAGCGGAATGCCGATGTAAACTATACCCTATCTCTGCCCTCTGTCCGTATTCTATCAGATAAGTCTGGCAAGGTCACCTCCGTTACTCTCGAAGAGACGAACGACGCAGCACACTCCCTCGTCGCCACGGCGATGATTCTGGCAAACCTTACCGTGAGCAAGCATCTGTCTGATTCGGGACTCGTGCTTCCCAATCGCTTTCATGAGACCCTGCGTGGAATACGGGAGCCGGCTGACTTTGTGTCAACAGGGAACATCCACGTCGATTCCTTCATTAAGGTGAAGCGATATGCTCGTGCCTGTTACGCGGTCGATAAGAAGGGGCATTTCGGTCTCGGACTTGAAGACTATGTGCACTTCACATCCCCCATGCGTCGCTATGCGGATGTGATCGTGCATCGAATTCTGGCCGGTCATTACTATACCGACCTCGAGACTGAGGTGCTTTGGCTGAATCAGCGGGCCTCTCTTGTAAAGGCAGCTCAGGATATCTATATGGGCTGGAAGAAGGCGCGATGGCTGAAGAGTTTACCAGGCCCTCACGAGATATGGGTAACAGGGGTTTCGAAGGCAGGTATTCTCTGGTTCATGCCGAGCCTATCGATGAACGGGTTTATTCACATATCGGCCTTAGAGCCGAAACAGTTCTGGGCCTATGATAAGGATACTCTATTTGGTCTGCAAGAGAGTATTCGGGTGGGTGACAAGATGATGGCAAGGCTCGTCAGGGTTGATGAGGCGGGTGTACATATGGCGGCAACTGCTTCTGCTACTGCAACTGCAACTGCAACTGCAGCTCAGTAAAATGAATAGAGCATCTTACAACTGGCTACCCATTTCTGCCAGGCGATATACCCCACCCCACTTTTTACGATAGCCACCTTCATGACAGGTTCCAGACGCCAATAGGTATCACGAATATCCGTCTCACCATATAAGGTAGGGAGATCGACAAACGGGAGTTCAGGCTTTCCATTCCCCACATTGATTTCATTATGCAGGTTCCACAGCCAAGTTTGAAGAAAGAGTCTCGCCTCCGCGGGAGTCATCTTAAGGACCGGTGTAACAGGGGTTGCCTTGATCACTTCCTTGTAATGTGCCTTGCAGACGGTGCACGGGAGGATGTCGGTTGTCAGAGTGAGAAGGCGATTCCACTCCCTACGTTCCTCGTCGAACGACTTGCTCCCCACCTTTTCGGCGAGAGAGTGGAGAATCTTCCAGAGGAGAGGACCCCATTCCTCCGTCCCAGGATAATCTGGGATATCTTTTTTACACGCACATCCCATTCTGAAAAAAGAGGCTTTCTTCAGAATAGGTAGTTTCCCGCGTTGGTTTTAGCAGTGCCTAACGTAGGATGGCGGTGCCTAACCTAGGAGCAGGCTCGTGAAGAGGAACAGGCCCAGGATGTGCCAGACACTCTTTGCCGGACGCACGCACGTAAACAGTTCAACGACCGAGGAGTTCCAGAGGAACTGGCCGATCAGAGAAAGAATTACGAGGGAGATGAAGAAGGTGAGGAGGAAGGCGACAAAGGCAATGTAGCCCTCCTTCTTCTCTCTCGAATTCTCAGGATTTGCAAAGCCTTGGACAATTCCTTGGACACCTGTTGCGACACGCATTCTATTAGGATCAGAGTTTTTCGAGAGATCAGAGTTTTTCGAGGACCAGCGACTCAACCGACTTGGTGGTACGCTTCCCTAGAAGAAAGTCAACCGCCTTCTTCGCCTCCTCGTCGGACTTCAGAAACTCGCTCAGCTGTCCCGCCAGACCCTTCACGCCGATACTCATCTTCTTCTCCTTGGTGTTATACAGGATACGGCTCTGCGACTGCTGCAGGTCGAGGGTGCCGATGTTATTCTTCTTCATTACACGCATGATTACGTCGCTAAACGCCTTCTCGCGGATATTCAGCTCACGGATCTGCTGCTTGAGCTTCTTGACCTCTTCCTGGGTCTGCTTCCACTGGATAATCATCTGAGGTAGCTGCTGCAGGTCACCTTCCGTCTCCATCTGAGAGGTAGACGTCGTCGGGGTTTAGACCGCTCAAAGGCTCAGATTCTTAATGGCACCCGTGCTTGCATTATACTCACCTGCATACTCACCCATACTGCCATCGGCAAGTCTCTCGTACAGAGACCCCTTAGCCGTATTCAGGGCATACTTCTTTCCATTGATCATCTTATTCTCGAACGGGATGAGGGCAGGGATGCTAGCACCGGGTCTGCTTTTTCCGGGAGTGAGGCGGGTGGCGGCAAGAGCACGGGAGTTCTTGATTGCATTCACAATGTCACGGCGCTCGGCGAGGCCGGCGAGGGAAACCCCACGTTCGCGGGCAGTATCCTTGAGATCCTTAATCGACATGCCATCCAAGGTGACCGCAAGGTTCGCATTTTTCTGGAGCTCAGCTGCGAAAGCCTGTGATCTGGCCCTCTGATTGTAATTGTTCATGGCCTTCTGCGTCTTTCTTTCGTAGTTTGCAGTCCCCTCATTTGTCATGCGTCTAGACCAGTTGTTGATTGACTCCTCGACAACAGGCGTGAGCATCTTCTTTCTTGTACCAAGCTGTTTGGACGCTGTTGCTGCTGCAGATCCACGAGCAATGGCTTCAAGCTCGGGAGCCTTTTCAGCCGCTACAAGGGGGGTAACCTTCAGCTCATCAATCAGGAATTTCTCAATATCTCCTACACTTCCGTTAGCCTTGGCCATTTCCCAAAGGCTGGCCACCTTCTTCAGCGTAGAAGGCTCGCCTGTTTTTAAGAGAGAGCCATCGGTCAGCTGGGATTCGGCGACCTTTGAGCGAAACGTTGTCCAGGAGACAGGGCCCTTACTTTTCTTCTGCGATGTGGAAGCATTGGCAGGCGACCCAAGGTTAGCAGGCGACGCAACGCTAGCAGGCGACGCAACACTAGATCTCACCGTAGGAGGAGGTATCGAACGCATAGGGGGCAGGGGAGGGCGGCCTGAGTTAGGCGGGGCCGACGGGGCAGAAGCCGAAGAAGAAGCTACAGGCAAGCCCGAGCAGTACTTCGAAGTCATGTCTTTTACCTTATCGAGTCTTCTTGTAACATTCTCTGTATGGTTCTTAACCACGCGAACAATATCCGCAATCTCATCCTGCAGAATCGAAAGTCCCTTTCTCCGCGTCTGGCTCATACTACTATTACTGTGTAAAAAATGAAAGGTGGGGTAACTTGCCAGTAAGCATGGACTCTAGTTCTATAGACGCGGCAAACGATAAGAGAATTACCGACGGGAAACAATTTGCCGAGTTCCTATGGTGGACTCTTGCGAAGCGTATCGTAGGCATCGCAGGAGAGCTGTATAAATGGGACGAGTCTCAGTGGGAGGTAATCAAAGAGAAATTTCTACGTAACAACGACTACGCGGTAGTTGCAAAGTATTAATGCTGAACTGCAGTCTGCAGTCTGCAGTCTGCAGTCGACTTTCATGATATAAATATCTTCATCCTATCCTTAATCTTTGACCGACATATGCCACACTCATATGTCATTTTTCGTGAGCACGATACACAAAACGTGTGCCCGCACGGTACAATAGCGTGACTAATGGAATCCGTCAAGCAAATGGCACACACGGGCTCGGAAGGAAGAGATGACCCCGTCTTAAATAGCTGAATCGCATCACGTAGGGCGATATGTTTCTGATATAAGTATATGAGCTGTTTATAAAGCGTATCCAACGTCAGGTCACTTACTGATAGCTGCATGTACTTCTCCATACCCTGTAACAGGGCTTCAGTGGCATCGTTCGTCTGCAACTCGAGGATGACAGATACTCGTCGCTGCAACTTGTCTATCTTTTCAATGCGGAGTCTCAGCTGATTCTCGCATTCAAGGACTTTCTCGCCGGTTTGCTTATACAGATCAATAAGGGCTGTTACCTGGGAACGAAGATCGCCAAGGCTGGTCCCTCCCTTTTGTGTAATACAGTCCTTGATTTCAGCCTCAATCTCGGAACCGGAGATATCGAGGAGTTGGCCCAGGGTCTTGATATTACTGGGATCCACTTCCTGGCGGATGGAATAGCGACGCAAGATAGTCTCGACTGTTCCAATGGGACTCTCTTGTGAGGGAGGCCTGGCTAAAAAGTCCAGGACCGTTTCCGTCTGGCGTAACATCATTTCTCTGAGACGCCTTCTCCAGGTATTCGTATTCTGTCCAACAGGAGGACTTTTCACAGGAACGGCTTCTGCCACATGGCGGCTTAGACTCTGAGTTACAATCCCCTGAATTGCATCCGATCCACCGAAGGCCTCAAAAAAAGAGGCGGAAGGACGGCTGTCCTCGGCATCCTGAAAATTTGCTGATGCATATATGGCAGACCCACTTGACGGATGTCCGCCGAGAAGAGTAAAGTCTAATTGACTATCGTCACTCATAGAGCCTTCTGATATAGCCGATATGTAGACTTAGTTGTATAGGACGCAGGAAGGCATACGCCTAGCGAACTGCTTAGCAGGAAGGCATAAGCGTAGCGAACTGCTTAGAGTACTTATAGTTCATGCAAGGATATCTCACGATCCATGTCCTTTGCAGCACGCTTCGAAGAGAGATCCTGTGCACGGGCCTTCGCCTTCTTATTCAACTCAGCGGCATCCTCGGCATCCTTCTCAGCATTCCTTGCGTTCTTCTCAGCTGCCGTCTCACCGTCTAGATCATCTTCATCTTCCTCCTCACCCTCGTCAAGGAACAGATCGTCCTCCACCTTCTTAGGGTACTTCTCATCGTGATTCTCAAGAAGGGTAAAGAGCCTTGAATTCGTTGTAGGCATATTCTTCAAGTCCCTGTACATGGAAGGGCCGAATAGATGCATAATATCACCGATCTCCTTTCCCTTGTCGATGATATCAGCAGTGTCTTGCTCTTGTTCATCAAACGTGCGAGACGCGATAAGAACGATGGCCCCTACGTTGATCCAGTCGGACTTTCGCATAGAGCCACGGATGCGACAGATACGGGTGAGACCATCATTGCAATATACGGAAAAGCGACGAGATCCTAGTACTTTAATGACGCGACCAAGCATGACTCCCTGTTTCTCATCCCACTCAATCATCTTCTCTTCGTCATCACCACGAGCTCCACGCTTGTAACCTTTTCCTCCTTTCATGTTCGGCATCTTGTAGACTTCTAGGAAGTAAAAAGGGCAAATCAATTTTATTAGTATACGTTTCTATTCATCCACGGTACCAATGTCAGTTTCCATGGGATTTGATACTACTGCAATAAGGGGTATGGAACGATTTCCCAGGTCACCGCCCTTTTGTTTTCTTCTCGTTTGCCTGGCATGGCTGCTTTTTCTCCTGCTGCTTCGCTTGCTACTGCTGCTTCTTCTCTTCACATGGGTGCTTCTGCCACGTCGGCTCGTAGAAACCATCTACTTACAGCTAAGCTTATTCAGAGAGAAAGAGGGGAATCCGTGTGGGTTTCATTGTGTTTGCCAGGTCGCGCACCTTTTTCAGATTCTCCAGCTTATCCGACCCCGGCTCAATGGAATACGATCGCAGCAACTGCTTCATATCCTTGACCTCGAGGTACAGATTCTTCCTGCGGGGCTTCTTCCCTTGGCGGATTGCCCACGCCTCCACATTCGGGCAATCCTTCTGCGAATGACCTGAATCAGTCCCACAGACCGCACAGGAAAATCCCCGCCTGTAATTACACTCCATAGGTGTATGAGGGATGGCGATGGTACTTAGGATATGATTACAATAATCACACATAGTAGAGTACCCCTCAAATGAGCAGTACGAACATTCAATTTTTTTTCACTCTTCAGACCCAGCTCAAACTGCATCACTGGCAGACAACCCAGTTCAGCACCCACAAGGCGATTGATGAAATCTTAAAAAAGGTCGACGGTATTATTGATGAATACGTCGAGACCTATATGGGCCGCTACGGCAGAGCCACTATTACACAAGGCACAAGCATGATTGTGTTAAAGAATCTCTCGGAGAAGAACGTTGTGAAGTTTGTAAAGGGTTCTCTCAAGTACCTGGAAGGCGAGTTCGTCAAGGGGCTCAAGCCCGACGACACGCCCTTAATAAATCTCCGCGATGAACTGGCAGGTGCTATGCAACAATTGCTGTATCTGTTTACATTACATGGATAGATAGGATGTCGTCGAACGATTATCTGGCCGCCGTATCGACGATGGCTACCTATATCCCTTTTCGAGACAGGAACGATATGTCCTCTGGCCAGTACTATGCTTACTTATCTGACTGGAAAAATTTCGAAGATGTGTGGATCCAGGACTATTTATTTAGCACGATGGGAACAGGGCGTAAATATACCTTTGCAACAATGAAAGAGCAGCAGTCATATATACGTGGAAGGGATGCACACATTAACGTATATGATTCAAATTCTCCCGGACGTCTCCTTAGTAGTATACACGTATATACAAATGTACTGGCCCCTTCAAATCAATTTACGTCTCTGAGATAGAATGAGCACACTGGCTTCACCAAAAATCCAATATCTTCCGTCAGGTGGTGTTATTAGTACAAGTATGGTATTCTCGACAAAGGACTACCAGAATTCTGCCAACGCTACTTATCTACATGTAAGCACATTCAACTCGGTAAATACGGTGCCTTATACATTCAAGACAGATCGTGAGAGAATGTTATATAAGGTTGGTCAACTTGCTACTGTCCCGGGTGCAACAGGGTATTAGTTCGGGGCTTTGACATAGGCTTCGTCTCTTCTCTCAGAATGTCCTTGGCCTGCTTGGCAATCGATTCCTTATAGATCTTCAGGTAATCGCCTAGGTAGGCGAGTACATGAGCATCTACTTTTACAATCCGCTTTGACTCCATGCCTAACGGAGGCATCGTGTGTACTTCACTTTTTTCTACGCTCATGCTTTCTTGGCCATCCCAATGACGGCACAACCTATACGTTTCCCACTGTGCCCTGTAACATGGGAATCTGGCTTATCCCCCATTCCGTAGTCATCCGAGTTTGCGTGGACAATGAAGGAGCGGCCATAGAGCTCGGACACCTTGAGAGAATCGAGATGGTAGGTGAACTCTTCGGAGGTTGTAAAGATATTTCCGAGATCACCTGTATGGCGTTTCTTGGTAGTTCCAGGGGGGCCACCGTGCGTGCTAGGAGGACCCTTGTGGAAGTGGGCACAGGCTCCTGCACAGCCTTCTCCTCTAAGATCACCTGCTGAGTGAATGTGGAATCCATGGAGGCCAGGGGGAAGATGAGTAAACTTGGCTCGGATTAAGACGCCCTTTCCGTCTTGGATACATAGGACAATGCCCTGTACAGTGCGTGTGTTAAATACGGCTACTGCATCGGCATTGGCTTTTATCAATGACATTCACTCTGTGATTGGGTGTGAAATATGTTTAAACATCGGGTATATATTACATGTATGATGCCTTGTGGGTGCTGTGAGTGCGAGGTGTGCAAAGCGGAGTATGAAAAGAACCCCGGAAAAAACCTTCATTGCCGGTGCCCCTGTTGCTCATGTCGTATGCCCGATGATGAAGAGGGAAGGCCCGGCCCGGTAAAGAATGAGAGGGAGTGTGCATGCGACTGCCATTCGGAATGAGTTGCGTTTTTAGCGGAGTGTAAAAAAGGTTTTCAGTACATAGAACCATGTCTGACCCTGCCGTGCCTGGAATGCCTGGAATGCCCGGAATGCCTGGAATGCCCGGAATGCCTCCCAGAGTCGACCACTACGCCATGATGAAGTTTAAGATGTTTACCAATGTGGTAGGTGGCACAAAGGCTGACGGCACGCCTTTTTCAGGTGGGAATATTACGGGATGGAGCACGAACGGCGATAACGAGGTTCCTATCACGTATCAGTATCAGTTAAATGGGGGTGAAATGGTGCAGGAGGCTGATCTTCTGACAAGCAATGAGGCGAACAATGTGGTTGCTGCTGCTCCTGCTCCTGCTCCTGCTCCTGCTCCTGCTGAGCCTGTAGCCGAGCCTACCCCTGCGGCTGCTGAGCCTGTAGCCGAGCCTACCCCTGCGGCTGCTGAGCCTGTAGCCGAGCCTACCCCTGCGGCTGCTGAGCCTGCCTCTAGCTCCGCGTCGGATCCTGCTGCCGAGCCCGCGGCTGAGCCTACTGCTGAGCCTGCAGCTGAGCCCGCTGCTGAGCCTGCTGCCGAGCCTGCCCCTGCTGCCTAATCAAGCCCCTCGTAATCGATTGTCTGAGAGTCGGGCTCTAAGACAATATTCTTCTCCATATCATCAAGCATATCACTATCTTGCTGGATCTTGAACATCTGCGTAATATCGAAAGCACCAAGCCTAGGTGAACTCGACTGCATGCGTGGACGCAGAGGAACGCAGGGCTTCTTTACTACAGGCTCATTCGTAAAGGCAAATCCAACGGTAACACCCGGGTAAAATCCATAGTGTCCAATATGACGCCCCGTATCTACCATCTCCCTTCTTATGTCCTTATCCAGCAACATCGTGTAGCGATCTAGTAATACTACATTACTACACCCAAGGTAATAGGAAATGCGGTCCTTAATATACTGCAGAGTATCATTGTTAAAGTCGACGTAGATGGTGAGCAGACGACCCTCTCCATCCAAATGGATCGGACCTATCGACTGGTAATCACGCCCAACTCTGCCAAGATTTAGGTAGATAGCATCCTGCAGGCGCGGACGCTTCTCTTCAGGTGCATCATAGTATGCCTTTAACAGAGTGTGCAAGCTCTCCGTCCTAGCATCTGTCGTGGTCTTCGTGGCGTGCGATGGCTCTGTAAGTCGAAGGATTTCACGCTCGATAGCAACCAGATGCTCATCCTGCATCTTTTGCTCGAAATAGAAGCGGTTCAGGAGAAGAATGATATTTTCCTTTTGCATACTGAGGTAATCAAAAAACCGGGGGGTCGCCTTTTTCATTTTTTTCGTTTGGTAAGATAGTATAGCCATGGATATTTTTACGACTCTCTTTTTCCTTAGTTTTTTCCTGTTTGTTGTATTATCCATGTATTTAGCATGTTGTACAAAAAAGACGCCTATCTTTTATGCACAGATAGCATCAGGGCTTGGTATGTTTGCAACAAGTAAGATTGGTCGTAAGTTTTTGAGATTAGAATAGTGTATAGTTCAAGGACAGTCAAGGGGACAGTAAGATAGGCCATCTCTTCCGAATGATCTTCTCCACTACATCCACGTCACGCTCGGCATTGTGTGCACCTGCCGGCTCATCCTGACCAAAGGTCGCCACGTATAACTCCTTCAGGCTGGGCATCTTAAATCCCCGTCCTGAACGAAACGGCAGTTGCAGTTCCTCCGTAGCAAGAAGCCCCGTGCAGATCTCTGAAAGACAATCCCACGAACACCCGTGCATTCCCAGACGCCAGAACATGGCGTGGAAGATAACCTGCCTGTCAAAGGTAATATTATGGGCAATCACCCTATGGGAAGTAGTAACATCGGCGAGGAAACGAGTTATCGCATCAGAGAGAGGAATGCCATGTTTGTTGGCATATGCATCCGTTATACCGTGAATCTGCGATGACTCGGCAGGAATCTTCCACCCCTCTGGCTTGATGACGTGGTAGTTACTTGCCACACATACATCATTCTCATATACTCGCCAGCAAATAGAGACAAGATCGGGCCAATTATCCTTCTTATACTGGGGAGGAACAGTCTTATCCTTTGGCAGACCGGTGGTTTCGGTGTCAAAGATGATTGTACGTGCAACGGCACGAAGCATTTTAACTTAGACTTATGAAAAAAGGGGTTTCACTTTTTATTTTGTTTTGTCTTCTGACCTTTATTCTAACATTTCTAGGTTCCTAGGTGCAAGTTCCTACTTCAAGATATTTGCACGGATAAGGCGGGTATAGGTGTCGTACTTAGCCTTTGCCGGCCAGATGAGCTCGTCCTCCAGATCCTTGGCAATCGCCGCTCGAATACGCTCAGCCCTCTCCACATGCTCATCACGGCCATAGGCATCAATGTAGGCCTGAATGGCATCCTCCCAGAACGGCGGTGCCTTCTTTGTAATGACCAGCTCAATGGTGGGATCGCAGCTCCACGAGGGAGTGTTCGTGCAGATATTGCCAAGAAGAGTCAGTGGCGTACTTGAGTCACAGAGGAGTGATGCGTGGATCTTCTGGCAGGAACGCGTGCTCAGGCTACCGAGGTTCATCAGCAGCTCCTCGTCGAGGTGGATATTCCTGTTGGTCGCATTCAGGGAGATAATTGCCTTGCAGAGAGACTCGCGCAGAAGATTTGCGTCGTTCTCCGTGAGGTTCAAGTGACCGGAACTGACGACAATAGCAGTACTCATGAGGACATTCGACTCGCTGTTCACGAAACCCTCCTCTAGCCAGCGAAGATAGGTGCTGATATTAATGACATTACATGATTGCTCGAAGATATTGGAGGCCGTGCCCCCCTCCTGCAGAAGCTTCTCGAGCTGGGAGAGAGTAAAATGGGGGACGTGGAAGCCGTGACCCTCGATCAGGGAGAAGCGGCCGCGAAAGTCGTGGATGAAGGCCTTGACGTGCTTCTCCGAGTAAAGATCCATGTAACAGATGTAGGGGCTGTCTTCTCCGAGCTTCTCCACGTTCGCCAGGAAGGACTCCTGCTGGTGAATGGAAGGATTGCATAGAAGCATATCAAAGTTGCGGAACTCTTCCACATTGGTCAGCGTGTGCACGGTGTCGCCGGCTCCCACGAGAAGGGTCAGGCTGTTTTTCAGCTGAATGGGTGACAGAGGGCTATAGTAGTTGAGGATCTTGGGATTTGCCATAGAAGCTGCCGATGTGGCCATGGAAGCAGCTGAGGTGGCAATAGAAGCAGCGGATGCGGTAAGCGAAGCGGACGAAGCGACGAGAGAAGCGTTAAGCGAAGCGGACGAAGCAGACATAGCAGACATCGTGTGGACTCCTCCTGGATGGCGTGGCGAGCTTCAATTTTTTTAAATTCACTGTACCCTATACTTCGACTCAGGATACGCATTTGTATAGTGACCCATACCTTCTAATCCACTATTAAAAACACTGTAATATTCGCGATGAATAGGAACTTGTATTTGACCCCAATATAACATTGTAACCCAATCTTCGGGTGCGGTATAATAATCAGGAATAAAGGAAGATAGCCGCTGTATATGACTCGACTTCGACCACCAAAAATTACCCGAATAATGGATTCCCGTGTGATTACATCCATATGTCCAGTAATGATCCATCGATAAAATCTCTACTGCAAGAGGCCAACGTTCTATATTCCAATACAGCATGAGTTTAATCCAATCCATAACATACGGCTCCCTTTCTGTATTAAAATGTTTCAATCCCTTGGTATGTACATAAAAATACAAGGTATTTTCTGGATCTATCGATGATTGCGACTTAATATGTAATAGGGTTGGTCGTTCATATTCTTCCGATTTACCCCGATATACTATACGCATTTTTACATCATGAAAGCGATCATCGTCCTGAAAAATATCATCACTTAATACCGACACACGTAATTCGGAAATTTCATCGTATAATTTACTTTGGCGTATTGTATCCATGATAAGATCAAATGTCCTTTTCCAGCCCTCTTTCTGACACACGTGAATGTATCCAATTATATGCGGCATCTATTCTCGTATATTCTATTTCGTTTAAGTTTATTGTGATACCGTTTCTCTGCACTCAGGGCACGTAGTATTAGACTGAAGCCATTGGGAGATACCTTCTTTGCTGAAACAGTGGTAACAAGGGTAGAGGCAGATGGCATTTTCCTGCGTAATGAGGTCCAGCATAATTGAGCATTCTTGGCCGTGCTTGATTGCATCCTCAATCACCAGGCGAATAATGTGAGCATTGGACTTTATCTTTGTCTCTGTCTGTGTCTTTCGCTCTTCTGTTGCAGGGGTTGCAGGGGTTGCAGGGGTTGCAGGGGTTGCAGGGGGTGTAGGGGAAGCCTTTACGAACTCTTGGCCAGGGTCTGGCTGCCGAGTTAACCTCGAGGAGCGTTCATTCTCGCTTGCAACACTCTCGCGAACAGCCTTATTTAGCTGCATGACATGAATCTTTTCCATAATACCAGATGTCTCCATGGGAGGCAGCTCGATCGCAAATTTTGCATAGAATCCATCGAGGAGAAGGACACGTGTCAGCTGCTGAGTATTCTTCCATGCGACGAAGAGGTCAGATGAGCACTCTGTATAGATCTCAATTGCTTCCCTAGAAATGAAAGCGTATTGACGTTTAGGCAGTAAGAGGAAACGCGCCTTGCCAGTGCGAACAGAGGAAATGGCATCCTTATCGAGCTCAATCGTCTCCTTTGCAGCAAAGATGAAGTAGACACCATTTTGGACATCCTCGTAGACGAGATTCGCCATTTGTTGGATTTATTAGATAAGATACTTCAAGGTAATGTATAGCAGGGGGTCGGGCAAGTTCAATTTTTATATGCTTCACTGTATCCCTTGAAACTGCTTCTTAGCACTCTCCATTGAATCGGCCGTCTTCTGCTTCAGTCCATCTCTATACTCAGCCATGTAGGTCTGTGCACGCGTGGCCCAGTCATCACCAAAGATTACTGCCTTCTTATCATCGGAGATCTTCCCCAGCTTCACGGAGGTCCCGTACATATAGACATCGTTCGTCTCACTGAGAGAATAGGGAATACCGTGGAGCGTCACCGTCTTCATTTCTGGACTATACTTTGAAGGAGGGGATATTTCATTTTTACAAGCCGAAGGCGGCTGAGCCTAAGGCGGCTGAGCCTAAGGCGGCTGAGCCTAAGGCGGCTGAGCTGAAAGTATTCAAATTACCTTCTTAAGAAAGTAACTCACGGGACGCCTATACCGCCATGGTACCGTGATACTGCCCCTCGGAACATGGGGAACACCCTTAATTCCATTAAGTGCATGCAAACTGTTGAGAAAAATATCATATTTCTTCGTAAATTCACTAACCTGTTTCTTAAACGTCTGTACCCCACATAACATTTTACGACGCAGAACGATGTCCCTCAGTTTTCTCTTATATTCATTCTTATAATGGGCAATTGCCTGGACAGAGACGGAAATTATCTCCTTGTATTCCTTGACGATAGGAATAACCTCTTTTGCATACTGGCGATAGGCACTCATAGTTATACGGCGTAGCTTCATTAACTTTTTTAGATCTGTGCGAAAGGTGGGGTTGTTCTCCCAAAGGGTCACTACATTTGTTCTTCTATGTCTTGCATCTCTTCTGAAAAAATTCAAGGCTGCCTCCTCCACCAAAGGTGTGCGGCACACTGGGCAATTCTCTGCAGTAATAAGGAAATCACTGCGTATCATATGGTGGAAGAAACAGTGCGTGTGGATCTTATGGCCGCAGCGAAGATGCATGTATGCGGTTTGTTCTGACTGCGGAAGCATTGTATCGTTTTCCCTTCGGCACATGGCACACGGGACTCTCTTTCCTAGTCGTGTATAGACAAGCTCCTGGAGAGCTAAGGCGTTCTCCATGATTGCTTGTTCGCGATCTCCATCTCGTAAATGTTCCAGTGCTATTTCTTCATCAACAAGGTTCTGGTAAATATTGGCCTGTTCCTGGAGGTAGACGGGGTCGACTTCCCCATCCAAATACGTCCTGAGAAGCAGTTCTTGCTCTTCCATTCTAGGGTATAGAATAATCTCATTTTATACCAGAATGAAAGTCGCAACCACCACCCTGGTATGGCCTTTATCCTGCGTTTCATTATGGATGCAAGGTGCAAAGACATGCACGTCCGGCGAAATTGTTGCGAACTCCACGGGAGGTAAGAGAAAGACAAGAAGCAAGACAAGAAAACAGAAGACGAGAAAACAGAAGGCGAGAAAGTAGAAGCATAAGTAAAATTGATATATTTCTTTCTCATAAAGGGGGCATGTCGTTTTCTCAGACAATCGAGAAACTTGAGGGATTCCTTACGGAAATTGACTCCCTCTTAGTTATAGTACAAGAATACGAAAAAGATTCTTTAAGATACGAAACTTTCTTAAAGCATATTTCAACATGGGTACAGGACAAGGCAATTTTGGAAGGGGGGCGTATCATTCGAACCCCCGAAGGTCTGCAAAATGTGTACGATGTGTTAGCGTCTATTGATACTGAATCTCATACGGACTGCTGAAGATACCTTCCATAGTCTCATGAACATCTTCACGAATCATCTGCTGAAGCGAAGGGGCGTGGGGTGCTGAGCTCACAATGGTGCTGGCCTGGGTGCCGGCATCCGTGGGGGCGTTGATTTTCAGACCGGCAGGTTCCGCAACAGGAGTTTCGTGCGGCTTCCATTTTTTGATAGAGACCGTGTAAGATCCTTCTAGGGGGATAGTCGCATCGTAGGAATCATCGGCCTCGGTGGCGGGAGATGCTTGCGGCCAGCCGCTGCTGTAGGGGCTCCTGTTAGCCTCCCAGGGCGAAGATGTCTTGACAGGGGGTGTGGCCTTCCGTGAGGGAGGGGGAGAAGGAGAAGGCGAGGGAGAAGGCGAAGGCGAGGGAGAAGGCGAAGGCGAGGGAGAGTGAAGCAAGGCAGGGGAGCTAGCGGGGTAGGAATATGTTCCATTCCACACAGGCATACTCCATGGGGCATTAGCGAATCCTTCAATAAAGCCTTCCATACGAAAGCCTTCCATACGAAAGCCTTCTCGCCCATGCACCATATATACGCCAAGAACACACATGATTACTAAGACCAGGAATGCCGTGAACCATACAGGCATTCTTACTAAACTAGGTAATAAAAATTGTTTCGGGGTCGTCCCCGAGGAAAACGTCCGATGGACCCCCAAATACTTCCCCCTAAGAAGATGGACACTGTAACTTTTGATCCTGCACTGCCCCTTGATACTGATGTCACAAAGAAGAGTCATAGTACGAAGAATAGTCCCTCGCTAAAGCCCAAACGCCGTTCGTCCTCCGTCTCCGAACCGCCCGCCATTGCTATCGAGGCTGCATCCGCAGTCCCTGTGACAGAGATTGAATCAAAGATCCTACCCGAGCCCCTTTTAACCGAATCCCCCAACGGCTTCACCCTGTTACCCGTCCAGTACCCCGACATCTTCAAAAAGGGCAAGGAGCATATTTCCGCCATGTGGACGGTCGAAGAGATAGATACGTCCAAGGACATGAAGGATTGGGACGCTCTGAGTGACAACGAGCGATACTTCATTAAGAATGTTCTCGGCTTCTTCGCCGGCTCTGACGGCATCGTAATGGAGAACCTGGCTCTTCGCTTCATGAATGAGATTCCGCATCCGGAGGTCAAGTACTTCTACAGTTGCCAGCTCCTGATGGAGGCCATTCACAGCGAGACGTACTCGCTCCTGATTGACACCTACATCACCGATAAGAAGGAGAAGATCGATCTGCTTCGTGCCATTCAGACCATCCCGTGTGTGCAAAAGAAGGCTGAGTGGGCCCTGCAGTGGATAGCAAATAAGGAGTCGCCCCTTGCCACCCGCCTCATCGCCTTTGCCGCCGTAGAAGGGATTTTCTTCAGCGGGGCCTTCTGTGCCATCTTCTGGCTGAAGCAGCGTGGCCTCATGCCTGGCCTGACGCTCAGCAATGAGTTCATTGCGAGAGACGAGGGGCTGCACACGGACTTTGCCTGCCTTCTATCCAGTAAGATTGTGAACCGCCTCAGCAAGAAGGAGGTGCACAAGATTATTCGTGATGCCGTGAAGATCGAGAAGCAGTTCATTACCAAGTCGCTGCCGTGCGAACTCATTGGGATGAATGCCAAGATGATGACCCAGTATATTGAGTTCGTGGCTGATCGCCTCCTGCTCCAGCTGGGCTACCCGAAGGCATATTCGGCGGCCAACCCGTTCCCGTTTATGGAGCGTATCTCGCTGGAGAACAAGGACAACTTCTTTGAGAAGAAGGTGACGACGTACGGAATGGCGGGCGTTGGCAAGGACAAGGAGGACATGGTGTTCTCGATGAGTACGGACTTTTGAGAGCGTACTGAGAACAGATCCAAAGGGTAGATGGATGGAAAACAGTGCCCATGGTGTTCCCGATGGTGCTTGAAGGATGCCGCATGCTCCTATATTTTTGCATGTGGCTTGGATAACCAAGGCTTTCATAAGAACATGGGATGTGGACGCAGTTGGTGCTGGGACTGTGGAAAAAAGTATTGTTCTCTGTACTACGACCCTTCGACAGGATTGAAGATGGCAGGTGCAAAAGATGTGCACGGGGACTGCTGCTCTAGCGAGCCAGGCTACGAGAAGGAGGACTATTGCCCAGGGGGACACAGCAGTCATTGTGCGCCGAGGTGAGGTGAAATTTACTTAGACCGACGGGCATTTCAAACCGGCACTTAACGTCTCATCTATTTCCAATTCCAAATAGATTCACGACATAAGGGACACGTTAATGGAATAGGTCTATCAGGTGTTTCTGACATTTGTTTCCAACAATCAAGACATACTTTATGATTTCCACAACTAATCTCAATCATATCTTTATTTTCCATACAAACAGGACAATCATCTTTTTCATCAAGAAACTTAATCTTACCAATCATAATAGCACAATCACCACACATTCCATTATGGCAATCAAGGATATTCTGTGGGTATTTTTTCCCGCACATTCTGAAGTTATTACATTCAACTAACTGGCAATTATGGAGACATTCTTTTTGACAATATACGTCAAATTCAGTGATTCCACCAATCAGATGTGTATGGTTGCGATGACCGCAACTACATACCTCTGAAGGAACTTCATCTTCATGATCTTCAAAACAGATACAACAACACTGTTGAATACAATCACCACGACCTTCACAAGATGACATCTTTATAATTTAAAATAAAGATATCAGTTTGTCAATTTTATGCCGGTTTGAAATGCCCGTCGGTCTAAACTATGAATAGTATCATATACTATGTATACTTTATCGAAGGATGTAGTTGCAAAAATTAAGAAGAATATTACTGGTAATAACAATAAGGATGTGAAGAGTGGTCGTGATAAGGGAACCCTTACCTACGATGAATTTATGGATAAGGTGCGACTGCAGGGAAACAAGTGTTACGTGTGCTCACAAGAATTCAAGTATAATGGTGGTAAATGGTGCTATTTTTTCCCTAGTGCCGATCGTATTTATAATTATACTTCTCATACAAAAGACAATATAGGCATAGCATGTTTATTTTGCAATATAAGGATGTTCAAAGGAATATCGGAGAAAAAATGTGGACTATGTGATGGGTTACATCATTCATATAATGGCGATATTATAACAAAAAGTGCATTATTTTATAGCCTTGGTAACGACAATAATATAATACGGGAATATATTAGCAAATTTGGAAAGCCCAAAGAAGTATCTGAATTAAATTCAAGACGGCTTGAACACTATAGAAATAAACTGACTCAGATTGAATATATATTAGAACACGATCCAAACTATACAACATATATATTAGCAAGAACAGCACTTCTGCAGAGGATTTCTGATATAGAGTCGGGGGCGAATAATGAGGAATCTCAGCCTAACGACGCTGACGCCGTGTCTTTCCCAAACGACGCCCTCCCATTCTCGGAGCAAGCGTAACCCCCCGATTTTGCATCAGCTGATTGTATTGCGAGTTTAATGACCCCTTCTTACCTGTTAGGTACGAAGCAGTCAGAGCTTTCAGATCAGCAGGCAGGGCCAGGCGTCTAGAGTCCTTCAGATTCTGCATGCGTCCTGCAAGCACAACCGGGTCATGAGGATCAAGGATCCCGTACTTCTTTAGCCTTTGCGTCAAATGATCCTCTAACTCATGTTGACTAACCATAGGTTCCATTACGTAGGAATAGTGCTCAATAAGTGCGAAAAGCTCGTTATAGGTGAGGCACTGAGGATTCAAGGGTACTTCGAATCTAGAAAACTCAGAGCCATTCTGCATGACATCGTCGAACTCAAGATCTTCGAGGCTGCCATACTCTTTTTGCACAATTTCCTTGACGGTCTGAATAGGAATGCAGTAACCACCTCGCTGGTTGCTTCTGGTTCTGGTTCTCTTACTTCTACGCCTTTCGCTTCGCTTGAGGCTACGCCTTTCGCTTCGCTTGACCATCTACTTATAGGTAAAATTTGATGTAGCATCTCGCCGATAATGCTTCGCTTGAGGCTACGCCTTTCGCTTCGCTTGACCATCTACTTATAGGTAAAATTTGATGCAGCCAGTAGCTTCCAGTAAAGTACAATGCAGTCAATGCAGACCCTTCCTACCGAATGGGTATACGGAGAACGGGTACCCTTTACCGAGAGCAATACCGTCGAGCTCAAGCGGGTCTCCATCTTCTCAGGACTCTTCGTCCACGAACCGCATCCCAAGTCAGGACTTCCAAAGTATAAGGACACCTTAATTGGATTTCTCAATACAGGGGGTGGATATTTAATCATGGGGGTGTTAAATGATGGTACCATTGTCGGTGTGGAAGATATGACAGAGGATGGTCTGGATCGTCTCAACCTCTGGGTTGATTCGTGTTTCAATAGCCTGGTCTATAAGACTGGGAAGCCGATTGATCCTTCGCGAGTATCACTGAAGATTCGGACCTTCCCCGTCATTGACAGAGGCGAGGGGGTATACGGAGAGTCGACGAAAAATATCGTGGTGATTGAAGCAATCAATCGTGGTATGCCGCTCGATATTATGACGCGGTCCGGTACTATCGTCTACCGCCTAAATGCCAGCAACTTCAAGGTATCTGCAGAACCTGTGTATAGGAAACGGGATGTGAAAGGAATGATTCAATCCATTCAGACCCAGATGCAACAGATTATTACGGAAAAGCACCGCGAGATCAAGGAGCTTCGGGAAGCCCATGCAAAAGAAGTAAAGGAGCTTAGGTCGTGGTCTCGCTTCTCCTTCTGTTGCAGACGTTAGCGTCTGCTTCTTCTGGTTCCCTTGGTCTTTCTCTTTCTCGTAGTCCGTCTCCCTCCTTGAGAAGGGAACATTCCGCAGACATGTTCAATCGACTGAACCAGCTGCTTTTGCTTGGTAGTATGTGCCCTCTTTTTCAGTGAGTTAATCGAATTTCTATACGTATTTGCAAGATGCTGACCTGCATTTTGACTGGGAGAATCCAGATACTCTCTATAATTGATTCCAGCCTGTGTCAGAGAATTCATTCTACTAAGCCGCTATCTTTTCGGGCTTATCCTTGTGGTTCGGAAGAATGTATCAGGGTGCGGCAAACAGCAACAGAAGAATGACCATATGATATGTTGCATAAAGGAGGAGACCATTTCTTAGGAAGGACTTGGTGTAGGATAAGCGTTCCGATTCAATTTTTTTAAGTAAAAATGTCGCGTACTTTCTTCCCATCGATTGTATATGTATTTCAATAGTAATAATGTTCATTGGAGTTTGTTTTTTTGGAAGAAGTAAGTACTACGACAAAAAATACCTACTAGAATCCTTTGGCCCGAATCACACCTATGATATTTTCTATTCTGCAGACAATGAGCCTGAAGAGACAATAGCTGATTTTATAAAAGTATATAGTCCCATTTCCATAAATAATGACAAAATAACATACGATGTCGATTTTGGTATATATCCAAATAATAGAACATGCCTAGCAAATATTAATAATATGACACGTCATCTTATAAATAAGAAACGAGTGTTTGCATTACTGGAAGAACATTGTATTGCAACAGGGAAGGTATATGATCTTATTGTTTCATGCAGGCTAGATTTACACATGGATAAGTATGCACCGGAACTACCACTCGCGAATACTGTATACATTCCGAGTGGATATGACTATGAAGGAATAAATGACAGGTTTGCTATGGGTGATTTTCAAACAATGAAACAATATATGAATATCTACGATAATTGTCTATATCTTCTTACAAATAAGATTTCGGTACCTCACCCTGAAAGTTTACATTTAGATAATATTCGTCATTGCAAGGTTAATATAGAGAGGTTTAACTTACATCAATCTATAACTCTATAGTTTAAGCCAGCCGACTAATCGGATGATGGATATCAATCATATATGTAAAAAGAGTGTCTTCCGATTCTGCATGCTGGGAAAGATCAACCAGGATATGGGCAGGGATGCAGACTGCCGTCCCCGTACGGACCTTTATTTCAACGAACTGCAGCTGCGAAAGAAGAGGCGTGTCCTCCGTGCGTAAGGAGTCGAACCGTCTACCTTCCCACCTGAGAGGAAGATAGGGGACCATAGAAGGGAGAAGAAGTTTTACGCTAGCGATTCCCTGTGTCGGTATGCACATTGTGTAATATGCCGTTGTCTTCCAGAGGCCGCGGTGGGAAGGCCACAGAGATTCTTTCGTAGTGTAAAAGGGTTTGCCGAAGGTGGGGAGGATCATTGGATAGAAGGTCTGCTTGCACCAAATGGGGAGGCCGGATTCCCTCGCCAGAAAGGCGGCAGTCTCTTCACGGAAAGAGAAGGTGGCAAGCTCTCGCGAGTGCAGAAGGGCATCTAGAGTGAGGGTCGGCGTAATCCCCATTTGAAGGATCTGGGGGCGTTTTCTCAATTCGCTATATGTGCCAAGAGGTGGAAAGCTCAGGCCTCGAAGAACAATCGGCTGCTTTTCCGAATAGAGGTCGGGTAGTTCTTCGAGACGATCGGCCTCAAGCTGCAGTATTTCGAATTCCGTCTTAGACTCCCTGTAAAAGAGGGCTGCGATAAAGAAAAGTACAACGAAAAAGAATAGAAATTCTATCATCCTATTCTGAATGGCGTTCCTATGGGAACATATATAACGCATTTTGCCTAGGGCAAAACATTTATATACTTTTATTTAATTTCATAGGTAATCCATGACCGAATAAAATCATATATATTAAGACAGCAGCCGCCGCCAGAATACTTCTGTTCTCAGCAATCTTGGGATCCTGCCCTAATCCAAATATCATACCAGCATACAGTATAATTCCAATTACTAAAGAATGTAAAAACATTACGAATCCTCTTTCCATTATACTGAGTCTTTTGAAAATACGTATACTTTCAACTATATACACTAGTAAAAAAAGTTGAAACACATCACCCCCTGTTAAACAGGTCCTGATATGTTCGTGCTTCTTATCCTGAGCTTCATTGCCCGCGCCTTCCCCTCGGTAAGCGACTGCGGCAAGGGGAAGTCAATCTTCCAGATTACCGAGCTCGCCTTCCCCGCCAGCCTCCAGGCAGGAGCCACTGCCAACCTTACTCTCCAGTACATGGCTCCCGTGCAAGTCGACAACGGGACCATCACAACGAAGGTGACCTACAATTTCATCCCTCTTACACCCACCACCTCTCTTCTCTGTGCATCCGCCACTTGCCCCATCGAGATCGGCTTCCATGACGGGAGCACGGCAGTCACCGTCCCCACCGGACTCTCGGGGACGATTGTAAGTAATATTGCCTGGACAGATATTATTGGAAACCAGCTGCTCTGCGTACAGATGTCAGTGAAGGTCACGGCACTAAAGATGGTAGGCTACTTGGCCTAAACCTTAGGCCGATTCTGCTTCGTAGCATTGTTAAACATCTTAGTATTCAGGCCAATGGCCTTCAAATCCTGCTCCTTTCTGCAGTCATACGTCCCCGATCTCATTAAAGCCCTGGGGAACGCCAGCTCCTGAATAAATCTATCATTCGGCACGCCTCTATCGGGAACCGTTGACTGGTTCTTCAACGAGGGAATAAACTGCTTTTTTTCACAGGTTCCCAGCGGTCTATCAAGACGCTTCAGCTCAGATTCCTTATCAGCGGCATTTCTGTATCTGGTCGGCGGGTAAAACGCCCCACCTGACGGAAAGACTATCGACTCGTGCGGGTGCGGGGCCATCTCAAATGGCGTGCTCGTCGTATAGTTCATGCAGACTTTTACAAGCGGGCGAGGATCCATCGGCATGTCAACATGCGACGTTGGAAGAAGTCTGCGTATAATGTTCTCAGCGTCCCAGTGAGACCGTATACAAACGGGAGGAAACATATTCGGGTTCTCAGCTGATGTAATAGGGTAGGATGCAGGGTGTTCTGCGGTATGAAAGGTCGGGGGCTCTTCCATCACAGGACCCCGCGGACCTGACCATGGCAAAGGGGGCCTAGTCTGTATGATCGCTGCCATCTACTGGTAGGAACTTATTCCTTAACCGCCATTGGCAGATTCGATCCAGGAGCAGTGGCAACAAACTTCGTAGTCGTGGTATTCTCCTGGATATTGATCGTCATCTGCCAATCAGAGTCAGTGGCAGAGCTCACATTTAACACATTCCCCTTCGAATCCAACCACTGAAACGATAGCTTCGATATACGAGAAATCGGCGGATTCAAAATAATAGGTGAATGGACAAAGGTCGTCGCCGTTTGACCGTAGCCATTGAGCAACAGTTTACAGTAATAGTATGACGTTAAGGCCGACGGCTCACGTGAGTCCAAGTAGTTCTCCTTCGTCCCTGCACTCATTCGATTCAGATTGAACTCGGGATTGAGGCGAAGATAGAGAAAGTCGTCAATAATCTTGTACATACTCGGAGCTGGATGCACAGTAGTAGCCTGGACATCATCCTCCTTCGCATAGCCTAGATTCCAGCCAAGCCCCCAACCATCCGCTAAATTGGCGTAAGATGGTGGGACAGAGGCAAGCCCCGTTTTCCATAAGAAAGAAAAGGTCAAGCTGTCTGTAAAGCGAGTACGGGTCAGAACATTGGGTGGAAGAATATATTGCAAATCCGATAAGATAAATGCATTCATAGACTGTGTCAGAGATGTGTTAATAATACTCACATTCGATGTAAGGAAGGTGTATTCGCTGTAAATCGTTGAGAACTGTGTAATAAAGTTCGAGAAGCCGGCCGTCGGGACAGAAAAGCTGCTGATTCCATATAATGCGTCATTTCCTGTTCGAACAAAGGCACCATTGAAGGTTGACAGCTGGTTCAAATACGAGCCAGCGTAGCTTCCTGGACTCGTGGCAATGGTGCCAATTTCATCTATCAGATTGTTTATCGATATATATCCATAATCAAACACATTGGTCAGAGAAATGCGTACCTCTGTCTGAAATGACTCTGTGGGGGAAAACCCACGTAGTGCAATATATGAAGTATTCGACTGGAGAGGGATAGACTGTAAATAGGAGTTGAAGTAGTAGCCGCCGAAGCTTGTATCGGCACTGTCATAATAAACTTCCTGCCCCCACTGCGTAGTCGTCGGATACGTGTAATACAGATCTCGACTTAACATAGAAGAATCCTTGTAAGAAAAGAAAACACTGTGATACCATTCAGGAGTCGTCTTATTATAGGTATCAGGAATCGAAATACGCTTCTCTGCTACCTGCACAAGTTCCACCTTTAACACAGGAAACATCTGTTGCCACGCGATTTGAATCGACGGCACTGTATATATATACGCCATGATGTAAGGTGGCGTATTGAAGAGGACCCACATGGTATTGTAGGGACCAGGAATGCACTGTGACGGAACGCGGCCGTAGTTCTGTTCTGACCTGGTTATGACAAAGGAGCTCGTATCAATGCGATTTAGATACGTGCTAGTAAGGGATGTGTAGTACAGGAATTCGATACCATTCGCGACCTGAACCGCAAAGCTATTTGTATCGCTTGGCAATGTACAAAAGTTATAGTCCTCTACTGTCAAGGAGTTTGTCGGCGGAATAGTCAGAATCAGTGGATACGAATATACGATGGATATTGTGGTGTCATCGCTTGTGGAAACTGCAAAAAATAAGTTGGTCCCATTGATTGGATCTAGGTGGATCTGGGCTGCTGTAAAGGGGCCCGCGAAGCTATTCGGCATTTGCACAAACGGGTCAGTGAAATTCGAGCCGTAGGCAATATTCATCCCACTGGCCGCATCAAGAAAGCAGAGCCACCACTTCGTCCCCATAAGTTGTAGACCTTGGGCAACCTGTGTCTGGGGATTAAATACACCTGCGATGGGCGGGTAGACAATCAGATTTCCTGTGGCAAGATCGAAGGCCTTGAAGATAAGGTTGCAGCTGGGCGTGCAGCCAAGGAAGATATACTGGCTCTCGTTTCCCGAATATGTTAAAAGGGTAGTATCCTCGTTCGCTGGGAAGATAGTGTCTATGGTGAGAACCGTCTTCAGCGTAAACTGCGTAGCCTGGGTCTTTGTATTGTAGGTTACAATCGGCAGTTCACCTGTCTGCAAAAGGAGGGTTCCGTAGACCGATGCACAAATACTCGTGGGAATGTCTGGGATGTTCGACCAGGGCAATAGGAAATCCGTGTAAATATTGAAGTCCTGTGTCGTATACGATTGAGTTGTATAGTGCAGGTGGCTATTGACAATGGGCGACGACTGGGCATACTGACTCGTATAGTAGTTGAGATACAGGGGGTTGATATTCGGATTCTGATTTGACAGGGGCGTATTGATCGATAGTAGCATGTCATTCTTTGTATCAGGATTCGCTGTTCCATCGTAAAAGACGGAGGCAATACGAGGGGTTCCCAGTTCCGGGTACGGGATACAGGTGCCTGTAAGATTCTCGATGTCGACGAAGGTCGAGTTATTGAAATCGCTAATTGTATAGCTTGTCTTGTTCAACACAGACGGATTGGTATAGGCGAGTGCCGAGTAATATGCAGAGATATCGGTAATAAGGGTGGGCGATATCTGTGATCTTCCTGACATGGCATATGCTGTATTCGGATTGAGAACGTTGGAGTATGTATAGTAGGTGCCGTAAGGCACACCTGTTACACTTGGCGTATCATAGTATGTTGTTGAATCCTTCAGTACGCAAATACCGAGGGCTTGAGTGAGAGAAATATTTAGAATATTAATGGAATTAATGTAGGCGGTAGGGTAAATCGCTAGGAAGTGCACCTTTGTATTGGATGACTGAGCAAGAAAGCGGATTCGGGATACGGTCCACGTGCCTTCCTCGGGCATGAAGACGAATCCACTCACACCACGAGCATTGAAGGGAGTTCGTAGGCCTGGAAAGGTGGTGGAATTGAGCGGCTTGAGATTCGAAGATTTCGCCGTGAATGCATTGGACTCTGTAAAAATATAGTGGGTGCCCGTATATTGCACAATCTTTTTCTCGCGAACCGTGTTGGAACTGGGGATCGAATAGGGGACGCCATTTGGGTAGAGGAGTACATTTGAGAGCGAGGCGGCAGTAGCTGCTTCAGCGTTGGAGGGTCCAATATCATAGGAGAGAGTGATTGGATCATAGGAGTCGACATTCGGCGTGTAGCGGAACATAAACTTGTTTGTGGGGTCGAAGGCTCTCGGCGGATATGTATTTGCAATAGGAATGTAGTCAGTCAGATCATCGCTTATGGTGGAATATCCCATAGGGAATACCTGCTTTATGAGAGGGTTGTTGATAGGGGCGGTGGCCGGCGAGGTCGATGATGATGGGAGGTAGCCTGGGACGCCGAGGGGCGAGGGGATGGTCGTCTTGTAATAGTAGCCGTTTGAGTCAATGATCGGCAGGCGAATATAATCAGGATCGTGTACTTTTGCAATGATATAATTCGTGGCGACGAGGGCATAGGGGTTGAAGGTCGGAATACGTGGGTCAAAGCTCGTGTCGTTCGTCGATAACACAGCAGGCGTGCTCGAGGTGCAGAAGGGAGTGAGTGTGAAGGTGATCGGAGCGAACTGGGTCTTGTTCACGGGGCGACAGATAACGTAGTAGGTCTGTGCTTCGTAGGCAGTAAAAGGGATGTACTGGGCCTTGGATCCTGCGGCGATGGTGAGCTTGTATTTATAGAAGAAGGGAGACTCGCCCTTCGATTGGCCCACGGTGCCAGCGTCAGCGTAGAAGGCTGCGATATCGTGATAGACGAATATTATCATGGAGTCAGCAAAGGTATTTGTCGATTGGTCTGTAATACCTTGATTTGAACCTACTAAAAAGGAGGGGATAGAGGAAGTGCCAGGGAATATGGCTAAGCCCATTTGGTATTTGTAAATGACCGCATTCGATCCCTCCTCGGGCTGCCTGCCAGGGGTCTGGAAAGAGAAATAGTTGCCCTGGGGCGTGGTAAGAAGTGAGAGAATACTGGGCGTCTGTTTCGCATAGGCATCAGCAATGCTGTCGGTTCGGATGACAGTGCCAATACTGGCCAGGGGTGGTGTAAGAGGGTTGATAATATTGGCCAGTGAATTCGACTGATCGGGGAGGGCGTATGAATACCCGCTGGTGAATACGAACTTATTGTTACCAATTTCGTCTTGGCGAGCAGCGTTCCATTCAGGATACAGATAGATCGACGGTCTGGGGAGAGTCTCGATTTGGGCTGTCTGGCGAATCTTTGATTGAATAGGGAAGATCGTATACTTACCGGGCTGTACTGTAACAATAACGTCAGTGGAAGCTTCGACTGGATTCACATAAATATTCCCATTCGAATCAACGAAGGGGTTTTGTACATCGAGAGTCATGATACGAGGATTATAGACATTGGGTGAAGAATTGGAGTCAATAACAATATTGGACATAGTCATATTGTACATCGACTGCCAGTAGACGGTATTACTCTGGTGGAAAGCGGACTGGATATTAGAGGTGAGAAAGGGACTTGCTGCAGTGGTATAGGAGTAGTCGACATTCGTTGCATATTGCCCATTTTTCAGCAGCATCACGTTGGAAAAGCTAAGAAAATACTGAGCTGCATATGTGCCGAAATTCACGCCAAATTGCTTGGCGAGGTTCGTTTGCAGAACATTGTACATTTGCGAGATGATCGATTTGTAGGCAGTGATTTGGGCAGAGGATGCGAGAAACTGGGTCTCGGAAATGCCCGTTCTCTGGATCTGGGTCGCCAGAAATTTGTTATAGGTCGTTGTAAGAAGTGTTGAGAGAGAGGTATTGAGAGTTGATGCTTGAATCGAGACCTTGGTGTTCTGATTTGCGTAGGTACAGATGTACTTATTGATAGGATAGTAGCGGAACGTGTGGGCAAGGCGATATGCATCGAGGATTTGGCTATTCTCTTGTACAATGACCGAGACGAGGGGATCATCGAGACCACTGAATGTATATATAAGGGATGCCACAAGTTCGTTCGTAATAGCGGAACCCTTGTACATTATATCGCTTGGATTACTTTGCACATCAAGCAGAAACTCTTTCAGAACTGGGTAGTAATATGCTACCTTCACCTGGCTATCCGTGAAATTATTATTCACGCTCTTGGATGTAGGCAGGGCATATTGTTGCTGGAAGTAATAGGAGACAATCTGTGCAGTGGTTGGGTTGGCAATGTAGATCTGTCTGAGGGCATCATAGTAAAAGTCACCGGGATAATTGAAGTTGATTGAATAATCGCCGGCGTTGACGAAGGCATTGTAGAAATCCGAATAGCCACCGATGAAGTCATAGAATATAGGCGGGGTATTGAATTGCGTAGTGAGTTCTTCAAGAAGGGTATCAATAGTATAGGTGCCTTCGCGGATCTTTACGGTGAGGTTGAGAGGGGTCGTGGAAGAGGGAGGAGAGAGGGTATTCGAGTAGAGTATGCGACCGGTTTCATTAAACTGCACGGAGACATTGTATTTGTCAGCACGGAAATAGAAGAAAGAGGCGATGAAACTAATATCGGCTATCTCAAACTTGGTCACGTGTTGGTAGGTGCGTGGTAACATAAGTTGACAATTGGTAGGCTGGGGATATATCGATTTATCTCGATCGAGAGATTGGAGGACAATGACATTGTCGACCTGTTGCGTTGTACTTGTTACGGTATAGCCTGCTTCTCCTTCTGTCATTGGCCCATAGCTTGTGCGGCGGTCGAGGGTGTTATAGGAGAAGTCGAGTTCTTTCTCAGGGGTTGGCAAGGGAGGACCGGCAGCACGGAAGAGCTGTTCAGCGAAGGCCTTGTAGTCTGGTAGGTCTGGGAGGTCTGGGAGGTCTTGTTCTTGTTCGCCATCTGATACGGATTCCTCTGATGCATCTGATTCTTCCGAATCGGATGGATAATAGGGACGATAATATCGCGGGGCTCTCGCAGCCATCTATCGGTAGATAGGATATATGGTTTAGACGGTTTCTTTGCTTGGGTATCCAAGCGTATCTATCTTCGCCTTCAACTCCTTCAACGCCTCGATGATGAGGCCAGGTAAATAAGTGTACTGAATACTCTTCCATTGCTCAGGGGATGAATCGGTTCTCACGATATCAGGGATAAGCTGTTCGACGTCCTGAGCAATATAGCCTAACCATCTCCGTGAGTCGTCTATCTTCGTATACTCGACCGCCTGGAGCTGGCGGACAATGGTGAGAGCATTTTTGATCGACTGAATGTTTTCTTTTGTTCGTATGTCTGAGGTGACAGTGATATAGGTTCCGTCTCCATAAAAGTACCCATTACTACCCCCCGCTGTCCCTTTTACAGCTGTAAAGGTTTTTGCGGTAACAGTATTGCTTCCAGCTGCTATATTCACTGGTGTATTTATTGTGTTATTTAGAATATATAGATTCGGAGTTGTTGTTACAGTTGATCCACTCTTATAAATAAATCTATAGACTTGCGGAGTTGTCATAGAGGCATTGGGTGTAATCATTGGAACCGTCTTCGATTGAGTGAGACCAATCATTGACGATAAGAAGAGCTGGGTTGCTATCTTACGAAGAAGTCCAGAGCCACGATCTGTGCTGTATAAATAAGAATCATAGGGGTTGAAGGCTACACCATACGGCTGGCTGAAAGATGCAGACGTACCAGCACCGTCGACAGAAGAAGCGGCCCCCGAACCAGCGATGGTTGTCACTGCATTTGTTAGTAGATTGACCTGGCGGATCACATTCGAATTGATACATGTAACATATGCATAGGTATTGGTAGGATCGAGGCTTACATACTGTGGGTAACCAGGTACAGATGCTAGTAAGGTTGTAACTTCTTGCTGAAGAAGCGATACCTTGTACAAATTATTATTACTAGTTGTTACATATGCGTATGTACCATACGAGTCTATGGCAATTCCAATGCAATTTGATAATGTTGCTTGCGTGGTCACACTAAGCGGACTTATCTGGATCTTTCGAATTTTAGCATTGCCATTGTCACACACATATAGGTTGGTAAAGGTGGGATCAATTGCAATCGATTGGAGATTACTGAAGCCGACCGAGGCCTGTGATGTGCCATTTGACGAGCCTGGACTTGCTGTTCCAGCAAGGATAGTAACAGCCCCCGTTGTCATGTGGAACGATTTCACCATTGATCCACAGGTGGCATATACATACGTTCTATCACACGTCATTCCATTTATATTAGCCTGGCCGGTTACGATGGATGCTGGAGTCATCGTGGTCAGGGGGAGCTTATATACATCGGTGGTATTCGCATAGAAGAGAGTGTTCGCGTAGGAATAAGGAGTAATCTTGCGGACCCTGAAATTGCCTTGATCTGCCACGTAGACATTGCCGGCGGGATCCGTAGCGAGTCCAGTGGGAAATTTAAACGTAGCAGATGTTCCGTCGGCCGAGCCTTGACTAGAGCCTGCGTAGGTGCTAACTTGGCCGCCAGAGATTTTTCGAATATCGTGACCATCAACGTCGGCCACATAGACGCTCGCTCCATCAACGGCAATTCCAATGGGATTATTAAAGGTGGCTGTAGCAGCTGCACCATTTGTAGTCCCTGCTACACCCGTGCCGGCAAAGGTGGCAACGGCACGCGATAGGGCAATTTTGCGAAGTGCATAGTTATTAACATCAGTCACGTATATATTACCTGCAGAGTCTCTAACGATACCTCGGGGATTATTGAAGGTAGCATTGCCTGCTGATCCATTTAAAAAACCGGAAACTCCCGTTCCCGCAATACTTGTAACATAACCATCGGGATAAATAAGGCGGATTGTACCAGTCAAGTAGTCACTCGCATATACGAGGCCAGCGGAATCAACATATACTCCTAGGGGATTTAACTGAGCTGTCGTCGATGGACCATTCACGAAGCCACTAGCACCCGAACCGGCAAGAGTTGTCACAGTGCCTCCAGGAGTCACTTTTCGAACTCTACAATTCCCTAGATCGGCAACATACAAATTATTAGAAGTATCCATTGCTATCTCATATATTCCATTGAAACTCGCAGATGTACCGTTGCCATCTGCATAGGCCGCTGTTCCAGAGCCAACGAAGGTGGTGACAGTTCTTGATCGCGTAACAATATTACTAGCACCACTATTTGCAACATATAGAACCCCATTTGAATTTATTGCAAGTTGTGCTGGGTTGCTTAGATCTGTAACAAATGTTGTTACATTATCATTTGCAATCATTCGTATGGAACCAGCATTTATATTTTGAGAAATAAAGATATTTGTTCCGCTAGCTATAATTCCAGAAGGAGTATCGAATTTGGCGGTGTTAGAAGAACCATCTACTGTGCCTGAAGTACTACCATATGTTACTTGCAGTTGACCATTCGAATTATATTTTTTTACTAGAGAATTTGCTGTATCGGCAACCCAAACATTGTTAGAAGAATCTACTGCAACACCGCCTGGATACAATAAGCCAGTAGCGAAAGTTGAAACGACTGTGCCGAATTTATATATAATTAGACCACTTGTATTAGTAATTCCAACATATATATATCCAGCACTATCACATGTAATTGGATGACTAACGATTACACCCAATAATGATTCAACATTCGAAGTATTCAGATTAATACCTCTAACATTACTGTTATGCCCTACAAGTATATACTTATCTGAAAGAAGACTAACACTCAAAGGGTTCGCAAATGTTGCATTTGATGTAGGACCATCTGTGCTTCCTGAGTTAGCTGGGCCTAGTCCTGCAACGGTTGTGACATTTCCTCCTGAAATCTTTCGTATAGCATTATTAGTACTATCGGCTACGTATACAATTCCAGTGGAATCTACTGTAATACCACTTGGATAATAGAATTTGGCAGTTGCAGATGGACCGTCGGTGAATCCTGCTGATAGTGGGCCTGGTGTCGTTCCTGCATACGTAGTAACTTGACCACCTGATATTTTGCGAATAACACTATTTACCGTATCTGCAACATACATATTGCCAGAGGAATCAAATGCAATCCCACGTGGATTATTAAAAAGTGCAGCAACACTAGATGTATCATAATACCCCCCACCCACCGCCCCTGCAAAAAGAGATACAGTACCGGTCGGTGTAATTTTTCGAATCCTATGATTAAATTGATCTGCTACATATATATTACTAGAAGAATCTAATACGAGTCCAAATGGGTGATTAAAAGATGCAATATTGGATGCACCATCAGCATAACCCCCAATACCATTACCAACTGTCATTTGTAGAATTCCAGATGAATTATATTTAAAAATACAGTTTGTATACCAATCAGATACATAAATATTTCCTGATAAATCAACAACTATTCCCATTAGTATTGTATTACTAGTTGCAGCTGTAAGGAACCCACCAGCGATTTGTGTTATTTTTCGTATAGCGAAATTATTTGTATCTGCTACATATAAGCTACCAGATGAATCTACTGCAACACCAGATGGATATTTAAAACTTGCTACTAAAATGTGACCATCTTTACTACCAAATCCACCAGCTATGGTTTGAACATTTGAATATGGTGACCTTATAGTACGTATTGAATGATTATTTGTATCCGCGATAATTAAGTTTGATAATGAATCAAAGGCCAATCCGCAAGGATAGTTAAATTGTGCATTCGAAGAAACACCATCCTTATATCCCGAAACGCCCGTACCTATCTTGAATGTTAACGAACTTGAAAAAATTTGATTAGAGCCTGAATGAGCTATAAATATATCTCCCGCCGAATTTATCGCAATTCCGTTGCCTGCATTGAGACCTCCAGAATACACGCTACTTACATTCACAATCTTCTTAATCCTATGTCCCGAATTCTCAGCAACGTAAACAACGCCAGAGGAATCCACGGCAATTCCATATGGATAGTTAAAGCTAGCATTATACCATTGTCCGTCAGTAGAACTAGCGACTCCTGATCCAGCATACGTTGTCACATTGCTATTAGTATCTATTTTTCGAATACGTAGATTCGCATGGTCAGTTACGTACATATTTCCTGCACTGTCAAAAGCAATTCCAGACGGTTGATTAAAGCGTGCATTTGATCCAGGACCATCCACATAAGCATAAAGGTTTGAAGATCCTGCAAAGGGAGTAATAGTAGCACCATCACCCGTTATTTTCCATATAACACTTGAAGTTCGATCCGCCAAATATAAATTTCCTGAAGAATCAAAGGCAAGTCCCGCAGGGTACTGATACTTGCCAGTATTAGAAGTACTTGGACTCGGTGCATAAGTCGACACCGTCCTCGTCTCTGTAATGCTACGGATCTTGTTATTTAATGAATCAGCTACGTAGAGGACATTCGATCCAAAGGCCAGATTACGTGGATAATCAAAGGTGGCTACGTTCCATTGACCATCGTTTGCACCAGCCGTGCCCGTACCCGCATATATGGTAACATATCCCGTTGGGGTAATACGTCTGATCTTATTTCCCCTACCACTAACATACAAGAATCCAGACGAATCAATGGCGATACCTGCAGGAGTATTGAAGCTGGCTGAAGTTCCCTGGCCATCCACTTCGCTCGCAGTCCCTGATCCAGCAATGGTTGTCACATTCCTGAACGTGTCGATTTTTCGAATCTTGTGGCTTCCATCATCCGCAACATAGATATTTCCAAAGGGGTCAATGGCCAGTTGAAACGGCTGATTAAACGTCGCAGATGTGCCGTTCCCATCAGCAGATCCTGACGTAGCTGAGCCAGCATACGTTGACACATTTCCTAAAGGAGTAATACGGCGAATACGACAGTTCGTATAGTCAGACACATAGATATTCCCTGCCGAATCCAGGACAAGTCCTCGCGGAGCTGCAAATGTACCCAACTGTCCATTTGCAGAACCAGACGTCGATCCTGCTACTGTCGAGGTGGTTACAGCTGATGTCTGTATAACTGCACTCGTAATGGCACCTACATCACTCACAGATATACCTGGCACGGTTGTTACCTGATACACATCAACGACGGCGGTCGAGATATAATAATTTCCAAGGCCATTCAGCGTGCTCGTAATAGGCGGCATGTGATTCAAGGAGGCCAGGGTATTCGTGGTTACATTGAGATTTTCTCTCGAAATGTATCCAAAGGTGCCTAGACCCTGCACTGTCGATACAAGCGATGCTGTTGAGACATAGCGATACGGAAGTGAACCAAGAGCCTGAATCGTCGACGTGAGCGAGGGGGCCGACACATATCCAACGGATCCCAGGCCGATGAGCGTACTGTTCGTCGCAGTGACCGCATTCGACATGCCAGTATTCGTTGATGTTATAGATGCTGTGGAGACATAGTTAAATGGTTCTGATGCAAGGCCATTAACAGTCGACTGTAGAGATGCCGTCGAAATATAGGCATTTGTTCCCTGCCCTAAGTTATTAATCGTCGACGTAATATTTGAGTCGAAATTTGATCTAAGGCCAGTGTTTGTAGATACGAGGCCTCCTCTCGATATGTAATACTGGCCCATGTTGATAACAGAACTTACGAGATCTGCCGTATTGCATCCCGTAAGCCCGCTCATGGTTGATACAAGTGAGGCAGTCGAGATATAGTTAAATGGATTGGAGGCGAGCCCTGCAACCGTTGATTGAATTGCACTTGTTGCAATATAGGTGCCCCCCAAACTACTTAGACTCGCGGCCGTATTTGACTGATTTATTAAGGCAATCCCACCTGTCGTGGAAAAAAGGGAATACGTCGAAATATAGCCAAGTGAGCCAAATCCAGTCACAGAAGAGGTAAGATTTGACATATATCCCGTTGCCGTTCCCACGATACTCGAGTTGAACGAGCCAGTCGATACGTACGTGAACCCCAGGTTCTGTATCGTATTCGTCAAGAAAGAAGAAGATATATAATTGGATCCGATCTTCTGAAAGGTAGACAAGTAATTCGATGTGTCAATCTTAAACAAGTTCGACACGGTCGAGGTGAGTTGGGGCGTCGATATATACTTAGTATTACTATGCCCTAACCCCTGCATCGTTGAGGTCAACCAGCTAGAGGAGATATATCCGAATGTACCCAGTCCCTGTACTGTTGATGTAATAGGGGCCATTGTTGATAGATAGCTTTGTCCGAGACCCTGAACCGTCGACGTTAGCCAGGTAGCTGATATGTATCCAGAGGTACCCAGGCCCCGCATCGTTGACTGCATCTGTGGCGTCGAAACATAGCCATAGCTACCAAGATTTTTCGTTGTCGATGTGAAAGATTCATTCATTGCCGAGACAGATGATAAGAAACCGCTCGAGCCAAGACCTACAACGGTCGATGCAATATTACCCATATTCATCAATGGAACACCGTTAACCGTGGGTGCGATCTGTGCATCAATACTTCCCACGCGAATTCCATTTGTCGTCAGTTGACCAAAGGTGGAGACGCCCCCGTATACTATCAACTCTGTCGTAGAGATCTTAGAGAGGGTTGCTTGGCCGAGGGTGGTATAAGGAACCGTATTTAGAAGTCGCCAGCTGTTGGTCGTCGTTATAAAGGAGAGGGCACCGCGCGAGGCCCGTATATATTCAGCCGTCGATCCCCCAAAAAATGGTTGGCCGGATACTATAATGATGGAGTTCGATGCGAAAAAAGATGGGTTTGTCCCTTTGTCCTTTACCGTTATATATTTCCCTACCGTTGTCAAGGATGGCAGGTTTACAGTGTAATCTGAATTACACCCTGTCGTATCTATTTGAATAAGGTTCGCCATCACTATGTTTCTGTTATTTTTTATGAATTCGTACTTGGCCTCAGCTTCTCTGATAAGAGACGAACCCTCTTCGTTAATTCCTTCACTGCCTGCACCATCGGAGCTGTCAGCATGTCATAGTGCATGGCCTTCAACTTCGGCGGATCAATCGACGGGTGCGTCGTAACCACTTCAGGGAAGTACTTCTCCACTTCTTGGGCAATGCACCCAATATAGGAGCGTTCCTCGCCGATTTTCTTATAGGACACTCCTCGCAGCGATGTCAGAGCCTCCAGAGCAAAGGCGGAAGGAATCGTTTCTATGTTTTCCTTTAACCGTGCATCTGACGTAATATTTAGGTACGTAGAATCGCCAAAGAGGTAATTATTCCCATATCCAATCGTCCTAAATGTACTTGCATATATATTAGCAGTGGTCGTAATAGGAAGGTTTGCCACGGAAATATTAGAATCCTCATAGAAATTACTTGTACTGCCTAGATTACTTCCACCCTGAGAAAATACATATGCATTCTCATTCAGAGCTACCACAGAGGTATATCCTTGAATATTTGACACAGTTGATATTAGACCTGCAGATGTCTGTGCCGAGGAAATAATGGTAAAGGGTGGTGACCCGAGACCATTCATGCTTGAGTTAAAAATTAGATTGAGCTGATTGCTCTGTGTTGTAATGGATCCTGTCATCGTCGATTGTAGGGATGCAGTCGAAATATAGCCGATTAATCCGAGGCCGTCCACGGTCGATGTATAGGATCGCGTTGAAATATATCTGTAGGGAGGTTGTGCTAGACCATTTATAGTCGACGCGATGGCTGGCGTGGATATATAGCTAAAGGCCACATTATTGACGAAGGATTGTAGATTACTTCCCTTCAGTGGTGTAAGATTTGTAATCACCGTATCTAGGGCTGATCTTGTTACATACGTAGTACCAGCGTCTTGCATAGCCTTCGCGAGGACGGAAGAAGAAATATAGGTCTGGCCTAGATTTGCGACGAAGGTCACGAGATTGGAAGTATTGACGTTCGATAGACCTGTCGTAGTAGAAACAAGGTTGCCCGTTGAGGCGTAGCCGATTCCACCCAGACCGGTCATCGTTGATACCATATTCACAGTCGTGTTGGAACGTACACCGGTAATAGTACTTGTTAAAGAGGTAGACGACGTATAGAGCTGGCCGAGATTCTGTACCGTGGAGAAAAGTTGGGTAGTGGAAATATATCCCAGCGTCTGGACATTGGATGTTATATTCAGTACGAGACCTGTGGTGGTAGATGTCAGATTCCCCGTTGACATGTAGCCATTTGATCCCGAGGCCAGGCCGGCTACCATCGTATTCAACTGCCCGTTAATTGTACTAAAGGATACGCTTGGTATCGTGGCATTACAGTAGCTGACGTTCGAGGTTGATACCGCAAGAAGAGCAGAGGTGACGTAGCTATATGGCTGATTAGAGAGTCCCGAGACAGTGGAGAAGAGGGATGCCGAGGAGACATAGGAATATGGGTCCCTGGCGAGATTGTTAACGGTCGAAACAATCGTTTTCTCTTCGAGGGAAAGGTAGGAGGTAATGGTCGATACAATTGAGGCAGATGAGACATAGTTATACCCTTGGGAGAGGCCATCAACCGTTGACATTAGCGACTGTGTCGAGATATAGGCATAGGGATTTTCTGCGAGGCCGTCCACCGTTGATGTAAGAGCCTTGGTAGATATATAGGAAAAGGGAGAGAAGCCCAGTCCAAATACAGTCGATACGATAGAAGCTGAAGATATATAGCTATTGGGAAACCTCGCCAGATTATCGACAGTTGATTGAAGTTGTCCCGTTGATATATAATCATAGTTTCCAATGCCCGTGATCGTTGATGCCACAAAGTAGGGGCCGCTCGAAATATAGATTGCACTGAGCCCGTTCACCGTTGACTGCAGATTCGACGTGTAAAGCGGTACGCTCCCCTGGATCGTCAAATTCGAGGTGTAGACGGTGCCGAGGCTAGATATATACCCCTTATTTTCCACGTGGCCTTGCATATAGACAGCCGATACGACATTGAGAGACCCTACCGAGACACTGGCAAGTTCCGCGAAATCATTCGAATAGGGATATATATCAGCAATATTCCATAGATTGGAGTTGAGTGGGTGGGGGCCTACCTTTATATAGCCCGTGATCGTCTTCTGTGTTGTTCCGTCGACAAATCTGTAGCCTGACCCGGAGATTGTAACAGTTGCTGAAGGTATGTCAGAGGGGACGTGGAGGGTAATTGTGGACCCATATAGGGCCTGGGTTAAATGTAGATTAGAACTGACCACGAAGGTGTTGGACATAGTCCTCTACTAGTAGTTCAATGAATCAGAGAATCAAGTTCCGCATCCAGCTCCTTAATTGCCTCCAGTATGGCCACGTGCAGCGACTCGTATTTTACAGACTTCATCTTATCGTCGCCATCACCTGTAAAAACAAGGTCTGGGAACACCTGCTCCACATCTTGGGCAAGAAATCCCACGTTTCTTTTGTGAGTCGGATCATCCTTCCATGTGAAATAGATGCCAGTGAGAGAATTTATCTTCTCTAAGGCATTCGACATGGCAACAATATCCTTCTTCAGGCGACGATCGGAGGAACTGCCCAATTGTGTACCATCGGCAAAATACTTCCCGTTTTGACCATTATAGCTTGCATAGAAGTTGGTCGCAGTTAAATTGCATGTTGTGTATAGATTCTGCGTGTTTACTATGGTAGTTACAGTTAATGAGGCCGACGGCTGAATTGACCCGTTCAAATACTTGAAGAGTTGGGTATCTGATCCCGTAATTGATAGAGTACTTATTGACTGGGATGGATTCGATCCAGCAAGAGTATTTGCCACACCTATTGATGTACTTGTAAGAATGGCTGACGTATTTGTATTCGTTGAGATATATCCGAGAGAGCCGAGATTCTGAACAGTCGATACGAGATTAGAGCTAAGCAAGTTCGAATAAGATGTCTGTTGACTATTATAACTTGTCGTAAGATCCGCCTGCTTCATGTATGTAAGTGTAGGGATATTCGTTGCAAGGTAGGGCGTTGAAATATAGTCCCCCCCTATATTCTGAAAGGTGGTGGCCAGCGATGCAGCAGAAACATAGCTCAGAGAGCCGAGACCCTGTACCGTCGATGTGAGCTGTAGCGATGAATAAGGAAGCACGAGAAAGGCCGCAACAGTGGGTACAAGATAGGAGGTTGACATGTAGGAATAAGGCAGCGATCCGAGACTTTGTGCCGTCGATACGAATCGATCAATCGATACATACTTCTGTCCCATACCTGCCACAGTCGAGAGGAGAGTGTTCGACTGGAGGGTAAGTAGACCAGTAACAGAATCTACCATCTGTGGGGTCGATATGTATGAGAACGGCAACGAGCCGAGATTCGCCGAGGTAGATCCAAATGAGTTACTATACGCAGCTGTAAATGTACCTTGTACAGCGACAGTGAGTTCTGGAGTCGAGATATAGCCCAGACTTCCGAGATTATTAAGGGTAGATATTATCTGCGTCGTTGAGATATAGCCCGCACTTCCCAACCCTGCCACGGTCGAGGTGAGAATCGATGTATTTGAGGTTAATAGTCCATCGCATGTCGATGTAATATGTGCAGTCGATACATAAGTCTTTCCAAGCCCCTCTGCCGTACTTATATACAGAGCGGTTGCGGCTGCACCCCCGATATTTGACTGAAAGGATTGGGTAGATGATACTAACCACGAGGTAGATATGTAGCCAAAGGTGGCCAGACCTCGTACCGTGGAAAGAAGGGCAGGCGACGATATATAGCCCGAAGTGCCGAGGCCGGCCACCGTCGAAGTATACGTAGCCCCGTAGATAAGGCCATTCTGGTAGTTAGAAAATGTCGATAGGAAATCGGCTGATGATACATATCCAGAAGTACCGAGGCCATTTACAGTGGATACGAGATTTGACTTACTTATATAGTTTGAGCCAACACCTGTAACGATCGACGTGACCTGACTCCGCGATATGTATCCAAAGGTCCCTAGACCTTCTATTGTGGATTGTAACGAGTAGGTTGAAAAGTAGGGTAAGGTCGCAACAGTATTTACGAGATCTGTGTTAAAGGTGTAATCATTTGACTGCAGCTTTTCGACAGGAATGTGTACGCTGCTCGTATAGAACTGGCCCAGGTTCTGTACGGTGGATACCATATTTGGAAGAATAATAGGGCTAAGAACTCCCACCTGGATAGAGGGGGCGTCGAAGAAGCCGCTGCTTGAGATGTTACTTGCGACGAGGGTATCGAATATCTTCGAGGTGCCGAAAATATTCATCGAGCCCGTCACCGTAATAGAAGTAGTAGAGACTTCCTGATTATAGGTAAAAGGAAATGCATGGGCTATGCCACCTGTAGAAGGGTTTACAGTGAGCGTAGTATAGGGTGTGTCGATTGTTTTTACGGTGGTGCCGTCGCTAAAGGTTCCACCCACCTTCGATATGGTGATAGTATTGCTCGTGTTACGAGTTCCTCCAATATCCCGAATCGTTTGTAGCTGGGCGAAGAAGGGGGAGGAAATATAGGCCCTGACATTGGAATCTGATAATTGGATCAGAGATGCCATATACTACTTGGAATAGTAAAATTAAGTGCTTTCTGTCCACGCGGCCACGCGTAACGATACATGCGTACGAATAACCCATAACATAGATCACCCCCCAGTACATGCAGAGCTCCTCGTCCCGTTTCCTAACCAATATTGTACCCCTTCAAAATGTACAGACGAACTTGTCTGGCCAGAACCAAGTACAGGTTCTGCAGGCAAATATTATTACTCTCCAGGCGGCCGTGCAAAATCTCCAGGTCGCAGTCCAGAGCTCCAGCAATTTACAGGCAACGGTGTCTGCTCTGCAGACGATCGTACAGAATCTCCAGGTCACAGTCCAGAGCTCCAGCAATACCAACCTACAAGCAACCGTTGCTACTCTGCAGTCCACAGTACAGACTATGCAAACCTCCCTCGCTATCCTTCAGGCACAGGTTACGGCACTTCAGGCAAAGGGGTAGGGCTAAACCGCTCTGTCAATGAATTATGAATGACGGCAAAACCGGAGTATCTTCCAGGAATGACTGAGTATATATCGAAGGCAGACATACGACCCTTTGTATTAGATGGGAAAAGGCCCGTCGTGCTCATTGGTAGTTCGCCAATCGACATGAAAACCATCTTTAACAACGGCCTTCTCCAAAACGTCTATATTCTCTATCGCATGTTCCAGTCCATGGGCTATCAGCCCGTTATGCTGATGTCATCGCTTCCCGATGAACTTCCCAGCTATATGACTGATCTGACCATGCTCTCCATTGAAGCCTTTCTGAAGGCCTCCATTCCTGTAACAGTGTATCTGGAAATTGCCATGAGTGTAGACTCGATTGTAAAGGAATTTCTCAATCAATCTGGTACCCGTGTCTACAAGCTGTATCTGGGAAACATTCTAAATATCGACATTGAAAGTCCACTCTGCTATCCTGGCATGTATTTTGTACATCATTATATAGGCCACGTCGATGATGTCTGGGTATCTCCCCATTATGCACAGCATCTGCAGTATGCTAGGGCGGTGAATCGTGTGGATATCAGGAATAAGAAGGATTCCATAGCACCCTACGTATGGGACCCCTGTGTTCTCACGAACGGCGGTACCCGGTCCTTTGAGTGGTCACCTCCTGAAAAGGGATCCGAGATCTTCCTCATCATTGAGCCGAACATCAGTTTCCAGAAGACATCGATTGTCCCACTATCGATCGTCGAGTCATGGTACAGGAAGCAGAAAGGTTGGAAGGGGAAGGTTGTGATCGTCAACGGCAATCGCCTGGATGTTCTACCGTATTTCCGCGATTCTCTCGCCTCATCCTTTGACCTTGTTAAAGATGGGAAGATTGATATGAGAGGGAGAATGTCGATTGTAGAGATCCTCACAGAGTTCCCGTCTGCCATTCCCATCTGCCACCAGTGGAACAACGAATACAACTACATGGTTCTCGAATATTTCCACTGCCTATTCCCCGTCCTCCACAATGCGAGTGACTGGTCCGACTACGGATATTATTACCCAAACTCCGATATTGCTGCGGGGGTCGCCCAACTTGAGAGGAGCATCGACCATGCCAGCAGAAAGGAGACATTCAAGTCGCATGCAAGGACGCTGGCATGGAGACACTCGCCCTACAATCCTGATGTCCAGAATGCCTGGGCCAAGTTGCTGGGTCTATAACTGGGTCTAAAACTTCTTATTTACTATCTTTGAGAGTGGAAGAATGCATATCGGAATTACCGTGTCCTTCAAGTATTCGGTATTTAGCAGCGGTGCTGCACAAACAGCTCTAGCCTTAGCCGAGCTATATTCTTTCCTGGGGTATACATGCAGTTTTATTAATGTATCGAGTGAGTCATGGTGGACGGATATTCCATCCCTGCAGAAGCGGTGGAAGATTGTTAACGCGGAAGATATAGGAGCAGAAGCACCATACGACCGCATCCTTGAAGTGGAAGTACTGACACCTGCTCAGAGAGCACAGGCAGCCTGCCCGTGTATATGGATTGTGCGAAAGGGTCCTCTCTTTCGCGATATCGAATCGTGTGTCATTCCCTATCCCATTGCAAAGCGTGACTTGACCGGCATTTCCGAGTCATGGTTACAGGATATATGTACGCCAGATGATATACAGTACGTGGAATTAATTACGCGAAAGCCGGTTCGTGTAGTACCCTTTCTCTGGTCAGCTCTGGCAATCGAGACCTTCCGCAAGGAGACCAAGCCCCCTATTTGGCAGCAGAGCTATGCGAAGGATAAGCCGGTTCAGGTACATATCTGTGAGACGAACACGAGTTCGGCTAGCAGCTGTGTAATCCCTCTCTGCATCTTTGGGGAAAGTGTTGTACAGGGAACCCTTGATCCCCACCTGAAGGTCCACAATGGCGATCACCTCGTGAGCTCAGAGTATTTTCAGAAGAATCTGTGGGCGAATATCGTGGGAGATATCAAGGGCATGGAAATTGCCGATTGCTTCGTCGGTCGTCAGAGAATTCCCGATCTGGCGTCGATACCAAATACCCTTCTTATTACACACTCCCGATTCACCACAATTCGCCCATACCAGCTTGATGCTCTATGGTGTGGAATTCCTATTGTTCACAATTCAGTGCTCCTTCGAGATGTGAGCCCGGATGTGGCGAGAGGATTTTATCCGAACAATGATATTGCAGCAGGGTGTGCAGCAGTGGAGTCGCTGAAGAACTGGATCACAGAGAAGGAGCTGTTTACCATTCGCAGGAACATTCTGCATAGATTTGGCATCCTTTCGGAACATGTAAAAGGTGGTTGGAAGGAGGCCTTGGAGGCTTCTACTTTGGCAAAGCCCGTGCTCCGTATCACATTCACCGATATGTGGGAGAACTTCAACCCTGCCTATAATTTCTTCACCCTTCTCCTGGAGGCGCATGGATACACGGTTCTTGGTTCATATGGGTCTACTCCATGCGATCTACTGATCTTCGGTCCCTTCGGCTCCGAGTGGAAGTCGCCCCAGTTTGCAAAGATTCCCAAGGTCCACTACACTGGCGAAAATACACCACCAGTAAAGCACGCCGATGTATTCCTAAATCTAGGCTACCAGATGAATACTGATCCCAACTATATACGTTTACCCCTCTGGGTCCTCGAAGTCGACTGGTTCCAGGCCGATGCCAAGATTCGCAACCCCATCCCGATTTCTCTGGAAGAGTGTATGAACGTTAGCGAATACGCAGATATACGCAAACGCTTCTGTGCCTTCATCGTCTCAAATCCCTCTCAGCCTGTTCGCAACCAGGCCTTTCACACCCTCTGTCGCTACAAGCCTGTCGACTCTGCCGGCCGCCTTTATAACACCATCGGCCCTGAACTGTTTGCCGGCCTCGGTGGCGGTGGCGGTGAGAGACGCAAGGTTGACTTTCTCAGGCAATACAAGTTCTGCATTGCATACGAAAATGAAGCATCGCCTGGCTATATTACCGAGAAGATCCTGCACGCAAAGGCCGCAGGCTGTGTACCTATTTACTGGGGTGCTCCCAATCTCGATGTCGACTTCGATGTGGAGGGCTGCATTGATGCGAGAGGCCTTACTGCAGAAGAGCTTCTTGTCCGTGTAAAAGAGGTTGATGAGGATGACAGCCTTTGGCGGAGGAAGGCGATGGTTCCTGCCATTAGTGCAAAGAAGTTGCGGGAGACGGAGGCACTCTTAGACACAGTGGCGAAGCGTATTATTGCTAAGGGAGCGGCAAGCGAAGCAAGCGAAGCAGCAAGTACAGTTGCAGCAAGTACAGTTGCAACAAAGACCCACCTCGGTAACACAGTCTTTGTGACCGGTTGCAACGCACGTTTCGTCGACTCCCTTCTTACCCACTGGCTTCCCGCCATCTTCGCTCAGAAGAATTCTTCCACCAATGTCCAGGTACACGTATATCTAATGGGCGTGGATGCGGCAGCGAGGAAGAGAATTCTGGACGCATTCCCCGTTTCTCTCTTCGACATCCCCACTGAGCCCGCTGGATTTGCTGATTCCTGGAACCCGCAACACTTCCTATGGAAGCTCTGGCTCCTTCGTGAGTCTGTTACAAAGATTACTGCTGGCTATCCTGTGGTCTACCTCGACACTGGCGTCATGATGTGCAGGTGGCCTGTCAAATGGCTGAACCGTGTGAAGGAGGAGGGTATCTGCATCCTGGAAGATGAGTCGCAGGACAATCGTCACTGGTGCAATCCCTCCTTTTGCAAGGAACTCCGTGTTACAGAGGGTGAGCTAGGTGACCAGCAGATATGGGCAGGGGCCATTGCCTTCATCGCAGGGGATGCAAAAGCGAAGAATCTCTTTGAAGCTGCATGGATCCTTGGGCAGAACCCAGCCGTCATTGTGGGGGAGAAGTGGTCGGGCCTTGGAGCAGATAAGAAGCCATATGGGCATCGCCATGATCAGAGCATTCTGTCTATCGTTTCCAAGAGACAGGGACTCCCCAGATTTCCTCTCAGCGAAGTGTATTGCCACACCAGTATTCGTCACACCTTTATGAAGGGACTTTCCCTATACGCCCACCGTGGATTTTTCGTCGTCAATGATCCTATTGCAATGGGTATCGACACCGCCTGGGTGATCAATCTCGACAGAAGAAAGGATCGTATGGAGAAGTTTCTTACGAACAATGAGTTTCTGCGTGAGAAGCATATGCGTTTTCCTGCCATTGATGGAACCAAGCTCAAGCTAACGCCGAAGATTGCCCGCCTCTTCGCATCATCCCATAATATTTCTTGGAGAAAGGGAGTGATGGGATGTGCGATCAGTCATATGACACTCTGGCAGAAGCTGCTCGATGACAAGAAGGAAATTAACACCTACCTCATTCTCGAGGATGATGCCGTCGTGAACTCTGAGCTGATATCATTGTTTAATACAATGCACGAGAAATTGCCTGCCGATTGGGATGTCATCTACCTGGGCGGAGTTCTTCCGCCAAACCGTGAGGGCTTCGAGTCATCGATCGAACCAGTCAATGAGTTTCTGGGCCGTGTTAAAAAGAATACTTTGTTCCACGAGAAGGGGTCTAACTACTTTCACTTCTGTGCCTATTCCTACATACTTCGACGCTCAGGTGCAGAGAAGCTCATGCGGATATGTGAGGAGAGAGAAGGTTGCTGGGCACCGGCGGATCACCTCATTTGCAATGCGTATGATAAGCTGAATATCTATTTTACGAATCCCCTCATAGCTGGATGCTACCAGGATACGGACCCTCGCTACCAGGCGAGTAATTTCAATACCTTTGGAAAGGAGGAGTATGATAGTGATCTGAGGAACGAGGACCGATTTACTGATGCTGAGGTATGTGCCCTACCTGTCGTGCCTCTCGACATTGCAGGAGCCTTGAAGGAGGCATCTGCTCCTGCTTTAGTTAAGACAGTGGTAGAGGCCCCTGCCCCTGCTCCTGCTCCTGTTGAAGCCAAACCTATAAGAGAAGAACTATTCCCCCTAATGTATCATGATATCGATGGGCTGTTTGAGAAGAAGTGGCTGGAATTCATCCTCGGCCAAACCTTCGAAACGATCCGAACCAGGGTACCCATTATTATCTATCAGCATCCCTATTGTGATAAGTTAAAGGAGGTTCTCCGCACATGGCCCGCCTTCACCCTGTTACATTTGAGCGATGATGATTGTACAGATCCAATCGATATTTACGACTGGCCGAACTGCAAGGGCGTTGTGCGGAATTATGTGCGTCCCCTGCGAAACCAGAAGGTTGTGACAATTCCTCTCGGATATCACTGGTCAAGGAATCGAATGATACAGAAGCGAAGCCTCGTCTGGTCCTTCATAGGTGCCGAGCACGGCGATCGCAAGGAGAAGTTGCGTGCATTTAAGGGTCTCACCCCTAATACCTGCATCTTCCAACCTGGATGGAACAGTATACATGCAATAGGTGAAGATGAGACCCTCGATACCTTGGAAGCAAGTATGTGTGTGCCGTGCCCTGGGGGAGTTAACTATGAGACCTTTCGTATCTACGAGGCCTTGGAGGCAGGGGCTGTACCTATCCTTGTCGACGGCGACGCCGCATTCCTTGAATATCTGAAACGTTGGCTGCCCATCGTATCATCGCCCGATTGGGCCACCGCTGCTCGTATCGTGGCGGGACTTGCTCAACGCCCTGAAATCTACGAGTCCTATCGCAACTCTCTCATGGACGGATGGGCGTCGATGAAGCGGTCAGCGGTGGAGGCGGCCAGAAAAACACTCGGTCTAAGGGATACTAGCTCTTACTAGTCTATAGCAATGGATTCGAATGCAATTCCTAGTCTGGACGCTAGTCCCGCAGATTATACTACGATGTCTGTGTCACTGTCTGATATGAAGACCGAGAAGAAGCGTCTCAAGTTTCTTCTCGTATCTACGCACTGCCACCAGTACACCGGCTACAGCAAGGTATCCTGGGGCATCCTGAAGGAACTCGCCAAGAATCCCTGGCTTTCCGTAACCCACTTCGGCTTCCAGAAGTTCCCCCAGCAGCAGTTCCAGAACGGCTATCGCCCCTACCCTCCGTCGGTACGTGTGATTGACGCCGCCTCTCTCGAGCGTCCCTTCGAGCAGGGCTTCGGCTTCACGGTTCTGCCTGATGTCATTCGCAAGCTGAGCCCCGATGTAGTCATGATCTACAACGACATGTCCGTGGTCGCCAAGTTTTTCGCCGAGATAGACAAGGCCGGCATACCGAAGACATTCAAGATGTGGGTCTACGCCGACCAGGTCTATAATTGCCAGAACCAGATGTTCATTGACATGCTGAACCTGAAGGCCGAGCGTATCTTCGCCTTCACTCCCTTCTGGAAGAAGTGCCTGAAGGACCAGGGTGTGAATCGCCCTCTCGATGTACTGTTACATGGGTTCGATGCGAACATCTATGTGCCCATCGATAAGGCTCAGGCGCGCAAGGAGCTGCAGATCCCCGAGGATGCCTTCCTGTTTCTGAATGTGAATCGTAACCAGCCTAGAAAGAGATACGACCTGCTCATCATGGCCTTCGTTGAGCTGCTGGTCAAGTACCCCAACCGTAACATCTGCCTACTCTGCATCTGCGACAAGGGTGACAAGGGCGGCTGGTGGCTGTTCGATATCTTCAAGCGTGAGCTTCAGCTCCGCGGGGCCAGGGCCGAGCAGTTCATGACTCGCCTGATGCTGACGTCGCAGGACATGACGTTCACCGATGAGGCGATCAACAAGTTCTATAACATTGCTGATGTGGGCGTAAACTCCGCCGAGGGCGAGGGCTGGGGCCTGTGCAACTTCGAGGGGATGGGCGTGGGGGTGCCACAGGTGGTGCCGAATGTGGGTGGCTTCAAGGAGTTCTGCACACCCGATAACTCAGTCCTGGTCGAGGCCAAGTACAGATATTATCTTCCGACGGTCTACTCGCCGGTTGGTGGTGAGGTCAACTGCATCGATGCTCATGATCTGTTCCTCGGCATGGAGAAGTACCTGGATGCTGATCTGAGAAAGGAGCACGGTGTTGCCGCGAGAAAGAAGGTGCTGGAGTATACGTGGGAGAGAGCGGTCGTCCCGCTCGTCAAGCGTCTCAAGGAGTCGCTAGAGGATCTGGATGAATAAGCGTCTACTCGAAGAGTAAGCGACTGTGCCAAATAATGTTCCAATAGTATAGAATGGCTGGAAAACCCCGAAGTATTAATAATTTAATTACTAATATTGATGGTAAGGTCAAAGATTTACTGAACGGCGGCAGAGCCCTTCAAAAGGCTGTGGATCGTGCAACAGAGTCGGTGGAGAACAAGAAGGAGCCCCCGCTAACGCCCCAGGAGGAGGAAGTTATCCTGGGTGCCGTGGACGATTTCAAGACGAAGCTGGCCGACTCCTTTCACACCCTCAATAGGAAACTGGACCAGACCGAGCTCGGTAAACTGATGGGCGAAATTGATGCATCTGTTAGTGCACTGAGAACGGCGAATCGTGTTGCAAATCTAAATGCTGCTACTTCAGCCGCAGAAAACTCTTCTAGACCTCTGCCCGATAGACTGCGGGCGTTTCAGGTGATTCTGAGAACCCCTGAGGGCTTTGATATATTAAAGGGTATTGTAAATCATCAATCGACAGGGGAGCCGAGCATATATGACGGATTCAAGAAAGGACTGGAGGACATTGTTACGTTTCCGGGTCTTCACCTTGAGAAGCTTGCGAAGTACATGACCAATGGAACATTCATGATGGTAGATGACGCTGGCATACAGGATATCATGACAAGCCTTTTGGAGGCGAAAGCTTCTAATGCATCTCAGGCATCTGGCCAGTCCAAGGGTGGAAGAAGATCAAGAAAACAAAACCGTAGATAGAGTAGATGGACAGAGTTCTGAACAAAATAAATTCTGTCACCAAGGATACGACGAACCAGGTAAAGAAGATTTCCGATAAGGTAAATGCTCTTTCCGAGTTAACAAAGGGTGTTCTGGGATCGGGCGCGGCTGCCCGACACAATGCCGAGATGGCTGCTGCTGCGGCAGCGGCTCGCAAGGTTGCGGCGAATGCGGCGGCGAACGCGGCCAATGCCCAGCGTATTGCGGCAGAAGCACTTGCAAAGGCGGGCGACAAGAATACTGCGGGTGCAAAGGCGGCGGCGAATGCGGCGAAGGCTGCTGAGGAGGCTGCAAAGTCTGCAAAGGAGGCGGAAGCTGCGGCTAACGAGGCTAACCAGAACAGAAAGAGAGAGGCTCTGTTTGAGAATACGGCCGAGAATGCTACTGCAGCTGCTTCTGCTGCTGCTGCTGCAAATGAGGCCAACCAGAACAGAAAGAGAGCTGCTCTGTTTGAGAATACGGCTGAGGAGAAGGCCGCTAAGGCTGCTGCTAACGCGGCAAACGAGGCCAACCAGAACAGAAAGAGAGAGGCCCTGTTTGAGAATAATAATAACCTGTCAAAGGTGAATACAAGCCTCTTTCAGAATACTCCGTCTGTTGCCAGCCGCCTAGCCATTGAGAATGTGAAGGAGAACGCTCCCCAGCTGCACCTCACCGTTCCCCAGCAGACCCGCCTGCGTTCTTATGCGGAGGATATGTACAGAATCATTCGTGCAAACCCGGCTGCTCAAACCTTCATTACGCGTGCCTTTGAGGAGATCCGCAGAAATGAACTTACCTCCGAGCAAATCCGCAGAATTCTTAGCAATCTGCGTGCGATCGCTAGAGAGGATTCGCGTGCCCTTACGGATCGCAACCAGCCGCTTGATATGGTGCTAAATGTGGTGACGGAGAATGCATCTGCTAACACGGGTTCTATCGGCCCCCCTACTCCCACCACAGATCAGCGTGCTACCCTTCGTAACATGGTAAGCAGATTCTTTAACATCGGCATGGATGTGGTCAATGATCTCTCGGATGCGGACCTCTTTAACGCCCTTCTACTGTATCACTTCCTTAGCATGGGTCATGGATCTGCTTCTGGTTCTGCATCTGCATCTGCCTCTGGTCTTGGAAACCGTGCCCATGAACTGCAGAACGGTCCCCCTCCAAGCCGCCTGGCCCTCCAGAACGGCAATGAGAATAGAGGTCTCCGCATCAGAACCCCTCCGAATGCAGACAATCTCTATGTATCACCTGCTAGCACAGGTTCTCTGAGTCTGAGCAACTATAATAATGGAAACTTTACAACGGATACGACGCCTAGTCCCAAGGCCTCTGGCCGCCTCAATCCTGGCTCATCGACAAACATGGTACGCTATGCTAAGGGTGGTCGCAGAACCAGAAAAATGAAGTCATCTCGTAGAATGTCGTGCGGATGTGGCGTCAAGTTTGGTGGTGCTCGTAAGACACGTAACAGAAAGAACAAGAGAAAGTCTAAGACATCCAGGCGGTAATTGCTTATGATAAACCGTGTTAAATCTGGCAGAATTGTCCTGTATCCTACCATATAGCAATATGATAGTACACAGAGCCCCCCTACAAACAGATACCTTTGACCCATCCCATGTGGATGAAGATACCAGACCCCGCACTCGCTGTGGCTATCTAGTCCCCGATGCATTCCAAGCATATAATGTAGCTCTTTCCGAGGCAGGATCCGCTGCTAGTGCCAAGGCCATCCATTTCGCTGCCGACATTATCTGTAGCGGCGGCCTAGATATTTGGATTCGTTCTGTATATACGTACTGTGTAAAAAGGATTGGCCTGGGGAATCCACGGATCTTCGTCTATATCCGAGATGCCTTCAAACGCCTCGATGCCAAATCCCTGGCCCTCCCACAAGAAGCCTTCTTCAAGGACGCCACTGTCCATGCCGCCGTGGGCGAGACCGTCCTCCTTCTCCAACTATGTGCCAAGAGACCGAACATCCAGTGGCCGAAGGTAGATGATGCTACGAAGGCACCCGGCTGGCTACGTGGCATCGCCTCCTCCCCTGAAACACGGGCTACGCGGACCATCTGGTCCTCCGATGGCGATAGTACACCCTTGTACCTCGTGTCAAATGAGATCTGCAAGGCGGTCCAGGACGGCTCTACCGAGCGTGCTCTCTTCTGGGTTCGCTGGTCGTACGAAGAGGATGCTCGTATACGAAAAGAAACCAAGGGGCCCGGCCTTACTCGCAAGGAGCGTCTCTTAGTCGGCTCGCCAGCCCAGAGGACTGACGTCGGCCTGTATTTTGTGGCACTTCTCATTGAGATATATAAGGAACTTGCCGACAAGCAGCTTGTTCGTATGCATGAAGAAGTGACCGAGCTAGCACGGCTGTGGAAGAGTGGAGAAAAGCGAATGGCCACTGCACTCAAGAAAGATATCCTTGCCCTCATGATAAGTATTTGCTGTGAGGTGCCGAGGTGGAAGGTTCCTGCTGCACCCCCTCTGACCCAGGACCCCGTTCGTCTCTCGAGAGCCGTTACCCAAGTCCCTTATTTCTTTCAAGAAGTCCTCGAATATAAGGCACTCTCTGTATCTGACCAATTGAAGCCAAAGATGATGCAGAGTCCGAAGAAGAAGAAAGTTAAAGAAGTTGTGGTGGATGACCGCATGGCCGCCTATGAGGCCGCTATGGATGCATATATGAATAAGTAACTGCAAAAGAAAAAAGACAAAAGACAAAAGACAAAAGACAAACCATAAAAAAATTGAAGTCGCAGTACCAGCAGAAGCCAGTCCACATGGATTCTATAATCGATCTCGCCGACCGTCTCCAAAAAGCAAATTGGGCCTATCACAATACTGATACCCCCACTATGGGAGATGATGAGTACGACAGGCTCCTAGAACTCTTGCGTTCCAAGGCCCCGTCCCACCCCTTCCTAAAGTGTATTGGTGCAACACCTGATGCAAATACAACGATCCTCCCTGTCCCTCTAGCATCTCTCGATAAGGTTCGCATGGGCGAGGCAGGCCTGCAGCGGTGGCAGAAGCGGCGAGCTATGATGGGGGTCGAGTCATGTGTCGTTAGCGAGAAGCTAGATGGACTCTCGGCACTACTCATCTATGATTCTAAGGTATCGCTCTACCTCCGCGGGGATGGTGTAAAAGGTGTGTGTGTGAATCGCATTCTGCCTTCGTTGGCCCTTCCTTCTGTAGAGCCTTGTATGATTCGCGGTGAGCTTGTTCTCTCGCACGCTGATACTCCCGCGGGGTCCGTAGGCCGCTCTCTCGTCAACGGCTGGGTGCATCGGGCCCTCGATACCACGAAGCCGCTGCCCAAGGAGCTGAGCAAGGTCCACTTTGTGGCGTACCAGCTCATTTCCCATGGTCTACCGCGTGGTGATCAAATGGCATGGCTTGCACGAGCTGGCTTTCGTGTGGCCCCATGGCACAAGGAACCGTTGAAGCCCCTGACGGAGGACACCCTCTATAAGATCCTGGTACGTGCAAAAGAGGGGTCTGCATATCCTATTGACGGCATTGTCATTGGGACGGATACCGTGCCGGCTACAGTTGGGGGTGGGGGCGAGGCAAAGAATCCCCCCGATTGTATTGCCTTCAAGGCGTCGTTGGAGGAGCAAAAGAAGGAGACTACGGTCCTATTCGTCGAGTGGAACGTGAGTCGCCTCAACACGTGGATTCCACGGATCCAGATTGAGCCTGTTGTCATTGGTGGGGCGAAGATCGAGTGGATGAGTGGGCACAGTGCGAAGATGATCTCCGAGGGGGTGGTTGGAAAGGGGGCACGCATTGTCCTCCGTCGCAGCGGGGACGTCATCCCGACGCTCGACTCGGTCGTATCTCCGTGCCCTACAGGGCCGTGCCTTCCCCCCGCCGGTTCGTGGGATTGGGATGCAAATCGTGTGCATGCCGTGCGAAAGGAGGGGTCGATGGAGGGTACGGCGGGGCTGGCCGAGAAGGCATTGCTCCATGCCCTACAGACCCTGGGGGTTGAGGGCATTGGCCCGGGTCTGGTGGCCAATCTGGTCAAGGGAGGTGTTATGGACTTCCCCTCACTACTTACGGCCGATCCGAGCGTACTCAAGGAGGCACTCGGGCCTACGCGGTATAGCAAGGTTATGGAGCTGGTGAAGAGCTCGCTAGAGAAGGCGAGTCCGTGTACCCTGTGCATTGCCAGCAATCTCTTGCCGAGGGGAGTTGGTGAGAGGAAGTTGCGGCCCCTGTTCTCCAAGGAAGCATCGCCCCGACGATGGACGCCTGCTCTGCTCGAGGGGATTGAGGGATGGAGCAAGGATACGCTTGCGGGGTTGTTTGCGGCCCTCCCTGGCGTTCTCATATGGTGCCAGGCCGTCAAGCCTGGGTGCTTTGATTTGGCTGCTGCTACTGCTGCTTCTACTGCTACTGCTGCTGCACTCATTTCTGCATCTGCATCGCCTGCTCAACAAAAGTCCGTGGTCTTTACCGGTGTACGGCCCGATGCAGCTTTACAGGAGGCGATGACTCGTTCCGGTTGGAAGATGTCCGATTCCCTGACGAAGGTAACGCATCTCCTCGTGCACGCCGACGGGGCCAAGGAAACCGGCAAACTCGCCACTGCCAGGAAGTACGGTATCGAGGCCTGTTCTATTTCACAGTTTCGAGCCAGGTGTTAGATGGGCAACATAGCGTCAGGATATATATTTACAAATCCACCCGGAACAATAGCCGACGCACAAGTGCGAATCAATGCTGAGATCGCAGCAGTACGAGCCACCGGTGGCAACAACTCCAGATTTTTTACTCAGACTAGCTCTGCCCCTCCTCTCCAGGATAACCAGTCCTTTCTCGTAAATATACAGCCTCTGACAGCCTACCTCGGCGGCTATCTCGGCCAACCCGAAGGCCTGTTCAATGCCAACTATTTCCTGCAAACCGCCTTCGCAGCCGGCATTCGCTCATTCCACCTGCCAATCTCCACCTATATGAATCCCTCGAAGGTCCCTCCTACCTGGCCCTATTCAGGTATGCCCGTCATTGCGGCCAGAGATACCACCGATACCATCGTCAGCGTGAACGCCATTTCCGTCAGCCAGTTCATCGAAGCCCTCGTGGAGTACAAGTCAGTGTCAGGATATTCAACGGAGCCCATCATTCTCATCCTAGAAGATGCCCTATCAGAGCTCGACAGATCCAAGATAAACTATGCCAAATTCATGACCGCAATTGCAAAGCAACTCCAGCCTCTCGACACCTTTCGCCTCACCACTGCCGGCTCCTATGGCTCCGTCGTCGGCGGCCTGAATCAGAAGAAACTTCTTACCGAGATTCCTCTGAACAGCTTTGACAACAAGGTCATTATCTTCACCAACTTCGATGTAAGCCAGGACAGCACACAATCACTGGCCTCCTACGCCAATTTCATCTATTCCGATGGAGACAACACGCTCCCTGTGCGTGAAATTGCTCTCGAGGATATCTCAGGAAGCCAGACCGACTGGATATCGAAGGCACGCACGAACTGGTATATCGCGAAGAGCAAGACACCCCTTATTGCACCTGATGCTGCCACCATCAAGAAGGCCTTTGCCAATGGCATACAATGTGTTCCTGTCCCGCTCCTATCAAACCCCATGGAAAAGATATCGACCCTGTGGCCTATGTGGGGAGGAGCGAGTTACGCGTTGAAGGTAAATGAGACCCGCTATACGAGACCCTCACCGGTTGTCCCGCATATGTTGAATGCCAGACTCAATGCCAGCTTGGAAGGCAAGGAGCCAGGAAGTCTTGTTGTGCGTTAAGTAGATGGAGGACTCTCCGAAAGATATTCTGAGTCCTATCCTGTCTAAACCGAATATTCAGAGACAAATCGGCTTCCTCGAAGATGCTGTTAAACAGGCCAAGAAGAGAGTCGATTTTGCCATAGCCAATGACACAGAGATCCAGAGAGGCATCGAAGTCGTCGAGAGATTTCTTCGTAAGAAGCGTCGCGTCTGTTATGGAGGTCAGGCTATCAATTCACTTCTGTCAAAGGGAAGAAAGTTCTACGACGAGAAGTATTCGATACCTGATTACGATTTCTTTACACCCAGTTACAAGGAGGATGCGGATGAGCTGATCGCTGAGCTGAAGAAGGAGGGATTCACCGAGGTGCACATGAAGTACAGCATGCACGAGGGAACTATTAAGATTCTCATGAACTTTGTGCCTGTGGCTGATTGCACCGATATGCATCCGAGCCTCTTTAAGATCATCCAGTCGCGTGCAAAAGTGGTGGATGGGATCTGCTTCACCGACCCCGAGTTCCTGCGGATGATGATGTATCTTGAGCTCAGTCATCCGAGGGGAGAGGTGGATCGCTGGAAAAAGGTATATGAGCGTCTTGTCTTACTGAATACCGAATACCCTCCGACAACCTGCACGGATCCCATTCGTGTGCCTACGAATGTCACGAAGCAAGAGAGGTCGACGGTGCTCGAGCTGGTGGCAAAAAGGAAGCGAGTACTTGTGGGGCCTGAGTGTATCGCACTGATGGACCTTGCAGGTCAAGCAAAGATATCCGCAGAGAAGCTGGTGAGCATGGACGGGCCTGTTATCTTTATGAGCCCCCAGGCTTCGGTAGATGGAGAGGATATTGGCGATATGATCAGAGGCCTGCAGAGTGGGCATGGCAAGGTCACAGTAACATCGGAGAAGGCACTGTATTCGAGTCTGTTTAACTTCACCGTCGTCAAGCACATGAAGCGGCCGATTGCCCTCATCTTCCAGGAGGATTCGTGCCATTCGTATTCAACTCTACATCTGTCAAATGGTGTGGCGATGAGAACAGGAAGCTTCGATACGATTCTCGAGCTTTACTATAGCATTCATATATTTGGTAAGAAGGAGCTCGCCTTTTTTGCCATGCCTGTGGCGTGCCTCATCAACAAACTCCACAGCATTGAGGCGAGGGCGAGAATGAGACCGAGTGAATACGTACCGGCCTTTGCCGTTCGCTGCTCGGGTCACCAGGAAGGTATTGCAACCCTTTTGAAGAAACGTGTGAAGAGAACGGAACTTGAACGGGCTGAAAAGGCTGCCGAAACAAAAAAAGGGGGTAGGCTCATACGTGGCAGGAAAACAAGAAAGATATCTCATTAGCTTGAGGATATAACCATTACGTGTGATACAGTATGTATCATATGCAATGAATTGTGTTTAATTGTGTTTAATTGTATCTATTGGTTGAATATAGTTAGATAAAGGGCGTTAACATAGCATATATATCATCGTCCTTTAGCCATGTTACCATGATGTGTGTTATATCGTGAAGTTGTACGATATTCTTACACGATTCAACACCGGGGTAGGTGTAAAGAGAACTTAGACAAATCTTACCCCCGTAAAATGTATCGAGTGCTGCATCATCAATGTGCCAAAAGGAAAGCTTATCACGCCCAGGATACTCGCTGCGGACTTTTCTCGGTGTAATGTTTGTGGCAGAGAAGGATGCTAGGCAGGTACCTTTCGGGTTCTCATAGAATTTTAGTAAGGTAAATTCATCAACGTAATCAAAAAACTTAAGACGGATGATCATTTCACTGTAGTAGGTGAAGAAGACGGAGAGCCAACTATCTTTGCAACCACCTTATCTAAATAGTCGGGTTGAGCAGCTTCCTTTTGAAATGTCTGCAAATAATCCATATTCTTCTTTGCATCAGCAATAAATGCCTTCGTATCAAGGTTCGGTGAAATAAACTTGGGTGCTAAAACGGAAGCAGTTGTCTCCTTAATCTTTGCTGTAATGTTCGCAACGGCCTTCGTAATCTCTTCCGGTGTCATATCATCGGGCATTTTGCACGCGGCAGCCGCTTTCTCAGATGCACGTGTATCAGCGACGCTCATCGGGCAGATTCCAATGATATTCTCAAAGCCCTCTGCCGCCAGTGCTGATGGCAGAGACTCGATCATGATTTTATCTGCGATTCTCGTCGCTTCTCTGCCATCGCTCGAACTATCCATGATAGGCGGATATCCTGCAAGAAGAGACTTTATACTGGCCGCCCGTGTGTGTAATTCACGCTGTGCATATGCAACCATAAGGATAAAGCGTGCACCAATATCGACAGGAATTTCATTGTAGAACTTGATCCACTCCACGTCAGCCTTTGCACTAGGATACTTGAATGCAGGGCAGGGGAGAGGAGGTAGACTCAGCTGCATGGTTAAATAGTCTTCCACCTGGGAGAGGGTTTCAGGTGTAAGAGGCTTATCGTTCTTTTGAATATATATGGCAGCGTTTACACGTATAAGATCGTAAATGCTACAGAGATCATTGCTCACGTAGGGATCAAGTGCTGCACGAATAGCCGTCTCGACGGCAGAGCGAGGTTTCAGCGAAGCAGAAGGCGAAGCAGAAGGAGAAGACGAGGGAGAAGATGACACAGATGTATCAAAGCCTTCGTAGGTTTTTAGAAGTATATTACTATAAAAAAGGATTCCTGTTAAAAGGAAGACCCCGACCAACAACGGGAAGATTAGTTTCAACCCATCCATTTCTAGACCTTCAGGAGATTAAGGAATGGCCAACACCGAAGGTGCACGTCTTAACCGGAGTATACAAAAACAGGTATATTTTAATAGAAGTCCTGGCATTATTGAAGAATTTATATCATCACCTACATCCCGGCCTGGCCGGACAACCTTGTCGACCGAAACAACTCCGTCACAAGGTACACTCTACGCACAAAACATTTATAAGGAAAGTGTCCCTGGGCAATCGAATGCCCGCATAACCTACCAGGGCGGTGTTTCCCAGGAGCAAATTGCCGTACTGCTGAATGCTTACACTACGCAGACGAATTATGCAAGCGAGTCAGCTCGTATTGCTGATGCAAAGTGTCCCGGATATACGCCCGCCTTCAGCGATATAGTACCCCCTGTAATACAGTGCCCTCCTCTACCTCCTCCTCCTGCTCCTCCAATGATTCCGGGAGTGAATCCAACCCTCTGTAGATAAGGAGGTGCGTATCTTTTATATTTGACGGTACTAGATATGGGAGTTACCAACCGTGACGCATCCATCTTAACTAAGAAAAACAGAGGAGTTGCTGAAAATGCTTATTACCAGCAATGGTACAATGCTACCGTTGTGAATGGTCAGGTAGGAGTGGCTGGTCCCGCCAAGACATCTGCCGAGGTGGTGGCCGAGATAAGAGTAGGATGCACTGAATGTGCAACCCTTGATGCTGTAGGCAGAGATCCTAATGCCAGCCAGTACCCGTTCAACCCTAGCTCGGGTGGTGCTGGTCGCAGATTTTAGGTTAAAGGGGTATACTGGTTGTACTTCAATGGTAACCTTTGTGAGTGCTTTTCTAGATTTGTCAGAAGATAGAACAGCCCTTCGTTCCTGCGAAACGTATTTACAACACTTTATAAAGATTGCGGAGACTGGAATTAATATTCACCTCTTCTTAAATGAAATATGTCGACCTTTTGCTACGATTCTTAACGTTGAAAACTTTCCAAATGTGTATATTGAATACATCGAATTAGAAGATCTCCGATCTTTTCCAGTCGCTCAAGGTGCGTCACTTCCTGCGATTCGGCACGAAACAAAAGATACACGGAATTATTTAATCCTTATGAATGCAAAAGTAGATTTTGTATATAGGGCCATACAAAAGGATATATGGGCTGCGAGCCATTTTTACTGGATAGATTTTGGTGTTTTCCATGTAATAAATGATATAAAGGGGAGTCAGGATTATTTGCGAGCTATTTCTAAGGCAACTCTTCCAATGGGACTCATTATGCCTGGGTGTGTAGATATAGCCCCCTTTGACTACTTTCACTATATCTGCTGGCGCTTCTGCGGAGGAGTTTTTGTTGGCGATAAAGATTCACTAGTACAATTCTATAGAATATTCTTCGAAATGTACGATAAACTGACAAAGGAGGGTGGGCTGACATGGGAAGTGAATATATGGGCTTATTTAGAATTAGTAGGAGTACTACATCCTATATGGAAATATGCAGATCACAATGATTCCATATTACGAGTTATAGATCTATAAATTATCAGTCGTATATTTGTTTATCGTAGATTTGTTTATCGTACTGAATGGTACTTTTGTGTGTAGCATGGTGCTGCAAACAAATGTAAAAAAATACCGCCTGCGGGGATCGAACCCGCGACATTGTGGTGACTTGTACCCCTCCTTGTAAAAGCCACACGCTCTACCAGCTGAGCTAAGACGGTTTATGTCTGTATGTCTTTATTATCCGCTCAAAGCGGATCTAGTCAATTGGTTCAGCTATCCAGAACAGCCGCGGGGAGGCTTGACGTTGTTCCATGGTACTCTAGGAGGGAATCGAACCCTCAATCTTCAGCTTAGAAGGCTGACGCGTTATCCGTTGCGCTACTAGAGCAAAATATGCTCCCTTTGGGTATCGAACCCAATACCTTCAGCTTACAAAGCAGATGCTCTACCATTTGAGCTAAAGGAGCATTGGGAGGTTTAAGGTACCTCCCAGACCTGCGTGCGCCAAACGGGAATCGAACCCGTGTTGACAGGTTGGAAACCTGTAATTCTACCACTAAATTATTAGCGCGTGTTTTTAGCAGCTCCTGGTTTCGATCCAGGGACCTATGGGTTATGAGCCCAGCGCAATTCCTCTTTGCTAAGCTGCTTTCTTGTTAAGTAAGGAGGACAATTAGTTCAACTGCATCCGCAGAGTCTATCCGGAACAGCCACGGGGAGGCTTGTCGTTTGTTCCATGTACCGATACCGGGAATTGAACCCGGATTTGAGGAGTGAAAACCCTCGGTCCTAACCATTAGACTATATCGGTGTTTGGTCTAGGCGGGGGTCGAACCCGCGACTTTGGCGTTGCTATAAGTATACACGAATGTATAAGCACCACGCTCTACCAACTGAGCTACTAGACCGTTGCGAGAAGTGGGGATCGAACCCACGCGGATTGCTCCAGCAGATCTTAAGCCTGCCACCTTAACCACTCGGTCATCCTCGCTTAAGTCCCGAAGGGCAAACCCTTCGGGCAAAGGACTCCCTACTCCATATCTTTCTAGTGGTTTATTTGTTTAAGTCGTTTTACGCAGGTAGTTACTTCGCACCAGCCTTCTTCAGCACCTTCTTTACTGTAGCGACTGTGCGAGTGGGGACCGGAGGGGGAGCCGTCTCCTCCTCATCCTCGTCATCCTCAACCAGCTGGTTCGTCGTGGGCACAGGGACCACCTCCTCCTCCTCAGCCACATCCTCATCGACGAAGCTGTAGCCAGAGATGCCCGAGGCAGCCTTGTCGATACGCATGTGCACGGCACGCCAGCTCAGACCGAACTTGTCACCAGCGAACCAGACGCTCACGCACTCGATGAGGCACGTGAACTCCGAGCGACGCTGGAGCAGGTCCTTGAACGGAACACCCGTGATAGGCAGAGCATTAGGATCCGTGCGGGACTTGGCATCGAAGACCACCGTCTCGAACTCCTCTGAGTCACGCTTCTTGCGGAGGTTCAGCTTGATGTTCGGCGGGTAAGAGGAGCGGTTGCCCTCCTTGTCGCGACTGAACTTCAGGCACGGCGTGTAGTTCGCCGCGACGATCTCACGCGTGAAATCCTTCTTGAACCAGAGCTTGGTGTTGCGAGTGGCAGTCTCAATCATATACTCGTCAATCTCCGCCAGTGCCTTGTAGAAATCATTTACCTTCGAACCCTCCTCCTCGTAGCCGCTGAGGGCCAGGTCGATGGAGTACTTGATAGTGCCCTGCTTGTTATCAAACTCGTTCATGCCGAACGGAGAAGGAAGGCTGGGAGTCTGGAAGGTAAGCTTGTTCTTATCACCATTGTAGTTTACATATGCCATCTTTGCACCAACCGCACCCGTGAGAGGCTTAGGGGCGGCGACAGCAAACTTAGCGAGCTTGAAATTCTTCGGCTGAACGATAGGGGAGGACATTTTGACTGTTTGGACTTATCACTGGGCGAGCGGCAGCCGTCAACTTTTTTTGCGATTTTTTTCGGCGACCGAGGTGGTAAACGCTAAGCATGTGACAGGGCTGTTTTTTTTTTGAAGTGCGACAGCAGAATGAACTACGGGGAATATATGCGTAAGAAGGAAAGAGCTGCAGCTAAGATCGTCGGCTATCAAATGGGACAAGATGCATCGCAAGTAACTCTCAGGAACCAGGGCCTCGCCACCACTCGCACCCTCAAGACAATCACTGGAAATGATCCCTCCTTCAATGGTGTCCCTTTCACAGTTTCCACGTCCGACGCAAATTCCTGTACACGTGTTATTAGTGGCTTAAAAAATGCAGATGCCACGCAAAATATTATTGGACTTGCTCAGAGAAGTGCACACAAATTTAGCATGACTCCCCATGTTACCGTAATACCTTGCAGTGATATGCTTAGCACTATCACCAATGCTCCGAGCACACAGTCGTGTGTGGCAGATCCGGGTCAGATATTCAGAAATCCTACAGAACTCATTGCCAACCAGGCAAGACAGGCCAGTATACGCTCACAGTACAATCTGCCGAGTAAGCTTGACAGCCTGCGGGGGCCCGTGGCGAATATACGGTGATGTCTTTTATATCATAACCATGGAAATGCCTCCGCTACCGACGGATGCACACGTGCGAGAGCCGTAAGTATATATAAAGCACCACATCCTTGATTTGCTTTATCTGTACTCGCACTAAGAAGGGTATGCATCGTCGATAAATTGTGTTTCATCCACCATTTGAGCGTCCTGTGATCGCTAAGAATCTTGTGGGGAGGGTACTTGAAGACAAGATTCTTATGACCCGGAACAATTCTTTCTTTGTCCTGTTCGCTCAACCTCAGTTCCGCATTCCACATGTAATAGAGGCGGCTATACAGCTGAATATGGTCATCCATACGAAGAGTCTCAAACCATAAAACATTCACTCCATAGCCATGAATACGGATCCGTAAGAAAACATCCAAAACCTTCTGATTCCACCGTTGTTCAGGAGTGAGAACCTCGGAAGAAATATACAGGAGTGGCAAGGAATGTTTTTGTAAGAACTCAGAGACTATCTGGAGTCGTCGCACAACAGAGGCTGGAAGTTCTTCTTGCGAATACGGGTTCACGACATTCCTTTCATACTGCATGTTTTGCATAAGAAAGCGGCTGTCGAAGATCCACGTGTGTTGCCCATCATGGTAGCTGAACCGGTAGGCGGGCGGTATAGATGTAACAGGGTCAAGGGTGAAGATATCGGTGTCATTGTTGGCTATCTCAGGTGTAAAATAGGCTAGGCCGTGCCTTCTTCTGATTGCTGGATAGGTATACCTCTTCAAAAAGGCTAAGATCTTGAGGCCAGCGGTGCGATGACCCTTGGCCAAGACCGGTACAGGCTTCACCCATGGAACCCTCTTTTTACACCTGGCGTGGGTAGGACAATAAGATCCCTTGGTTGCAGGGTGCTCACATTGTAGTGTTGGGTCCTTTTTTGATTTTATACTTATGCAGCGATCCCTCTGCATGAGATCTCTGCTCTCGGGGGAGAAGAGTTCGGCCTTCGGCCTTCGCCTTGGGCCTTTGCCTTCGGCCTTCGGTTCGGCCTTCGGCCTTCGGTTCGGCCTTCGGTTCGGCCTTCGGCCTTAGCCGGGGGAAATAAATCTGAAAGAGGGGGGTTCATACCAACGAAACGCAGGTCATTGGCTGACATCACTTCAAAATAAAATCAAACGCACTCCGGAAATTGAAGGACCCCGGCATTTGCATCACGAAAAAGTTGATTGTTGGCGTTCCATGTTGTAAAAGTCCAGTGCGTAAAATGTCCTCTACTTCTACCTCCTCCAGTAATATAATGAGCAGCGCCAAGTCCTCCGCCAAGAAGGTTACCAAGAAGACTGAGGAGACCGTAGTTGCCGCCCCCGTGGTGGCTGCCCCCGCCGCCGCCCCCAAGGCGAAGAAGGCTGCCTCTGCTTCCACGTCCGCTGCTTCCGCTGCCCCCGTGGCCGCCCCTGTGGCTGCGCCGGTTGAGGCCGCTGCCCCCGCCGAGGTCGCCGAGGAGGTCCGCCTCGACACGGAGGTCAAGGCCGTCACGTCCCGCCTGCTCGCCCTGCGCGACATGGTGTCTGAGCTGGTGACGGAGGCCAAGCGCCTCGAGAAGAAGGCCACCAAGCTGCAGAAGCTGGCCGACAAGCGCCGCAAGCGCAAGGCCCCCGTGGAGGGTGAGGAGGCCAAGCCGGCCCGCGTGTCGATCTTCCAGATCCCCACGGACATCTCCCCCCAGCTGTGCGCCTTCCTCGGCCGCCCCGCTGGCAGCCAGGAGAGCCGCTCCAACGTCACGAAGTTCGTGACGACCTACGTGAAGGAGCAGAACCTGAAGAACAAGCACGACATCAACCCTGATGCCAAGCTCCGCTCCCTCCTGGCCGTGAAGGCGGATGAGAAGCTGACGTACTTCAACCTCCAGAAGTACCTCAACCCCCACTACCTGAAGAAGGCGCCGGTCTCTGCGTAAGCGTAGCGGACAAAGCGTAGCGGACAAAGCGTAGCGGACAGAGCGTAAAAGCTTAGAACTTGCTTACACCTAATAATTGTTATCGAATCGAACAAAACAAGGGTCTACAAATCCTTTTTTTGTTTACAAGAGATTGTCTTCAACAAACTGTTTTATATACACCCCATTAAGAATATGTACATTGCCATCACTAAATGATTTATTTAAAAATCCATTACTGTCAATATACTTATTATACACATCAAAAAATAAGAATTTATATTCAATGCATGTTTGTTTTAATTTGCTGTTAAAATATAAAACGTATGACTTTCTTTCCTCATCTGTTCCTAAATACGGATAGCTTTTATTTTCATTAGTATTATGTTTTTGAATTGGTGGAACAACATTATATATAACAGTTCTTAAATTATCAAATGTATTTACCGCATCTTGAATCTGTATAAAATAATTATTTACTATACTATCAATTATTTCTTTATAATTTTTGGTTTCTGTTATATGTTTATGTATATGACAGCGACAATCAATTTCACCAAAAGAAAATATTACGGTATCACCATTATTTACATTATATCCATCTTTTATAATAATACCATCACGTCCTATAGAAAAACATAATTTTGGACCTAAGTGATGTGTCTCAAGATTCGTAATCTCACCCCAACCATTAAAAGAATGACTATCTCCAAAAGTATGTATTACCATTCTATAGTAGAGAAAGAGAAAGAGAAAGAGAAATGAGAAAAGAGAAAGTCGGCGTTTCAAATGTCCAACCGTGTAAAAAATGATATAATACGTCATTCTAGACTAGGGTCACATGCCTGTTCTGAATGGTAAAGCTATATGTGAAGATGCATATGATAGTACAAATGACATGGGAATAGAGTTTCAAAATTCCCCTATTTCTGTCGAAGCAGTCGAGGCTCGTGACGCCACAACCTATTTAGATTGGATCTTCAACGTGGCAGGACAGTATATGCGAAAGGTGAAAATAGGGAATCGAATTATCTGCGAAATACCTCATAACTGGGAATGCGCGGTGAAAGCTGTAAAAAATAGGGTATATCTCTTCACAGGTCACAGGGAGTGGATCCTCCTTACAGATAGGCAGCCATATCGGATCGAAGTGGAGAAGCGGATACGAAATGTATGGATAGGAAAAGCATGCTACTTTCAAAATGTATACGACGATACCTGTCTTCAGAACATTATAACGGAAGAAGGCCTTGCCTACTTCGATGGAATCACGGCCGAGATGGAAAAGGTACCCATTATATATGGCCGGTGCAAGAATTCCATGACTCTTCTCGACGACATACATCGCCGCTACATCTACAAGCACCAATTTCAGCCAAATGAGATTGTGGGTATCAAATCGGTTGCTGGAAGCGGAAAGACAACCACTCTGCTAGAACTAGCCAAGATACATGCAGAAAAGAAAATATTATATCTCGCCTTCAATAAGGCCCTTATCACAGAGATAGAGGGGAAGATTAAGAAGCAGTCCATCAAAAACCTATATCCCTGTACATTTCACTCCCTAATTCATCGTGCATGGCCAAAGAAAACAGAGCCAGATATCGTAGACCTGAAGCCCCAGAATATTCAGAACTATGTACCCTGGTTCTACGATAAACAATATAAGCTAAAACAGTATTATGTAAATGTGTACAAGAAGTTTTGCAAGAGTACCATAGAGTCGCCACATGATTTCTGCATGACTGAATACGGGTCCGATAAACCTATCTTGCAGACTCTATGGGATATCACACTGAAACATCATCTGACAACCTTTGATAGCCTATTGAAACAGGCAATGGTGCATAGATGGTTAAAGGGGTATATTGACAAGACATATGATATGATTATGATTGATGAGACACAGGACTTCGACGCAATTATGTTACAGATGTTGCTCAATGATACCACGATTCCGAAACTCTTTGTGGGCGACCCTAAACAATCGATTTACCAGTGGCGTGGATGTATAAATGCATTTAACCATCTACCCGCAAAGTCTCTGATCGTGGAGTTCTATTCCACCTTTCGCATTGGAGATCCTGCGTGCGAACTCATTCGCAAGAAGTTCCGCGACTGCTGGATGATATCGAAGAGTAATCACCCAACCACTATGACACATGACCTCCATACCATCGTCGATAAAAACTACACATATCTATTTCGATCATGGCGGCGTTTATTAATGACTGCTCGAACTATGCCAAAGGTATGGATATGCAATTATGAGCAACAGATAGAGAAAATTCGCAAACTACATCCAGTGATTTCCAAGTTCGGTATACCAGAAGAAGAATTTGAGGATGACTTGCCCAGCTTTCTAAAGTCTATGTCAAAGGAGGCTTTGGAGGAACTTATCTTGGAAATAGAAGAGAACGTTGTTTGTAAGGAGGAGGCCACCTGTAAATTCTACACCATTCATGCATATAAAGGGCTGGAGGATGACCATGTACGAATTGCAAATGACATAGATACGGAGGATTCCAATCTATATTATGTGGCATTGACCCGTGGCATGCAGACCATCGTGGAAGATATTGAGAAGGCTGAACCTTTGCAGCTGAAAAAGCAGCTCGACTTTACTAAGTATAAGCATGAGGGTGAGAATCAAAGCCGTGGAATGATCTATAAATGGCTCCACCGTAAATAGTATTGGTCTAAAGTCTACCAGGAAGTTAATTTAATGCACAAAACCCTCCACCCCGAAGTCCTCGGCTTTGTTGACTCCAAGAGATACGATGCTACTGTAAAAGGTTGGTGCTTTCACGTGTCGCGTGAGAAGATGCTCCTTCGTGTTATTATAGATGGCGTAGTGGCTGACGTAGAAGAGGTAGAGCGTCCCGATGTCGCCAAGCATTACAAGGGGGATGTGGGGTTTGGCTGGTCCTTCGATAGAAAAGCCTTTGGCTACCAGTTGCAGATGTGCATAGATTTCGAGTGGCATACTGTATTTGAAGATGCCTATACTCTTGTGACAGATGCTGCCACGGTCGCCCCTTCTTTTTTAGTCGTCGACGGGTTTTACAAGGATCCCGATTCTGTACGCGAATTCGCCCTCCATCAGAACCTCGTCCAGCACCCTAATAATCACAAGGGAATTCGCAGTGATGCGGTCTATCGCTTTCCAGGTCTCAAGGAGCGGTTCGAAGCTCTCCTAGGTACGCCGATCCGTAACTGGGAGGGATATGGCACGAACGGCTGCTTCCAAATAAATATGGCAGGGGAACAGGCTGTCTATCACGCCGATACACAGACCTATGCGGGAGTGATTTTCCTAACGCCGAATGCTCCAGGGCAGGCGGGTACCCAGTTCTTCCGCTCGAAGGACGGAATCAGCCGACCCACACCTCTAACACATGACGCAGTATTCAAGGGGGGATTCCTTGACTCGACAAAGTTCGAAAAGCTCGATGTTGTAGGGAATGTCTATAACCGCCTCGTACTGTTTGATGCCCATATGATTCATGCGGCTGATACGTACTTTGGTAAGGTGAGAGAGGATGGGCGTCTGATTCAGCTCTTCTTCTTTGATATCTAGAGTGCTCTTTCCCAGGTCTCGTCCCCGTAATTATCTATCAGCGGCGTAAGCTGCCTTGAGAATTCTATAGAGGATTCTCGTGGCAAGAGCGAAGGAAGATTGTCTATGGCAATGAGGGAAACTTCATTCCATCGATACACGGGGGTTTCCCAGGTCGTGGCCTCCTTGTAAAAGGGAAGGGGGTTGTTCTCTTTTGCATAATCGCAGCTGATATCGACAATGACGAGTTGTTTCGATACAGTCGGTATCCATACATTTGTAAAGGATGGATCCAAGGCTATGCAGTTGATCAGGATGTCACAGGTGAGGTCAACCTCGTCGCCCCTTCTTCGAACTGTATAGTTTAGGCCAAGAGTATGTAAGATGTGCTGTGCCCCTTTTGATGATTTCCCATCGCCGACGATCACGACCCTAGGCTCAGTTGGGCGATAGAAGCTTAGAATATCGGCGTAGCTCGCCCAAGGTTTCAGGTTCGCTATATCAGGCAAGCCGTGTTCTTTATTATAGTGCTGTCGCAGTCCTAGGATTGCCCCAACAAGGCCCGCATAGTAACCGAAGGATACGAGGCGTTTTCCTTTCTCGGTCAAATACTCCATATCATAGAGGAGACTGTGGGAGTTGGCGAAGGCGTCGATAATTCGTTGCCCACCCTCTTGGCCCTTGCGGCTGTGTGAAAAAAAGAGGTGGGTGTTCCCATTCAACTGGTCAAGGTGATCCAATTCTTTGAGGCCTATGATTAGAGCCGTTGTATATGAATACCACGGCTCAGTTACAAGAGTGGCTCCAGCGTATCGGTACTGAACATCGGTGAAGCATCTGGTTTCTGATGTTTCCACGAGGCAGGTATGGCCGGCGGCGATAAGGCGTGCAACATCATCGGGTACGAGGGGTGTTCTACATTCATTCGGGCGTGTTTCGGCTCGGATGTATATGAGCATGTCCTACTAAAGACTTGTAGAAAATACTAGTCTTTGGTAACAGCGAGGCGGATTATATTATCTAAGACCAGTCAATAAGAATACCCTTTTTAAGAGACCTATTATTTGAGTCAATATCAACCCAAGTCTCTTGATAGGACACGTCGCAATCAGGAAACTTTTTCTGGAAAGCGGACACAAGGTCATCGATCGTGATTACAGGTAGTGGAGTATTTGATAACGAGTTCATTCCTGTTGCGCTAGAAGGACTTGACAAGAAGGTTTTCCCTAGTGCAGGAGGATTTGACGATACGTTTATGCGTATTGCGTGACCAGTTTGAATTAGATCATGCGGCGGCTGATACATATATGAGGTTTTCCCCATTGCTGCGGCATGTAGCAATTCATGGATAAACCGTTCAATAAGCCCATCTATATCCTGTTGTTTACGCTGTTCTGGAATGCCTTGAAGAACTGAACGGCTAAAGGTTTGAGAACTCATGTTTGATAAGAATCATCGAAACCCTTTCAAATTTTATCCAGGGCTCTACATACCTGCATGGGTAAAGCGAAGCGACTCTTGGCCTACGCCTGAAGGTGGAGGTAACGGAATACCAAGAGAAGCCAGAACCCGTCTTCTTCCAACAGTATATCTCCATCCATAGGATGACTCGGTCACTCCATAGTTCCTAAGAACGTATTCCTGGTCAGCAATCCACTGGGCTTGTTTTTTCCAAAGAGATGCTGCCTTCTTGACACTCCCTTTTGCAAGAATAGCAATAAGAAATAGTTCAGCCCAGGTCTCTGTATATACCTCCTGGTGAGCAACAGAAAGAGACGGATCATCCGTGCAGGCAGCGTGCAGAAGCTCGTGGACGAGCACACGACAGACCTCTTCTTCTCTGTATATGACGATCGTGTCTGCAACACACGTGTGCGTGTATCCACCGTTGACGTGCTCAGGGGCTATTTCCCCCTTTTTAGGAAGAAGCCGCTTTTGCGGGTGTGCAAACCAGACGACGCGCCAAGGCTTTTTCTTCACTTCGTTCGCCTTCGACTGCTTCGCTTGACCAAAGGCAACAAAAATATCCCCAAACAACTCCCACGGAATCACGGTTCCAGGGTAAACAACCGCCAAAACCTTCGCATACGGCCCCCTCTTTGTAACAAGGGTTGCCTTGCCCGACCGCAGATCTGCCAGCATCTCATCCTTTAGCTTCAGTGCATCGAACTCATCGCTCGTCTGATTGAAAATATGATTAAGATCCTCCTTGGTCGGTTGATCATCGACCCAGGGGAAGGCGTTCCTTTTTATAGGCACAAGGTTCTGTACGATTGTTTCTAATACGAAGGGTATGCCTTGAATGTCTTGAATGTCTTGAATGTCTTGAATGTCTTTAATGCCTTTAATGTCTTTAATGCCTTTAATGCCTGCTACGGTCATACCGCCTTCTTATTCTTACGTACTTTTTTCTCCTTGGCGAGCATTACCCCCATCTCAGCAAATGCCTTTGCATCAACCTCGACCTCGGGAGGTGCTAAAGCATGACGCAGTGAGCAGAGGTAATGCTCCCACAGGATCGGAATACGATACGACGGCACCGTCTGCCCCGACCCCGTGAACGGCTGGCGTATACACACATTCGCCACTGCCCGCCGCCGCTCCTCATCCATATCGATGGACTCGACTGCAAAGAGCCATTGATGAAATCCGTCCGTCCACCGTATATTTCTGTGTAACAGGGCGTATACGATCGAGCGTATACGTTTCACGTCAGAAAGCTTCGGTGCAGTCGTCAACCACTCCTTGCAAATGGCCCGTATCTCATCCTGCAAATGAATAACCGACACACTATCCGACTTCTCATGCGACATCTCCTGAATCTTCCTCAGAGAGATATCGTAGCCAGGACTCGCCACCTGGACCTCCTGACACCAGTCAGCCAAGCGGATCGGGAGAGGGTGCTCGCTCGTCATCCAAAGAACGGTGTCCTGATGATTCTCCTCCAGAAATGCCTGTAACAGGATAATCGATTCGCTGCTTAGTAAGTGTGCATGATACAAGACCAGACACCGCTGCACGTGACCATCGCTCAGTACCTGACTGCCCCGCCCCCACTTGAGAAGAATACTCTTTACATACTGCTTATCCTGCAGCGACATGCGGGAGATGTCGAAACCCCAATGTAACACCGAGAGCTCCATAGGAAAGAGGGCTTTCTCGTCCTCGTCGTCGCCGTCATCCGCCGCCGTACTCGTCAGTTGAATATCCTTTTGCAGAGGAGCATTCCATGCCTGATTACGTACGACATAGAACTGTCCAATGGATTTTGCCCAGGTGTTCAACTCCTTCTGCAACAGGTCTCGCTTGCCTGAGCCAGGAGGCCCCCTCCAGCACATCGACTTTGTCTTGTACATAGCTATAGAGTCTAGGACTGAATGCTTTAGGGCTAAACGGAAGGCTGCGAGAACAGGTAGGATGGAATGGCAACTCCCCGTGCAAAAGCTCGAGGTGGGAAATATCTATATAGCTTCGCCCTGGTTACGCGAGTCAAAATATGATGCTAAATACAAGCCAATCTCGTCGCTTTCGTATATTGGAGCACAATTCCGCATGCCTTCGGTATCGATTCTTTTTCCGCCCCTGCCGGTTGTTGAATACACTGCGTCGACGGGGAGACTTGTCATCGACATGTCAGAGACGAGTCTGGCCTGCATTAAGTTTTCGGCCTTCCAGGAGACAATCCTGCAGTCGATTCTATGTCATCAGGCCGCCTGGTTCGGCTCCGAGTATAGCATTGAAGAGATACGGTCTAAATATATTCCTATATATAAAGACAATTTCTTAATCCTCCATTGCCCTATGACGTATCAGGGAGCTCGCGGACCCCCGATTTATGCAAATGGCAAGTGGACCTATTCGGAGCACGATGCCCACCTGAAACCGGGTGCAAGGGTGCGGATTGCCGTGAAGCTGCACGGCATTTCATATCTCTATAGCAATGCACCCCCGCCGATTAATTTACTGGCGGAAGTCCCTGAGGGGAGACAGGTCGCGGCAACATGGAGCGGAAAGTCCAGAGTTCAGCACAAGATTATGGGGATTATAGTGCAGGGCTGATGTCTTCAGTCTAATGTCTTCAGTCTAATGTCTTCAGTCTAATGTCTTCAGCCTTCGATCTAAGTCCCCGCATACTTCATCCGTAGTAAAATAAATGATATAGTGCAGGTCGAAAAGAGAATACTGACCGTACCCAGAATAATCATAAATGTCTCTATGTACTCAGGATCAATTGTCTGCGAGAATGTGCCAAGCATGATTAAAAATCCGACGAACACCGGCAAATATAACTGTACTGCGTAGTCTTGAAAAGGGTACGGAGTACCACTCACCTTCGCGTAGAATCCCAGGATCGGTGGAATCGTGCAAAGAGAGATGCCAATCACCGAAGCAATCTGGTAGGCCCACGTATAGCCAACACTGTCTTGTGAAACATAGATTCCAATAAGCAGCGAAATATATATAATAATGAATATAGCCATTGCTACAGATACAACAGTCGGCGTTGCCACTGAATCCATACTCTATTTAGGCATAGGATGTTTTAATACGTACTGTGGATAAATGCAGAGCAAAGGCCGCCATAATATATGCAACACATATGAAAATAAAGATGCACTGCTTTCTTGTTCCCACGGGCAGACTTGAAAATCCTTGAATGAAAAATATGCTAAAGAGGAGTGCATATAGGCAGTATGCAATCAGATAGCCATATATATCCTTCCAAATAGCCGTTTGCCCGGACATTGCATTTTTAACAGCTGCAATAGAACACCCCGAAGAAATAATGAGTGATACTGCAACAATTGTCTTCAAAGAGTCAATCATACTACTGGGAAAGTCTAAAATTAAGTCACTTAAACTATGGTCATGTTGAGCTGATTTAGAATAAGTGCGGTGTGGACAATTAGAAGAGTTGTTATAGCAAGCACGACTAAATATGCGTTAAAGTGGGGGCTTGTATTGAAACAAATATAAAAACTTAGGAGGGCTACCATCGACGTTATCACCGTCCCTCCCCACCATCCCACTTTTACACTTCCCGAATATACGGTATTTAGGTTTACATTCATAAGTAGCATACCGAAACTGAGTCCGAATGCTGTTGCACTTAGAAGAGTTAGGGCCAGTGGATTTGTTACAAGGGTCAGTACATCCATTTTCTATACTAGCAGAAGAACAGAATGAAAGGATATCATATGTACTTTATTCTTCTGAAGGTCCTCGTCGTAATCCAAACAATTCTTATTATTTTCAAGCTTGAAAAGGCAAATCACTTGACATATGTTATAAGTGATACGATGTTCAAGCTCTCGATCGGTGCATTTATAATATACTTTTTCCTTACCACAACTATACCGGGTACGGAATTTCATGATATGATTGTATTGTACTATGCGGGTGTACTACTTATATTTGATGCCGTATATACAGGTGTTCCGGAAATTCTTAAACATGTAGGTATTAATCCGCCTTCGTGGATGGCGGTGCTGAACTAGCCTGAATTACAGCACGCTCATTTGCTGTATGAAAGGCAAAAAAACCAAGTAAGATTGCTATAATTTTTATATTGATCATAGTTGGTATGTAAGTGGGCGATAGAGGGTCAAGGGTGTTTTTTGCGGTATTACCCATCTACAGTGGATTTTTATAAAGTTTATATGGTGTTTTGGTGATACTTTTTACTATGGGCGATAGATAGAATGGTTCGGACCACTCGTCGTCGTACACGATGGCCTAATCCGGGACCGTATCAATGTCATCCGAAGATAAAGGGATCTTGCATACCTGCGGATGATCTTAAGAAGGCTATGGCACTCACGGGGACCACGACGGTAGCTGGCATGGCACACAAGCTTGGAGTAGATCCGAAGAATCAACGCTCTTTTCTGAATGCCCTCCCTCTCCCCCAGAAGCGGAAAGATGTGCTGGGAACCTACCTGCGGCCAGCCTATCCTGAGAAATGGAAGGCGAATCCGAAGGAATGGCTCGACAGCAATGACATCAAGAATGTCATGAAGCAGTACGAAGAGGCCTATCCTGAATTTGTCTTTCTCGGCCCCTACCCGATCGATTTTGCTGCTCCCGACCCTTATACTCATGAGAAGAAGTGTCTCGTTGATGAGATGTGCAAGTTAAATTTGGACAAGGAAGAAGTAAAAGGGAAGAAGAGTATTGGCATCATATTCAATCTGGATCGTCATGACAGCGACGGATCTCACTGGGTTGCGGCATATATCGACATTGTAAACAATAAGTGCTACTATTGTGATTCGTATGGAATGAGGCCGCCGAATCAGATCTATCGCTTCATGCAATGGCTCACGATTCAAGAACCGACAATGGAACTTGCTCGCAACGGGGCTCGCTTTCAGAGATCCAAGTCGGAATGCGGGATGTTCTGTATGTACTTCCTTGCCACCATGCTAATGGGAGGATCGTTCGCACCCTTTTGCAAGGGACGGCCCCCTGATGCCCTCATGTTTAAAATGAGAAAGTGGATGTATTCGACGTAGGGGATTGAATTTATCCCAACAAATGCGTCAAAATAAGTCCATCTATCCACGGAAATGTAGATAGATGCTCTTCGCCGAGGCGTTTGCTGCTGTAACAGGTGGTATTTCTGCCAAATTATACGACGATGCGATCGACAGCAAGCTCGCAGTATCAGAGACATGGAAAGAATCGCTGAAGGGAATACAGTGGATCTCTCTCGCCCTCTTGTCGATTACAGACTTTAACTTCACCGCTGTCATGTACCTCATGAATATGTCAGCATACATGGGTGATGCGGAAGCATACACTACACCCTATGAAGGTGCCCTTCTGTGTGTCTACCCGATCTTCTTATTGCTGAGTATGCATACCATGGTGCCCCTATCTGGCATCGATGGGCTGCTATCGATATTCCTCCTAGTAATTCTCTTCACCGAACCCTTTCTCGTAAATAAGGATGTCTCAGGTATGAAATTCTTCTGCAGAGTGGGCTCGGCTTTCTTTTCTTGGATGCTCTTACTCTTTGCCATGGATAATGGCGTATCAGAGTCGCTAATTAAAATGTTCATCTATTCGGCAACGTATCTGACCGTGTCCTCCGTCTTTCAATTGCATAGTATGTGTAACAGGATTGAGGCGGGCGGACTCGACGCAGAAGTACTATCGATTGTTCATGATCTGCTCGATTCAATGCTCCGAGTGAAGCATATATTTATATAGATGGAGGGGATGGATATCTTTGTATAAGCTACGTACTAACGGCCTAAATTTCTGTTGAGTCCCCTTTATAGAATGTCATCCCCCTTTTTTACTAAAGATAATGAGGGCGTTTTACAACGGGTTCTCTACAACGATATATGCCGCCGATATGGTGATACACTTACGGAGAAGCAGGCATCACGCCTTATGAAGACAGTGAGCTATTACATGGGAGAAGTGCACCGTGTACACGGTGACAAGCCCGTTAATTTTCTTAACAAGGAAGTGCTCACCGTCGTGCTGCCTGACTATGTGGCCTACCTCGAGCGTAGCGAGAGAGCCCCTCGCTCCGCAGTCTCCGATATCGAGGTGGGGCCTGAGCCTTCAACACAGGTAGGTGAAGTACGCCAGATCGAGGACATCGACAATGCTTTTACAGCACTTCAGGCACGCCGCCAGGAAACGAAGGCCAAGCCGCAGATGCAGGATTTCCGCATCTCCCTTTCGGAGGAACCCCCTCTATCGATGGAGCTCTTCGAGAGGATGAAAAAGGAGAGGGAGGAGGCCGCCTTAGCCGCTGCATCTGCATCTGCCCTTGCACTGAGCACAGGCTCGCAGCCAGTCCCTACCCAGAATAACCTCGGCTTCGTGGAAGCATCCGATACCTTCTTGCAGGGATCCCGCAAGGCCAAGGAGGACGCCGAGATCATGTTTGCCGAGCAGGAGCGGAAGAAGCTCGAGCAGCGTGCAAACATCGCCCTCCCTGTCCCCCCTGACATGAGATCCCTGTACACGACCCCGAATACAGCAGCCGGCAATCCTACCACCACCCCTTCGGATCGGCGTGACACGCTGGCAAATCTGCCCCAGGCCATCCTCACGAGAGAGCCCGATGTACTTTCTTACAGAGAGACCGAGACCAATCTATTCCTGTACAGCGGTGACAGGGACTGGACGGCGAATAGCACGGAGTCTCGGTACAATTTCACGACAATCTTTGACCCGGCAGGACTCCGTGGAAATCAGTCGTTCCAGACAACCACGGTCCCTACTCGCTTTCGTAACATTATTCGTATCGAGTTCATAAAGGCCATCATCCCTGGCGAGTCCTTCGATCCTCTCGTAGTAAAGACAGGTGCCGCCGCGTATCAGGCGAACACGAGTATCAATGCCCTCTCCTTCCCCTACATCCAGGTCAGAATTCCTGAGCTCGAGACCAACAGCTACGGAACGAACCAGGCCATCACATCGTCCTTCGCCCTCCTGCAGTATGACGCAAACTGGATCAACGACTCGAGCCTCGGCACCCAGCGTGGCTATTTCGCTATGATCCCCAAGTTCATGAAGTGTCAAAAGGTGTACACGACGCCCCTGTCGACCCTGCAGAGACTCAGCATCCAGCTGCAACGTCCCGATGGCAGCATTCTCAGCAGTGCCCCAGACACCCTCGACATCCAGAATATATATCCGACGATTGCTCTGAACTCTACAGTATTTGGTCCATCGATTGCCGGCACCGTGTACGCCCAGGACCCCGCCGTCGATGTCAGCGGCTCTGCTTATTACTGGGTACAGACGGCCAAGTATTTCAATGTTGCCTCGTTTGCGACCGGCGATCGTGTCTCACTCAAGAACATTGCCTGGTCGTCGTGGTCACCGATAAGCCCTGTCGGTACACAGCTAGCACAGCTAACCTCGATTGTCAGTTTCCTCCAACGTGCCGCTGGTCACATCGTGGTTGCCGTGGGAACTGTAACAGGTACAGGGATGGCTGCCGTATTCAGTGATAGCAATACCCAGGGATACGTGAACGCCTTTCTAGTGAGAGGCGACTTCCCTGATCCGAGCACGGGTGTCTTTACTGCACAAGCTCCTGGAGGCGTGGCCGACAGTGCAATATCGGCGGCTGGCTCTTCTGCAAACTACCTCATTAACAATCCGGTCACGTCCGGTCGTGTGTTGAACCAGAGCCACCAGGTACACATTGCCATGCGAGTGATTACCCGCGACATTGATTCGACGGGAATTCTGCGATCTGATAACTTGTAGATAGTCTAAGATCATCATAACATACTAAAATTAAGTGCGTCGCTGACACCTTGCACATAATTTTAGTATTTCACAATAGAATGGGCAATGCTCTGAATGTACAAATATCTGGCCCATCTTCTCTAACTCCAGGACAGTATTTCGAGGCGAAAGCGACAGGTAACTGGACAAATGCATCAGGGGCTGTATGGGCACTCAATGGGGTACCGAATGTTGGGTGCAGAAATCCTGGCTGTGGATTCTATGCTCCATCCTCTGGGAATGCAAGTATAACCTATGAGGTACAAGGCTCAAAGGGAGTCCTAGATATTCCGGTTGTAAGTGGGGTAACACTCAGTGGCCCACCATCTGTAACTCCAGGGCAGGTTTTCGAGGTGAAAGCAATGGGCAACTGGAAAAATGCAGCAGGGGCTGTATGGACAATGAATGGAGTAGCGAATGTGGGTTGTAGAAATCCTGGCTGTGGATTTATAGCGCCCAACTCTGGAACTGCCAATATAACCTATACCGTCGAGGGCCAGGTTGGCAGATTAAATATTCCGGTCATAGGGGCTCCCGCTCCCGCTCCCGCTGCTCCGCGACCGGGCCCAATCACGCTAACTGGTCCATATACAGAATCCGGAAATGGCCTAACATCATCCGTAAAAGTTGGGGAGTCTTTCGCGGTGAAAGCAGATGGAAACTGGACGAGTGGAGTAGGTGCTGTATGGGCAATGAATGGAGTAAGAAATGCGGGATGCGGAAATCCTGCCTGTGGGTTTGTAGCTCCCAGGACACCTGGAACTATAAATATAACCTATACGGTGGAAGGTGCTGTTGGATCCTTAACGATTCCGGTCATTGACCCGAATCCTATGCCGGCAAATATGCCTCGCTATAGCGGTGCATGTTACAATTTAAATGAATTCAAGCCATATGATAATTCTGTCCGCTACATCCCAGGCATACCTGTACAAAGATCCGACGGTACACTGTGGGTATCGAAAAATATAAACGGCGCTGCAGGTTATGCACCCACGCTTGATAACAGCATTTTTGTCCCCTATGATGCCAAGACCTGCGGTCAAGACGCACCGCCCCTGCCACCCCCGCCGCCGCCGCCCCCGCCTCCTGCGTTCACACAGTCACTCTATGCAAATATCCAGCCACCTCCTGGATGCAGCGAGGGTCGATATGATTCACCTGCATATGGTGCAATCCGTCTCTATACACCAGCAGAATGTACGGCTAAAAATGGCGTGTGGTCTGTAAACGGTGAGTGTGTAAAAAAGACAGGGGGGTCCTATTCGTGGGATTGCCGTAACCAAAATAATCCTCCTGCCCCCGCTGCCACGACAACTGCCATGGTGCAAGCCGCCCAAGCCGCCGCTGTTGCTGCACCCCCCAAGCTTCCTCCTCCTCCCGTCACATGCCCTACGATAAGTGGCACAACGGTATACCAACACTGCGATGCAGCAGGTTGGGCACAGCCTTTAGCCGCACCTGGCACATATAACTGGGGCACGGACTACCCCATGGATGCTAGTTTTATAAATGTACCCGCTGGAGTAACCGCAGTTCTAGTCCAAAATGGGAATACGAATAACCAAGGTGTTACAATCAGGGGGCCAGGCAGCCAGAATTTTTGTGCTATAGGTGGATACAATGATAATACATGGAAAATCATTCTAACGACCGACTGCAGCATACCTGCAGCCCCGCCAGCTATATGCCCCTTCTACGAAACAGGCCCCGCGGTGTCAAAGGCAGTTGCGGTTACGCCCGTCGGTCCTGACTCGCTCTGGGCTCGCAATGGTGAATGGTGCAGGGTAAATACGAATGCTCCGCCTAGGTCTACGGGTGCACAGTGGATCTGGTGGCAACCTGGTGGAGGGTGGAATGGGACTTCCGCAGATAGCGACCCCGTGCACATCTTCAGCAAGACCTTCAACAATCCTGGAGCCCCCTACAAAACAACCGTATATGGAGCCTTTGATGATTATGGAACACTGTATTTCCCCGGAAATCAAGCCGTCACCCTTGATACACAAGCCACGTGTGCCTTGCTTGCCCAGCCCGTGAACGTGCCTTCAGGGTCCTTTAAGGTGATTGTCAATAACCGTAATAGCGGTGGACCGGCCGGCTTCTGGCTGTACTTCCAGGATTCAACCGGTGCCTATAATGTTACAGACGCTACGTGGGACTACAATGGCACCACGCCGGTAAAAGAAACTACATGTGCAAATCCTCCTCCCGTAATTCAAGCTCTTCCCATCCCTGGGCCTGCCTGCACAAACAACATCTGTAACTCCTTTCAAATACAGAACACGGTGAATGCAGCCGGCTCCTCTCCCTCCTGGATAACCCTTGTAGGGCCCTCGTGCGTCCTTACTGGTAAGAAGTTTGACGTACAAGCACTGGGCAACTGGATCAATGGTACAGGGGCAAGCTGGGCCATGAATGGCCAAGTAAATGGAGGATGCAAGGGTCCAGGATGTTCCTTCAATGCCCCTAACGAGCAGGGGACTGTGAATATCACCTACACCTTGAACGGTGTTGTTGGCACCCTCTCCATCCAAGTGATTGACCCCAATATGTGCGCCGCCCCCGCCCCCTCGAACCAAGGCACACCCGCCTATACACCGGCTACCATTCCGCTGAGCGTAATGCAAGGCATGTTTACAAGTGCTGGTTGCAATCCTGCCAAACTTACGGAAGCTGATATGACAGTGAAATACTGGCGTAGTCTACCGAGTATAGCGGCCATTCAAAACGACATGAATGCGTACGGAGCAGGACTTGCGAATGGAACAGCCACCTACGACCAAGCTGAGTTCTGCCAACCCTCAGCCGCTTCTGCCGGCTGTGCATGCAACCCTATCAATATAAAAAATACCGCCAAGGGCAAAGGTTCCAACCCCTCCTACATAACCCTGGAAGGACCCTCGTGTGTTGGTGTCGGCGGATCTTTCACTGTCAGTGCAACAGGGGATTGGGTAACGGCATCCGGTGGTACGTGGTCACTTGACGGGGTGGCAGGGACTTGTACCGGTACCAGCTGCAGATTTACGGCTCCTTCGTCACGTGGCGATATAATTGTATCGTATACTCTCAATGGGGTCAACTGTATTCTGGCAGTCCAGGTCATTGACCCTACGAACTGTTCTCCGTTAATTCCCACGAACTCGAGCTGGGTGCCGTCATCAAGCCTGTTCAATCTCGGTACCTTTACCGGCGGGCCGAGTTCAACGATTGTAAACTCAGAGAAGGTCGCTGTCGTTGCTGCTTCTCTAGGACTAACGAGCTATACGTCTCTGCCCAAAAATATGGCAGCGGTGGGGGCCGCTGCCTTGAACTTTGCGACCCCTGTCAACGGAACCCTGAATGTCACAAATATAAACACGGCTGCCTTTGATAATGCAGCTACTCAGTGTGCTAAGCTAACCTTTTCCGATTTACAGGAGCTAAATAGAGATGTCACTTCGACAGATACATCCTGTGGCTGGATTCAATTTGGCAAAACTGGGTCAGGCGTGGCGATTTTAGGAACCAATTCGCAACCAATTGGACCTATGCCTGCGAATATTCCTGCAGGGTCCAAGTACTTCTCGCCTCTTCTTACCAGCTCATCGAAGAGTATTTCGGATAACTGGCCGGCGGCTATAACCTGCTCTGGATCTGGTAATCAGACAAAATGTATTGCTGAGGGGTTTATGGGATCAAAAGCAGCCCCTAAAAGAGAAGGCTTCGAGGCCATGGGGAAATATGCCAGCGTCGATACGCAATTTGCGACCCCCTTTCTAAATCAGACGCCTATGCTCTCCTCTACACCGATCTCTCGTGATCGGTTCATGCAGGTCGATGGGAATGCTGGAACGATGGCTGCCACACTTTACCAGGAATCCCAGAAGGGAATGAGTAATCCTGGACTTGGCACCAAGTCGTCGTATGCTATCTTCGATAAGAAGACGGACAATGTAACAGGGATGGATAATCGGGCTTGGGAGACGTCGTTTCAGTCGTTCCAGCCTGTGGGCAATGACGTATTTCCGAGACAGAGTCGTGATATCCCAGTTGTATACGGGAGCGTGGAGAAGTACGACTTCTGTTCCGAAATGAATGACCAGACGATCATAAGCGAGGACACTATTGGGTGCCTGCAGAGGGATTGGATCCGCAAGGGCGGGGCACCTACGGATGCTAGATATCCCACGACGGCCCTGCTTGGGATGTGCTATGGGAAGATCAAGAGTGCTCTGACCGAGGGATTCCGTATGAGGCGGTAAATAGTACGGTTTGCTTATGGTTTGCTTATAGTTTTAAATATACATATTACATATGCTTTGCAGTGTAATATGTATAGGGGGTTAGCTTATATAGTCCGCAAAGCTCGTTACATAGTCCATGTGAGACCAACCTTCGAGATACTTCCATCCTTCTTTGCACCCGTTCTGCCAACGATCGTAGAGGATGCGTCAGGGGCCTTGCGGTGGAAGGAATCGTCCCAGCGATACAGGATATAAGAAAGAGCGGGGACGCGGCCGTCCTCAGGGTAGGCATATACTTCCATGCCATCCTTCTTGAAACGGATTCCTTGGACGGTAGAGATCTTCTTTTGCTGCGCAGGCGACGCAACGCTAGAGGCAGACGCATCTCCTGCATCTGCTTCTGCATCTACCTCTTCTTCTGCTGAATACTTCTCCACTCTTTGCACTACCCCTTCCTCCCCCTCAGGATATTCTTCTTGTGTTAAAATGATATCCTGTTTCAACAGAGGGTGAAATGCATATTCCTTGAATCCCCCCTCCAAGTTGATGCAGCCCAGGCCATCATCCTCATTCTCATACAAGTTAATCTTGCAGTCAACGGAGCTCTGCTTCATCAGGTTCTGAATCGACTGCAGAACACTCTTCTTCCTCTGACTCAGAGTGTATAAATACTCATCCGATGTGGGAACATAGTCCTTCACACCCTCAGGAACCGCGTATCCCATAGCCATCGCCTCCTTGGCAGGGTATCCATCGCCCATGAGCGTCTCAGGAATCGGTACAAAGTCCGATCCCGTTTTCCTCAAGGCATCGACGTGGAAGACTGAGCAATAGGTAAACACCTCTACTGTACGCTCATTCAGCTCAGGATCAGGGTTGTACTGGAGATCGACGTGCGAGCAAATACGCACGGCGCGACCCTTCACCTGGTCCGTGCGAACGTGGTTCCAATAGGGCTCCATGATATGAACACGACGCACGTTACGAAGCGACAACCCCTCGGCACCGGCACTCGTAATACAGAAGACAGAGCACAGCTCACCCTTCAGATTGCCCGTGAAGCCGGCCTTCTCCAGCACAGCCGATAGCTCAGGAGGCAGCTCTTTGAAGCGGGTCCCCTCATCCTTCGCAGGATCGTACTTTGCATTAAAGACACGAAGAGCCATAGTACGCTTCTCACGGCTCTCACCACCTGTGAAAGAAAGAAATCTCTTGATTGTGGTGGGATCCTTCGAGTCGGTACGCTCAGTAAGACTCTTAATAGTCTCAGGGGAGAACGATTTGCCGTCGAGAGAGATCTCTAACGGCTCGAAGCCGTGCACCTTTAACACTTCCAGGAAGATACCAATGCCTTCCATCTCCAGGAACTGGCTGTACACAAGGTTGCTGCCAGGAGAGTCGAGGATACGCTTCAACATCTCGGCATACTTCGGGCTGTGGTAGCTGAGGCCGAGAGGGTTGGGGGAGCCATCACGCTTATATAGAGAAAGAGCATCCTTGGCCAGCAGACGAAGGCATCGCTTCGACTCGCGGATAGCATCTGAGTAAGTTCCGCCAGGGACAGAGCCGGCAGAGCAATCCTTCTTAAACTTTTCACGTTCCTGTAAAAGGGAGCTCATGGGGACGGGCTTTTGCACAGGAGCAGGAGCCGTCGCGGAACTAGCTGCTGCCTGATCCAAGATAAGAATCTCTTCTTTTTCTCCTGCATCTGCATCTGCATCCTCCTTATCAACCGCCTCCTCCTCTTTCTCCACCTCTCCCATGGCACGATCATCCTCCTCCGTAACCATATCCTCCCTCTCAATCGGTATATCCTTGGCAGAGTCAATCTCCAGCTCCACCGCCTCCAAGGCCTGCTCCCTCGTCGGCCGCGGCCTACGCACATTCTTCGGAAAAGCGAACGTCCCCACCTGACGGCTGTACATACGATAACTCGGCGAGGTTGAAGAAGCGGCGAGCCCATACAACTCCGCCCACAAGCCCCCCATCTTCCCCTGCATACCACTGTCATCCCCCTTCTTTTTGCTAGCATTCAGCTCCTCCACCCGCACCGAGCAGTACTGTGCATGTACATACGGAGAGAACGGCACCCGCACAAGCTCGTCCTTAATCACTAGCGGCATCAACTCCTTCTTACTTCCTCTGTAATAGGAGATCAGACCCTGGATACGTTTACGGATGACGAGCTTATTTAAGATACGCGATTCATCCTTTGCATCTAAGAAGAACTTGCGGAACTCGTCGCCAATGGGCGGTAGGATCGGCTCCGAGTGAAAGCTCGGCGTGGCCGTCGTGAATCCCATTCTCTCCAGCTCGGCCTGGACCAATGCGACCAAGGCATCAAAGCTCGGCTGGGAGTCAACACGGGCAACCCCCTTCTCTGTCTTCTTCATACCCTCAGGAACCATTGTAAAAAAGACCTTTGTGTTCTTTCCATCCCGCTTCACTTCGACGAAATCGACGAACTCGTTCTCCTCTAAGAAGGTACGGATCGACTTCATCTGCGGATCGGAAACCGGCGATAAGATATACAGCGAGCTCGTGTGGATATAGCCACCGAGAAGATTTGTTAAAATGGCCACTTCCTCGGGGAAGTTGATCAGCGGTGTACCTGACAGTCCAAGAATCTTTGAGTTCTTAGCACCCAGTAACAGGCGGTACAGCATGTAACCACGCTTGTAGTTCTTGCTCGGATCATCGCACAGGCTCGGCTTCCATCTCGTATGTGTAACGGGCTCGACCTGGACCTTTCTCCGCTTCTGGAACATGCTCGGTAGGTTCGACAGATAGGGCTCAATGGTCCCCTGCATAAGACGGGTCAGGTTGTGCACCTCGTCGACGACGATGACGGCATTGTCAAAAATATCCGGCTGATCGCAGGCCATCCGCTTCAGCTCCTTGGCACTGATACCGTTGTAATTAATGAATGTAATACGGGACTGGATCTGGACCTGAATCTGCTTCTGGATCTGCTCCTTGTCGTCGCCTGACAAGGATGCCAGATTTGACGGCACATCGAACTCAGGGATCCAAATGGTCTTTGCCGTACGAAGATACGAGTCAGGGAGGCCGAGCACCTCCGATGCAAAGGCCTTGATCACTTCCCAGTCAGGGCGGCCCGCGTCGAACTTCTCCCAGTGATTCTCCATACGAAAATGACGAAAGCCGCAGAAGCTCACTTCACGGATGAAGTTGTCACGGAGAGAGAAGGGTGTCATAACGATAATTCTCTTCTTATCGACGGCATACATGGCCTCGGCAGCAGCGATAGCCGAGCACGTTTTCCCGGAGCCGAGGCCGTGATAGACAAGGAGGCCACGGTAAGGACTCGCTTGCCGCATGTATTCGCGGACGAACTTTTGGTATTCGTACATTTCGACGGCTGACTGCTGTCCTGCTGCAATCTTATCACAGGCGTTGTAATCGATGGATGATTCAGGAATACGTTTGGCCTCAAAGCGAGAATACATTTCGTAGATATCATCTTGAAAAGAAAGGCGTGTCCGCAAAGGGAACACGTCCTGCTTCTTCTCGCGATAAGGGTTCTCGGACTCAATGGCACGAATATCGGCGGCCGACTTAGACAGAAAGTCGTTGTCTACCTTTAGCTGCGGTGTCGATCGGACTTTTACTTGTTTCTCTATTTCCTTGGGAACAAGACCGGCCTCTATGACAACAGGAACATCGGGCTCTGGTGATACAAGGCTGGTGAGATCATCAGGCTTGACCTGTTCATTGACCTTTTTTACCGTCTCCGAGGCCCGACGAATTTGCACCTTCGTCGCCGTCGGCATACGAAAAGAAGGTATCTTCCTTTCAGACATTCTATGTTTGCATTATATTCTTAAAGGGATGGTAATCCCGGGACTTATCCGTCCTCTAACTTATCCGTCCTCTAGCCCGACCCCTCCAAGACAAGAAGAGCAAGACGAGATGCTTCCTGCTCGGCCACCTTCTTGTTCCTTGCCGTAGACGTCGCCAACACCTTCGCGTCATTCATTGGATCAATAACACCCATAGTAAAGATCCTATCATGGGGCGGACCCTTTACACTGACCTCCTTGTATCTAGGAGGCTGATGGTACTTTGACTGACAGAGTCTGAGGAGCTGATCCTTATAGTTAATATCATCGGTAATCAGGTCCACGAAGTTAATATGCTTCTCAATCAACGTGATCAAGAACTTCTGCACGTACGTAAAGGCTAGGCCGGGATTTTCCTCTGTTTCAAAGTTCTTATACAGGGCGTGCACCCATGCCTCTAGAAGACTTCCGAGAAGACGAAGGTTGCCTCGCCCTCCCTGACACACCTCCTCGACGTGTCGACTAACAATAATCCACGGCTCGAGTCCCATCTTCTTTGCGAGAAGGCCCAGCATGTTATTATTGACAATTCGTGTACGTATACGTGTAAGGAAGCCCTCGCCCCTTCCGGCATATCGCTCGTACAAATACATGGCCACGACACAGCCTAGTAAGCTATCGCCGGCAAACTCACACTCCTCATTGTCAGCATCCTGCAGCGGCAAACAATCGGGCGGCCGCTCAACCAACTTTTGCTCCTCCTTATTTTCCACCGCAGACCACTCTTCCGATCTGTCTACATAAGATTTATGTACACATGCACGACGGAATAAATCAGGCTTTGGAGGTAAAATCGTCACTCCATAGGTTTTGAGAATGTTACAGATGGTGGCGTCATCAATGCACTTGTTCTTAGGATTCCAAGGGTTGAATACTTTCAACGCAGATTCCATCTAGAAACAAACAGGACTTGAATTAGATGTCGGACTCTACGTCAACTTTATTAGACGAACCGACACTTCAAAAGAAATTAAAGTCCCATGTCTTCAACTTCGGACTTACTCCGAAGAAGAAGCTGAAGCTTCTGCGAAAGCGACTCCCTTTTACACCTCCCGTGATTGACCTCAAGGGGATATCGCATGTGATATCAATCTTTGGGGCGGAGAACTTCAATTTCGACGTGTGTAGTAAGCTCACAGCGCCCACGTATTCTGCTGGAGAGAAGCTCAGCTCAGAACTCTGCATTGATCCGAAAAAGAATGTCTCCTATGCCGACCCAGACCTTAAAAAGATATCGGGCCATTTCGGCAAGAATATAGTGCCGACCGAGCAATTCATGCCGTCGTACGAGTATAAGACTCGTAAGGAGTTCGAGAAGTTGTATCTCGATGGACTGCGAAAGGATGAGAAGAAGGTTATGGTAAAACTGTTTATTCTCATTTTCACTGAAGATCTGCTGTCAAATGCTATGGAAAAGGGGTCGTACTTCATGGATGATGAGTTCGATAACTTCGAGCGTCTCCTCTTTACAAAGCTCAGCCCATTTGATAAGGTGCCGTGCAAGAATACTGTACTGTGGGAGCTCTTTCGTAGATGCATTGATAACCGGATTAATGGATTAAAAGGGGAGTTCTTCCGTCTGAGAAAGATCCTGCCGCACGAGAACCAGGAAGTCAGGATGAAGCTTTATCTTCGGTCACAGCTCCTTCGCCTGCGGGTGGTGTTAGATGAGAAGGGTAGGGCCTGTATTAATTACACGGGGAACCGTCCCTTCATTGAGATGAAGGCATCAGATGCGGCGATCCTTGATTTAATTCGCAGGACGGTGAAGGACTTCTTTAAGAAGCAAGTTCCGGAAGGGCAGGGCGAGGATGCCCTGGAGACTCTGCTGGAAGAGATCAAGAAGCTGCCGCAGGCAAAGATTACCGAGGAGCCGTCGTCCATTTATACCGATATGCTCTCTGTAGTCCAGGTGACTCTGCAAAAGATGAAGAGTGTGGATGCGGGGCTCGATGCTGTTATTGCACGGGAGAAGGTGCGACAGGATAGGCTAGGGGTGATCGATAGTGATCTCGACCAGGTGCGGGCACGAGAATGGGATAGAAGAGATAAACTGGAGACGATCGGTGACGAGCTGGGGCTGCTAGGCGATATTGATGCGGTGAGAAAGAAGAGGCTGGAAGTTATTGACACGGAACTTGGAATGGTGGGTGAGATTGAGAAGGGCAGGAAGAAGAGCCTCGAGGATATTGATGGGGATTTGGATGTAGTGTCGCAGATGCCTATGCAGATGCAAATGCAAATGCAGAAAGGTGGTGGGGAACCATTCAAGCGTTTCAATCGGCTCCATGATGCTTTGAAGCCGAATGCCTCAAATGCCTCAAATGCCTCAAATGCCTCTAATGCCTCAAATGCCTCAAATGCCCCCGAGAAGCCAGAGGATGCAGATGCAGACGATGAGAAGACAGATGATGCGGAAGAAGAATACGAGCGAGTGTATACGACTGCCATGAGTCACTTAGATGAGATAAAGCCGAAGGATCTTCGCACAGAAGTCCTCGAGTCCGTCTGCGAGATACTCGGCGGAACCGATCTCGAGACATCCATTGAGATGGCCGTGACTCGCAAGGGCTTCTCTGTCTCAGCCACAATGAGTCGTCTTGAGGATATCGACCCCAAGGCGAAATCCTTCTTACGCTGCGTGGAAACACTTCTGGAAATCAAGGAGCGACAAATGAAGGCATACGAAGTGCCCGCGGCCAAGCCTGGACTCGAACGCTATTCGGCGACTGCTATACCCCTTCCGTCGGTTGATGAAGTCAAGCATATGAAAAAGGAGGATCTGAAGGCATTTGAGAAGAAGATGCGGCATGTATACCCCTATACAGATTCCCTGCTTGAAGATATTCATATCATTCGCAAATCACCCTCTCCGTGCTGCCTCTTCTATTCTGCAATGCTGCTCAAGGGACAGCGGAAGGCGTGCAGGGAGATTGCTGAGATGCCTGGTGCAAAAGGGATTCTGGAGGAGGTGCTCACGAAGGTTGCTTCTGTCTCTGGAGAGGTAGAAGGCCTAACCTACAAACAAATCGAGCTACCCCCAGGCTTCGCTGCTATCGCCGAGGCCGCCCGTGCCCTCGACTTCGAGTTCACCCTCCCTATAACAATCCACGAGGCGAGCCCGCCCGAATTCACAGATATTCTGGGTGAAAAGCCGTTCCTTCTGATCGGTGAAGGATCTACTCTGCACGGTATACGGGATATGGAAATCGATGTAACAGGTGAGTTGCCGAAGATACGGAAGAACGAGATCCCTGTTGGTGTACTCATGTTTCTTTATCTCTGTATAAAGTGTGATGGCCATATAGATGACTGATAAGACGAATAAGGGTTCTGCTAGCTTCGCACAGACTTCTGGGTCGTCTGTAAACGTAGCCCTCAAAGCAAAATATGCAGCCTATACTGCCCTAGTCTTCTTCCTGGTCGCTAACCCTGAAACCTATAAACTCTTCCAGCGTACCTTCGGACGTTGGGTGACGATCGCAGACGGTGGCTGCCCAACCCCCGAAGGCTTCTTCCTTCACACCGCCCTCTTTTTCTTCCTCCTCTGGGCACTCATGATGTTTCCACGAGATATATAAAGCTTTCAGTCCTAGA